ATATTTGCCAATCGCGAATGTGCGCCAGGATATCATCAAATAGATCCACACCGCCGTAACGCACACGGCTGAGATTAGTATTATATCTAGCATAAACACGTGGTCCATCTCCTAGTTCAACAATTCTTTTCATGTGGCGCCAATGCTGTTCGTACATTAGCGGCTCTCCGCCCACCCAGTAGATTTCTTCTACACGATGTTGTTCAACGGCGGCAGCAAATTCGGCTTCAATTTGACTATCCTGAAATTGGGAGATGCTGTCACGTATACTGTCTCGCATCCAATTGTTTTTAGGATCAGCCCAGTTGACCATGTTGTTCTGTTTTTGTTCACTCTCCCAGGCACTTGAAAGCATATCTCCGCAGGTTCTGCATTTGAAGTTACATAAGTTTGAGAACCTATAATCCCATGAAACAGGTTCCATAGTCGTAGTGCCATCGGGCTGTGTGTTAGCGTATACTTCTGGCAGTTTGTGCTGAAATAAATGATCGAAGTAGGTGCGGTAAACGCTAGTGTTAAGGAGTCGGTCATTGCATACTTCGCATTCAGGTAAAGTTTCTCCGGCCATCATTCTGCGACGCACTGATCGCATGTGATTTGAATTCCAATGTTCTTCAAGTGTGACAGGAATATACTGACCAGTACCTGACTCAGTGTCTATGTACTGCCGAAAATTCTGTGCAGGCTCGCGTGACGCACAGCACATGCGCCGTTCAGTTTGCGGGCTTAGATAGGTATGCACCCAAGGTGCCAGGCACATGGTATCAGGTTTATTCATTTAAAAATTCTAATATGGGATCCAACACCTGTTGCTGTAGCAATTGCTGTGTTACCGCAGGATCAAAAATCCTGTGCTGATTGTGTTGGAGTTTTTGTTGCACTACCAGCTGGTTTAATTGTGCTGTATCAAACTGTTGCACTTGTTGCATAATGACGTTTAATCGCTGACCAAAGTCCACAATTGAATCGTAGCTTTCGTCCCATAACTCTGGGAATGTTTCAAATCCAAAACTCTGTATCTCTGCTAGGGTACCCGGGGTTGCTACCACAATAAATGGATGTTGCATGGCCATGGGCTTTAGACTTTTTTCGCTCACAAACACACCTGACGGTGCAGTGACTGAAATTTCTCCAGAAACAGCACCAATTGAACTTTCGCACACCAAGCTCATTGCAGAAATATGAAACCAACGTGGATTTACCTGCCACAAGTGTCCATCACCTGTAACATCGTCGGGCATGCTGATCCCCTGGGACAAATAACTACGCATCACATCTGCCTCCATGGGATTCAATGCTTGCCACACCAGGTCTCGCCAGGGTCGTGTGTAGTTGATCATACACAATGTTTTATACCGTGCAGTTGGAGTATATGCAATATTGTGATAGTTCAATTTTTCCCAATAGTCTCGGCAACGCAGCCATATCCAAGCAGGCACAGCCTGCACTCTGAGTCCAGGCAATGCGCCAGGCTGTGATCCCAAACTAAACAAAAGGTGTTGTTGTGGATATTTTTGTAGCAGCTCAACAATCCACCATTGGTCAGTGGTAAACCAATGTTCATTTTTGTTGTCGTATATTACTCTGTAGCCAGCTTGCAGATGACTGTCAAGATGCTGTTTGACTGCAATTTCACTGAGATAATGATCATAAACAAAAACTGTGTTGCTGGGATATGTTTTGCCAGGATCAAAAAACTCATAGTCCACAGGAAAATGCCTTGACAAATTGGCAGGAACCAGTCTGGTGTCGTGCATCAATACCAGATTACTGGTCATAGTCATACCCAATTATTTCAGCAAATTCTGGCGCTACATCACGTAAATTTTGTTTTCTTTTGCGATCTAAATCACGTACTTTCATTCGCAACATAAAGCCGTCCGTTGACGCACCCCCATTCATAAAGTCTGTGATTCTATCAAACTCCTCACGATATTGTGCGGGCACATCTGCTGAACGTAGGTGTTCTGTGACAGCAGCTTTGGCTGTGTCAGGCAGTGTGGCAATTGAAAAGTACCAGGCATCATGCATCATGTTCCAGTACACAAAGTCAAAGCGTTGCAGTGCTATCCAGTGTGCTAGTTGATCAATGTACCGCACATTAAACACATTCACGGTACTACAGCATTGTAAACGCAGGTTGGGCAGTTGATCTCTAAGATATTGAAAACTTGTGATTGTGTCCAGCACCAATGCCCAGTCTGCATTGGTGCGTTGATATTCAAAGCGTTCACCCACATCATCTATTGAGAACGCCACTTCTACTGTTTTAAAATGGCGCCAGATGTCCGGGCCGCGAGCAGGCCATTGTGTGCCATTTGTGTTGTAGTGTATTTCCACTTGATGTGCAATTCCGCGATCCACAATGCCCTGCAACATGTCAAAGTGCTGATCAATCATGAATGGCTCGCCACCTGTAAATTCAATGTAGCGTATGTCATTTAAACAGGCATCAATTTCTGTCCAAAATGATTGATTTTCCCTGGGCCACGCACCTGCTCGCAGCATCTGATAGGGAAATGTCTTTTTCTTATCGTCATCTGGATGCATGTCATTTAATTCTTCTGTGGCAAATTGGCTTGATGACCATGATCCGCATATACGACATTTTAAATTGCAGATGTTGCCCAGCTTCAAATCCAGGAACATCAGCGGCTTGGCGTCAGTGGTCCATTCTCCTGATATGCCCATGTGTTTCATTCTGTCCAAGGTGTGCATGCGTTTTGATGTGCGGCCAGCACGTTCTTCCATCCAGCACTTGCGGCAGGTCTGTGGCTTTTCGCCTGCAAGAAACTGTTCACGCAGGCGTGTCATTGCACGTGAGTTTTGTATGTCAGCAAAGTTAGCATTCAATAGCGAGAACTTTGTGCCAGAGTCATCCGTCAGTTCATCATCTGCCAGACAACATGGGCGTACAGTGCCAATGGGAGAGGCTTCTAAACTCACCCAGGGCAATACGCAAAATTGATCGTGTGGAATATTCATTTTAGTGCCGCCAATTCTGGAATTATATCCAATATTGATTCATTTCTTATTGAATCTAGTTCATTTGTTTTGCGCCAGAATGTATCTATCAAGTGTGTGTTGTCTGTGGCCATCATAAAGGTAATGGCTGATTCAAAGCCTTGTGTGGCACGATTTAGCGGGTCCTGACCTTTAAGCCAATGGATATGATTTTGATACAGTGCTGTGAGTGAGTGTTTGTATTCGGCTGTGGCAATGTCTATTCTATAGTGCGCAGGATCTTGTAGGATATTTATATTTAAATCCTGTGCGCGGATCAGGCCTTTTTCCACCCAGTCACGGTGGAAATCAGGCAGGTGCCAGGCATTCATTATGCTCAAGGTAGGTGAAATGTAAAAATCCACTTCAGGGCACACACGCAACATATCACGTCTGTTCTGTTCTACTACGGCCCAGTCTGTGCCTTTTCTAATGTATTCCCCACGTGCGCCCGACGCATCCAGGCTGGCACCCACAGCAACTGAATCGAACTGGCGCCAGTATTCAAATACTGAACGACCCTTGAGATCCGTGTGTGTGAAGTTGGTGTTGTATATGAGTCTAACGTCAAAGCGTTTTCTTCGCACCAGCTCGTCTAGAATATTGTAGTGTTCCGCCATAAGCAAGGGTTCACCGCCAGCAAAGTAGATCTGTTCCACATAGTCCAAATGAGGCTTTAATTGTTCCCACATGTCAGTTTCAGTACGCCCTGCATAGTTTAGCACTGTGTTGCGGGCTTTCCAGTCGCCGCCAGCAAGTTTGGCTTGATCCTGATACCATTGTGAGCTGAATATGTATCCGCAGCTACGGCATTTTAGATTGCACAAGTTTGAGAAACGAATGTCCCAGTAGGTCATTTCAAAAGGATTTTGATCCAGCTTCTTTATGTGATGTCCGTGATGTTTGTTGGCACTCTTACGGCCTGAAAAGAATCCTGATTCTTCCTGCTCATAACAACGTGTGCAGGCAGCGTGTGGCGTTTCGCTCAGCATGTCTGCACGTAGCTTCTGCATGGGTGCATCCTGCCATATTTCTTCTAAGGTATTTGTTCTACAGTTGCCTACTATGCCTGGCTTCATTTCAGCATGACAGCAGGGATATGCCTCGCCTGTGGGATAGGCGTGCAAATGGATCCAGGGATAAATGCAAAATGTCTTTGAATCTTTTAGTAAGAATTCCTCACGCTCAGTTAATTCTGTGGGTCTTACTAGATCTGTAGAGTTGTAATTATATGACATTATAGTGAATTATAGTGAATTATACCAGGCCTGCAGATTTGGGAACGCTGTGCCAAAGTCTTTGTTGCGACGCTGGTCATACTGTGTGTGGAATTGTTTGAAATCATTCAATAGCTTGGGCATTTCAAATGTGTCTGAATGCGGTGTTTTCACCACATCCAGGTAATCAATCAATCTTTGTAAATGATTGATTTCGTGTTCGTGCAGGTATTCACTGTGGCTGTGATTTGTGAGCCAAGTTTCCAACACTGTTTTGTAGTGTGTTTTCAACTCCGCAGGCAGTATCAACGGACTTTGAAAGCTGGGAAAACGCAAGATGTTTAGTGTGAATGATATAGCATCACGCCCATACTCCAGCTTCCATTTCACTATGCACTCTAGCAATTGATCCAAGCTGTCTAGGCACAGGGCATTGATGGTACACATCACATGTATGCTACGGAACTGCTTGGAACTTAACAAGCGGTTGACATTGTTCATCCAGTCCGCCCAGACCAACCCGTCGCGTATGTACTCTGCTTGCACACCCACAGCTTCGTTTGAAGTGTATATGTCAATTGCCATGTTTTGCGTTGCATCTAGCAAGCGGTCAATGTCTACGTCTGTGCCTAGGTTACTGTTGATAGCCAGGCGTGTTGAACTCTTGCCTGAATTTGTTCGAAACCAGTCAATGAGCTTCCATGTGTGACCAGACATGAGGGGCTCTCCTCCTGTGATACGGAGCTCTTGCAGTGTGCGATGCAGATCCGACTCCCACCACTTAAAAAATGCATCAATGTAAGGATTGTGTTCTCCATAATCCCAAAGTTGTGCGTTAGCATGATCATGGGTAAAATGGTTGCGACCATCACTGACCAAGTTCTGGTAAGCTCCGTTGCGTCGGATGTCTTTAACCCATGTTGAACTGAAAGCTGGATTACAATAGCTACAAGCAAACTGACAAGTGCGATCAAAAGCGATCTCAAGTGTACGGAGGTTGACGTCTTCAGTGTATGGTGTATTTCTAGCTTCATGTAATGCCTCTATGGGATATATCTTACTCTTATACACACGGTCTGAAATGGCATTGCGACCCATGTCTTCTATTTTCCAACAGTACTCACAGCCAGGGGGACGCTCCCCGTTGATCATTTGTTGGCGATCTGCCTTCTTTTGATCAGTATTGTGCAGTAGCCTAGGGTTGATGCTGACTTTATCTTTGTCGATCAAATGAGCTGGCGGGTGATGACAACTTGTGGTCTGTCCACTTCCTAACCAAATGGTTGCGTTATACCATTTTGCCGCACAAAAGCTGGCTGAGAGAGGGTCTAATACTTGCTGACGGAACTCAAGATCGTTCATCTAAATACTTTTCTAAATTGATGGGGAGTTGGGCACGTTCCAATTGATTGTGCTCCACTAGGTGCTGTTGATTATATTTACAGATATCCTGGGCGGCTGTCCAGAATTCAGCAGCACCGTTCTGACAGATCTCGCCAATTGTTGCTATTATACTATCTATTCGCTTGCTTGGACAATCAATTTGGTCGTAGGATTCGTCGATGTAGTTGTGGAACGTGCGGAATCCTGCGTTGCGCAAGTCTCGCAAGTAACCCCTGTTGGCAGCTGCCACAAATGGGTGTGCCATTAATATGGGCTTCCATATCTTTTCTGTTCTAAATGTGTGCGGGTAATCAAATATGGTTTCTGTTACCACTGAGAACCATGTGCTTGTGTAGCAAGCAGGATTAACAATGGCATCGCCCCAGGTATTGCCAAACAAATGATGCTTGCAAAAACTGTGTGCATACGCTGATTCCATGTTGGGTACAGCACGTTCAATTTCATATTCTGGGGGCAACAGTCTAATAGGCTCAAGCTGATTGGTTTGCAGTGCAGAAGTAAATGCCATTTCAACAGAACTGCCCAGGTTGGTCCATAATGCATGATCCAACAGCTGATTTTCACGCAGGCCGTCTATCAGTGCTTTGCGATGTGGGCGCAGGCGGCCATTTAAAAAAAGAAAATCATATGGGCGATGCGCTTTTGAATCCATGTCAGCTTGTAGTTGCGCCGATTTGTTTTCTGTGTATTCCACTATGTTTGAAAAGTAACAGTCTGTTTTACAATAGCTCCACCCTGGTTCTAAATCCCCAGACGTCAACAGTCCTATGCGCCCGTCTTGGACCAAGTCAGCAATGCGCAGTCGCTTGAGCTGTAGCAGTATGGTTTCTGATCCTTCTGCAGGGTTGGAGAACACAATGCGTCCAGGGTGCTGAGTGGCCCAGTCAGTTATTGTCTGCCAGTTGTCTTTCAATATCACACGGCCAACAACATACACATTGGCAGGATCCAAGCTGGGCAACTGCCAAAAACTGCTGTCAGCATATGGCTTGAGCAAGTCCCAGACTTCGGCCCATTCGTCTACTATGAGCTTATGTGTTCCTAGCATGATATGCACATTCTGCCCACCAGCTTTTCATTTCTGGAAAGGTCTTTAAAAAGTCAGTGCCTCTGCGGCGATCGTGTTCTCGAAAGAATCTATAAAAGTCTGCCTTTGCTGCGGAATGATCTTGTCCTTGGCCTGCTCGCATCCATGCAATGTCTCTGTCCAGTCTAGCAAGTTCGTAGTCTTTGAATCCGTGGAATGGATCTTCGGCAGTTTCTGTCCAACGTATCATCCACGCCCAGAGATATTCCAGTCGTTCAGCATAGCTTTCTGGCAGTATTTGCAAACTCTGCCAAGCCGGTTCGCGTAGTACAGGTGTATCAAACCACACACGTTGATAGGTTTTGCTATAGGTTTTACGCAGACCTAGAATGCCAGCAAACAGGTTTTCCAAGCTGGTTACTGATAGATTGTTCATGGTCACAATAAACGTTAGACTGTTGTAGCTGGGTACTTCTGTTAGAAATTGATTTACCCTGTCCCATAGTAAATTGAAGTCCATACCGTGACGCATGTATTCTGCTTGTGAGCCCCAGCCGTCTAAACTCACGTACTGCATGAAGTGTTCTATGCGCCCGTCGCACAACTGCTTGACATACCCCAAGTACTTCTGCCATGACTTTTCATCCACTGAGAAGTTTGATGTTACATTCAAATGTAGTTTGGCAGATGGGTTCTCCAACACATGATCAAACACTCTGTATGTGTTCTTGTCTAACAAGGGTTCGCCCCCAGTCATGCGGAAATGCACCAGTTCTGGGTACAAAGTAGGCCACCACTCCCAGAATGCGTCTACATAAGGGTTATGCTCTCTAACTGGTATAACCCGGCGATCTCCACCAAAATGCCCAGGATCATTGTGAACACGAGCAGTAGGGTAGCCGCCTGATCGATCCACTTCTTGTTGCCAGCTGCTAGAGAATTGCGGACTGCAATAACTGCACATGAGATTACAAACATTATTAAAATTAACCTCAACGTAGCTAGGGATAACGTCACTTTCTTCTCCTGTTGAGTTCTGGATCTTTTCAAAGTCCACTGCGGCCCAAGGCTCGCCTGAACGATAGTGCCTGTCACTCAGTTTGTTTTCCGCTTCCATGTTCCAGCAGTACTCGCACTCTGCGGGCTTTTCGTTGCGTAGCATCATCACACGTTGCGCTTTCTTGTGCGGTGTGTTGTGCAAGGATCCTGGATTGGTAGCTAAGTTTTCTACGGGTATCTTGTGCAATGGCGGATGGTAACAACTATTGTTAAGTCCTGTGGGCAGGTGCAGGCTCACTTGCTTCCATTTGGCCAGGCACAGCGCAGGGCCTAGGTTCTCTGCCATTTTTTCAGCAGAGTTTAGGAACCGACTCTTGTTGTCTACTGTTTCATCGCCTTTGTTCATGGCCATATTTTTACAAAGTCCGTTTCTTTTAACTGCATGAAGTGTTGATAGTTATGTTCTAAAGTATCTTTCATGTCAATGTACATGCCTTCAAGCTCCTGTGTGCTGAGTATGCTCAAGCGTTGTTGTGTTTGTTGTATACACTTGATGGCTATTCGCCCATTGTCTAGGTCAGCATCTTGGTCGTAGCTTTCGTCCCACCACTGAGAGAATGTTCTAAATCCCAGCTTGTGTAAGTTTGCCAAAAAGCCACGTGGGCCCAGAGTCAAAAACGGTGTACGACATATAAACGGTCTCCAGGTTTTTTCCGTGGGGTAAAAGCTGTTGCCGCTTAGAAAAGTTTCGCATACTATTTCCACAAAAAAATCAGGATACAGTTTAGCAATAGCAAAGTGTGCTGGAGTTAGTATAGGATAGCTATCAACAGATTCGTTCTTGATGGGCAATTGTTGCATGAACTTGCCTGCTGTGTTAACTGCATTAGGCAATCCTATTTGATATGCTAGTTCATCAAAGCTCAAGTGTGTGCGATGATAATCGACGCTACTATCGTAATGATAAGTCATGGAGGTTATGTCGCCGTAGTTGCTCCATGTGTGACTGGCCATCCACAATCGTTGCCAACTGCTACGTCCAACAAAAATTCCAAAGTGCTTGATTGCGTCCCAGCGTTTCTCAGGTAGCGTGTGCTGAGATGCAAACTGTTGCCCGCTGGGTATGTACAACGGCGGATGTTTAATAATTTTATAGCAAGAATGGTGTTCTAATTGATTGCAAGTGTGTATGCTTATGGCGCCGGGTGTGTAACCTAAGTTACTGCATACTGCATCCAATAGTTTATACAAGCCCAGCGTTTCACAATCACTGCCTTCGCCGTCAATGCCAATAGACACATTGCCGTGCTGTTGTAACTCTGACACAATTTCAATTGTTTTGAATTCAGGATTCCAAATCTTAAGATCAATGTGCGGAATATTAATCATTATGTAAGTATATGTCTTTGTTGAAGTTGAGCAATCATGTGTTTGGCAAATTCTTGGTGTGCGGCCGGGCCAGGGTGTAGTTGATCAGCTTCCCAGCAATTGTCCCGGTAGGCCACGTGATGGGGAGTAAAATCATTGATTATACAATTCCAATCTAATAGATTGTACAAATGTTCGTAGCGTTTTAACAAAGGCAATGTGCGGGTGCCGCAAAATACATATTTTATTCCAAGATTTTTAAGTACGCCCTGGAGACTGATCATTTTGATAATACTGCTAAAGTATCGAGAGTCAATGTCAGTATGCTGGTAATACGAATCAAACAGTTCTACCAAACAAGGATCTTTGGTATTGATGTATCCGCAACCAAACACCCAGTTGTCTTGCACATAGTCTTGGTCGTTAACAGGCTCTACTATCTTCTCTGGCCAATCATTCATGGCCTTTTGGAATTTGCTGGTGTAGATAGTATCATGAAAATAATCAATGTTTTTTACTTTGATATCTAGTCGTTGTTGATCTCCCCACATGATTGCCACTAGATCATAAGATCGTTGTGCAAGTTCAGCCACGGTAGTTTCATGAATGTAAGTATTTCCAGCCCCTGCCTGACTCAAATTAACAAGGTCGGCGTTGTAGTGCTCTTGCAACAAGTACGGCCAACTGCCAGGGCCTCGTGACACACTGGGTCCGTTCACTAGGATATTCAATTGTAAATTTCCTTTAGCAGTGAACGTGATACTTTGCCTGCGGTATTTTTAGGTATGCTTTCAACTTGTTTAAGGAACTTGGGGTTACAGTGTGTGGAAATATCAGTTAATGCTTGTCGCACTTGATTGGGCAAAACATTGCCGGTGTACACACACATCATTTTGTTTTCGCCAAACACCACAACTTCATCCAGTTGTGGTATGTGATTGTACAGTTGATTTTCTATGCTCAATGGATTTAGTTTGATGCCATGCAAGGTCAGTCGATCTGATCTACGTCCTAGTATTTTGTAGTATCCTGCAGAGTCTTGCTCAGCCAAGTCTTCAGTATCAAACCAATCTGATGTGTGACATTGTGGGCCGCGCAGCCATAAGCTACCGTTGCGTATGTCTGCGTCAATCCCGTCAGGAAGTCCAATGGTTCCTATACGTTGTTCACCATACAACGGATTGGTAAAGCAATGGCTACAGGCTTCAGACATGCCAAACGATTCAATGATTGGGGTATTAAATGATCTTTTTAAATCATCAAACACTTGGTTGGGCAATGCAACACTGGCTGATCTAGCAAATCGCAAGTCGGGGAATTTTTGAGTGCGTGACATTACTCTAAGTATGTCAGGAATTGCAGACACCCAGGTTGGGCTGAATTCTATTTGTTTTTTCAAGTCAGGCGGTCGAACATGGTGTACTTGCATGCCAGCGGTTGCAACAACATAGTTTAGGATATGTCCGTGGCCATGCCACAGTGGCATAACGCTCAAAAATCGATCATTGGCTGTTAATTCGTAGCTGGCAATTATGTTATCAACAACATGCTGTACCTGAGTGGTGGAATAACTAAAAAACTTTGAATCTCCGGTTGTGCCTGAAGTGTACATTACCATTTTCTCGTCGCCGTAATCACCACCATCACGATGTTGTACGCCATCAGATGTGACCAACAAACTCCAGTCTAAATTGTCTAAGAGATATTGTTTGCGGTTGGCATCGCCGTCTGGATTGATAATGGACAAGCTGTATCCTGGCCATTGATTAAAATAGTTCCAAGGGTCAGCGACAGCCAGTACCACTCGTTTCATTTTGCAGCCTCAATTGCCGCACGGTGTTTGATCAATGCTGCTTTCATAACACGCACTTTTTCTTTGTGATAGTCATCAACACTTTGATTTCTAAAATTAGGAGGATTAAAATCGCTCATGGCCAGTATTTGATCTTGACCAACTGCAACCACAGCATTGTTTAATATAACTTTGATTTCTTGTAGTTTGGTTGCGGGCATGTGTACATTGGCCACAATTGTGTTAAAGACATACGGTGCTGTGATGCCTTGTTGTTTTGTGGTAGCAACTCCCGGAGCTTCGGGCAGTCTGCGTTCACAATGTACAGCTAGTCTTTGCAAGCGAGGGTTCCGTGTTTTTAAATTTGTAAATTCGTTGCTTGACATCATGCTGACATGTACTCCGTTTTCTCCAGCCAATACAATATTTGCTTCTGCACCTGATTTAAAACTAACAAACCTAATGGGGTGATTTATTTTTTCAGCAATCTCCATAGAAGTCAAATGTGCTGCTGTTCCAATGCCAACACCGCCCATGACCAGATCTAAACGGTTACCATATAAACTGCGTAGACCCTGTTGTTCATTACCCTGGTTGCTTGCAACAAACCAACAGGCGTCGCCAAGAGCCATAACCGGAACATAGTCTGTTTCGTTTAGCAAATTGTCCATGGTATTCTGCACATAGCCAGCATGAATTAATCCCAGCGATGTAGCTGGCGCACGATCCAGATCTTTTAGTGCTAACACTCCGTTAGCACCAGGTTTTAACTCTAGTATAAAGTCGTACTGAGTTTGAGCAGTATTGGCTTTTTCCATAATTTTATACAATGCTGCATGCCCTGCATGCTGTGCGCCATATGGAGACTTGATTGTGATTACTTCTGCCTGAGCATGCAATGCCAGTGCGGCCAAAAGTGTTGCGATTAATTTTTTCATATTACCATCCTTCTTGTTGTCTAATTACATCAATCTCGCGTGTCATAACACCACGATTGCGCCAGTCTGACCGATAGTGATATTTGAAGAACGCTGATTGTTCTGCTTCCAATATACCCATTGGAAGATCCAATTGTGTGCCCAGTTCTGGGCCCAGTTGATTGCTGAGTATGCGAGGGTTTGAATCTTTCACAGTATTCCACAGCGCCTCTAGTGCAGCAAAATCTTGCACCTGCTTGTAATCCCAGTTTGTGAGCATGGTCATGTATGTGCCTTGGCGGCTGCCAGCAATGGCCCATTCTCCATGATCAACGTCTGTGCCAATGTTGTGCCAGATAGTCAAGTTGTCAAGATTACGTAGCACCTGATTTTTAAATTCTTCCACTGTGGGTCGGCGCCCACGTTGCAGGCACATCTTGACACCTTCACGGAACCCTGCACGCCAGGCATGGAATGGTGATCCATTGGGATAGGTATTGGAGTAGCAGTCATGCATGGGCCAGTACAATGGATCAAAGCAAAACTCCACTTCAGTTTCTGCGCGACCATCTGTGGCTTCGTGTGTACGCATGTTGCCCACAAAGTCTTTGGTCCAAGAGCTCAGGCCACCATTGCCATACATCAGTCCGTTGATATGGTTACGTGCCCGCCACCGGAACACAGCACTCTCATATTCTTCATTAGGAAAAACAAGTGTCTGATTAAAAAACGCCGGGTCGGGGAGATTGTCGCCATCGATGAGAATGAATCTATCCGTACTAGACGCTGAGGCTGCCGCTTTGTGAGCTGCATCGCTCCCTTTAACGCCATCCACCCGTTGTGCCCAAGGAACCATATTCCTAATCTTGACCCAAAATTCTTCTCGTTGTGGTTCGTCATAGCTCAAGTATATGCAATCTAAGTCTGCAACGTCAATCTGTTTCATAAGTTTGTTTGCTCCAATATGTGCCGTGTTCTTTTACCACAATAGTTACATCATCAGGATGACACATTGTGCCTGAATTTTGTGGTACAAGTTTTTGTGTGGTTTTCCAAGTTGTTTCTACAATTTTTCCATCTCGAACACGCACACGAGTGGAATTTTTGGCAAATGTTTCTTGATCAATTTCTATGTATGTACCAGGCAGACCTTCCATGCTGTAAAATAAAGGACAACCTTGGTCATCGTGATACAGTCGATAAGTTACAGGCATAGGCATAGGCATGTGTTCCAATGCGCCAAAAAATTCTTCAGGTGTCATCACCAGCCTCGCCCGTAATGAAATGCACCCCACTGTGCCACTGTGTTGATACGCAGGCGCCAGTCTGAATATTCCCATACCAGTTCACGACCCCAGTGTTCAGTTTCAGTGCCAGCGTGGTGCCGTTTCATGTGTACAATTTTTGGATATGAAACAAATGGCAAGGTCACACGTTCTACACCCATTATTTCAGCTGCCATGGCATACACTAGATCAGTATCTGCTGTTTCGGGTGCAAACTTCAACAGTTGCCTGAATTGCGGCCAGTTGGCAAATATATCACGCACTAACATAAAGAACTCTCGAGCTGTGAGGCTCAATCGCCAGTAAGTTATGGCATTGTACACATCTGGTAAGTTGTTTGCATCAAACACTGATCTGTAGTTTCTAGCTAGACTGACTTGGTCTTGCCAGTTTCTGCAACCAGTTGATACCACAACATCACGATGCCTAAACAAGGTCCACCAGTGCGATATGTCACTCACAATCAGCATGTCTGCTTCTAGCTTTATGGTTTCCCTAAACGGTGAGTTCTTGAATACCTGCCAATCATTGGCCCAAGGGTTTTCACGATCCACATTGTCAATCACTCGATAGTGATCGTATACGGGATCGTTGCTTTGCTTGGCATCTGTGATCAAACAAACCTTTGCACCTGGATCCCAACGTTTGATTGTTTTGGTCAATGTTCTAGCACAATCCAAGTAGTCAACTTTGTCAGAGTTGACAGCCAGTATCACATAACCTTGTTCATCAATGGGACGCAATTATCATCTCCAAATGACGTTTGCCCATGGCGTGAAAATCCATACCTGCCCAACCCAGAGTTTTGTGCTTTTGATCACCGTCCATGTAATTTATTGTGTAGTAGTCTGGGCTATTACTGGTCAACACAGTGTCGGGCATGGCAGTCATCAAGGGCCAGGGAATTTGGTCTACTGAGCCAGTGTGCCCGCTTACAATGCCGATGGCGATGGTCAACGCAAAGTCGTTTCTATAAGTTTTCTTGTCTATCTGATAGAGATCTCTGTAGTGTTGCCAGTTGTCACGAATCATGTTCATACAATCAAAAATGTACTGTGCAGTGTTTGATCGTCGAAACATCATCACAGTGGCCCAATACATGGGAATGTTGTGACGTCCAAATACATTGAGTCCTGTTAACGGATGGCCGCCAGCAAGATTTACAGCAGTTTTGTGACACATGAAATCTGTGTCACATGCCAAAACAGTTTTGAGGTCTGAGCTGGCCACAACATAGTCTGCATCTAGTACCAGGGTCTGTTCCCACGGGCTTAGTGTATATGCATCTACTCTACCAGCATTGTGCCAAGTCACAGTTTGATTGTAATCTTCAAAGTATCTGGTACCACCACTTTGTGCCTGAGAATTTATGACATAATCAAAGTCGCCTGGCGGGTTTTCATAATCAGTTACCACAGCCACAGGAATTCCAAGATGTCGGTGTATGTTTTTGGCAGACCATGCTGCCATAGAAATATAATCAGTTTGCTCGTTGTCAAAAGCAAATATCAGTGCGCCAGTGGTCATCTCTTTTTGCTAAGTTTGTTGTGTTCTGCAAGCCAAGCATTCATTTGCTCTTGCCAGCGAGTCATGGCCATACCACGCAATTCTTCGGGTCTAACTTGTACAGGAGTTTCATACAAGTCCAATAACACTGCATTGCCCGGAGGCACAGTGGCCAAGATGTTTATGAGTTCAGGGCCAGCACGCCACATACCGCCGTCGTGCGCAAAGATCATCCGTGCTTCGTATTTTTCTCGGAGAATACGTTTGGCGGTGGCGTGATCAAATCTTGCTCGTGCATGAGCAATTAAGTTTTCAGTATCCATATTGAATTATAACAGAGAGTGCAAGGGTTTACAACCCTTTTGGTTAAGCTGTTGTTGCGGCGACTGAAGGGGTTCCCCAACTTGCGCTTAGATATGTTGTGCTAGGTGGATAGTAGGTCACAATGGTACAAGGCGCTGTGCCAGGTGTTGCACCTGAAGCAGCCGTACCGCCTGAAATTGGGTCGCCGTCAGATGCTGACCAAAGCGTGGTGATAGTCAATGCAGTTGATCCTGCATTTTTAGCAAGCGAGTGCTGAATGAAGTTTGCAGTGTAAGGTGCTGTGTCAGCAAATTGTTTGTAAACTATCACGGCAGCTCCACCAGCGGTTAGGGCATCCCAACCGTTGCCTGTGGTCAATGTATTTGGTGTACCAGTTCCGCCAATTTTGGTTACACCAGTGTATGATGTACCAGCGATGGAGTGAGCTGATGCCAGTCCTGAAATCCAAATATCGCCGCACAGGGTTGAGGCCAAGTCATTCCATTCTGGATCGCCTGTTTGTCCTGTTGCTGATTTGGCCACGTCAATTTTCACCAAGCCTCCAGCATTGAAAAAATATTGAGCAGCAGCAGATGATGCAAAGGTAACAGTATTAGTAAAAGTAATAGTCCAGGTAGCACCTGATGTGGCTGCTGTTTTAGAATTTGTACCACTCCAGCCAGTAAACTGCGAGCCAACAGCCACAGCTTGATATCGATTGTTGTAGGTATTGGTAAGGTCAGTGTTTACTGCTGCCAACACACTCACAAGAGTTCCTGTGGTCGGAGCACTTCTGGCAGTAATTGTAGTGCCTTGATGGCTGGCCTGCGAGCTGATAGTGTTTACCAAGCTGGCCCATTGTGTGGCTGTTACTGTGCCAGCAGCACTCACTGTGCCTACTGCTGTTTGCCCATATGTTGTGTTCCAGGTGGCGTTAACGTTGGCGCCAGCAGTGGTGCTAACAAAACCGTTGTAATCTGTGGCCTGAATTAAGCCGCCTGATGAATATGTCATTCTTGTATCCCGTTATTTTATTGTCACAATAGCTTCAATTGTACCCAATCCAGCGTCTAGTTTGTTATCTAGTGATCGGCCAATTACATTGAAGGCTGTGGCTTCACCAGCTTGTGCAGCACGAGCAACACCGTTGCCTGCGCTGACCAATCTATCACCTTTGTGTATTACACCAATTGCTTGAACTGGTACACGCCCAGTCATTGCAACTGGAGGATGTGTATCGTCCTCGCCTGCGCCACCGTTCATGGTATAAGCTGGTCTAGTACTTATCACACCAAACACATTTTCGCTTAGATCTTTACGTGCTCGAGTGATTTCTTTTGTGCCGCCTAGTTCAACCACAGTGCCTGGTTCTAGTAACTCGTCTGCTTCAAAACGTTCTGCAACGTCAGCGTACAAGGCTGTGGTAGCTGTGGCAAACACACGGTTAAAATAATTCACAGATGACCCAATGTTGCCTACAGCGTTTGTGCCAGACTTGTCAATACTAGGCACAGTTAGGCCTGTAAGAATTGCACCAGAAGTTGTAAACACTGCTACGTTTCCTGTTCCGCCTACAGAAATGTTGGCGTTACCACCTGGTGCGCCAATGTTGGCTTCAGTGGATCCGTTAACAATCTTGGTCACGCTAACCGCTGCGCTCAACCCTGTGAGCTGGCTGCCGTTACCAAGGAAGAAAGTGCCAGCAATGTTACCAGCTGAATCAATGTTACCAGTGGCCGACACCAGGCCAGTAGTACGCAAGTTGCCAGCTTGTACGTTTCCGCTGGCACTGACTGTGACACCTTGTACCAAGGTGGTTGCAATCACGTTACCGCCTGTGACGTTGCCTGTGGCTGAGACCAATCCGCCTGTTAATACGTTACCGCCTGTGACGTTGCCTGTAACGCCAAGTGTGGTGCCAACTGTGGCAGCATTGGCCACTGCAAATGTTCCATTGCCTCCTAATGCTCTAGCAACGTTGTAGATAGTTCCGCCCACGTTGGCTTGAATAATCAAATTGCCGCCTGAAATGTCTCCGCGGATTTGTGCATCATTTGAACTTTGTGTTACGCTGAATGCGTTGGTTGCACCCACAAACAATCCTGAATTGTTTAACACACGCAAAATACCAGTGGTAGAAGTATTGGTATCACTGCGCATGAATTGTGAACTGGTCAAGCTGTTAAGGTAGCTGGCATTGTTTGCAGTACCAGCAAAAATTGGGCTATTAGTAGCTGTTAATGTAATGCCAGGATAAACTGTGGGGAATGTTGCTTGCAAGCTGGCTTGAGGAACAAAACTTGATGTATCATACACAATACCCACACGGTTGTTGTTTACATACAAACTGGTAATGTATTTTGTACCACCAACTGAGTCTGTAATGGTTTCAGGAATTGCACCTGACGTTCCTTGGCTGGCACTGTATGCTGGGCCAACCACAATAAATGCAGCGCCAGTCCAAACTTTCAGCTGCTGGTTAGTGGTATCATACCACAAGTCGCCAGTGACGTTTGATGCAGGAGCACTAGAACTTGCAGTGGCAGCACTAATAGTTTTGAATACAGAACCATTGTAAACTTTCAGCAAGTTGTTGGTTTTGTCCCACCACAACTGTCCGGTCAACGGAGCAGCGGGCGCCGAAGTGTTAGATCCATTTTCCAACAATCGAACAAAGTTATTGTCCAAAAATTGACCGTATCCAGCGTAGTTTTTGCCCACTAATGTCATTGCGCTTGCGGTGTTTGTTGCACCATCAGCAATAGTTGCAAAAACTGTGCCGTCTGTTAGTGTAATTGTATATGCCATGTCAGTTACCTGTTCCTAGTTCGAATATTTATACAGCGTTTATGTTGCTCAGCGTCTGTATCCGCAGTGTGTAGTCAATCTGAATTTGACGGTTCAAGCTCTTTTGCACAGGGTGAAAAATCACATGTGTAATCAATCTTAAATCGTCAGCAGATCCATTCCAGGATTTGAGTCCCAGTTCGTCAAAAACAAATTCACCATTGAAATTGGTAGAATTATCAAAAGCCTGTTGTTCTGGTGGTTCGCCGTAGTCCAGCAAACAAGTTACCAAGATATCTGTGTACACTGTGCCCGATGTGTGTAGCACTGTCATTTTATTATTGGTTGGGTCAGTGTCTGCTGCATCATTATCGTCCACAACCTTGGCGTATGTTTCGTTATAAAGATCAGCGTTTTGTCCTGTGGTATTTGGGGGCAAGTAAGTGATCACGCCTGTGGGATCTACAGAGCTGCCGCCGTTGCCAAATGCCATTTCGTATATTCTACCCAGTCCTCTATTGCTCAGTGTTTGGGCCATGGCAATGGATATATTTTCGTAGTGAATTGCGTTCTTTTTATCTAGTAAAATTTCGCCCGAAACTGGGTCATGTATTTTTACAAATCCTTCAATTTTGCACAGTCCTGGTACTATCATGCTCTTCCCTCCACATAAGTTTTTTGGGTTTTTGGATCAAAAATCCTCATGTGAGCCTGCACAGAAATAGTGCCCTGCTCATTTGGGCGGCGCTGTGGATCAGCGGGTTTGGGATTCTGAGGTTTATTAACTTCGGTATTTGACATGGTCTATTATTTATGCTCCGTTCCGCCCGGTCAAGAACCTTGCCTGCGGTGTGTCAGTTTCTTGCAGGGCCAAACCGTCATTGACTTTGATTCCGGTTCCGTACCAGCCCAAGCCGCGGCGTTGCAATATGGTTATTTCCACGCCTGGAGGAGGTGCTAACATAGGATCAATTGGGTTTGAATCAGTAATAAACTCAATTGCTAGCGGTTCAAAATCAGTTACAATCCAACGATATTGCCCGGGCTCAATTGATACAGAACTATCGCTGTAGTTATACTGACGAACACCTCCAACATATACTTCTATAGTTTCTGTGTAAATGCTGCTGGAATCACCAAAGTCACTGATATCAATACTTGGGGCATAGAATATTGTTGTTGAACCATCGCCAACACTGGTATCACTTACCACATAGTTTTGATACTGCTCGGCCAACAAATTGCCGCGGCTCATGTCATACACATCTGCGCCAGTTTCATGGTCGGCTGCACCTGTTCCTGCTGTGCCGCGACGCAGACCTGTCAAGGTATGTGTGCCCACATTGCGCTCTCTGTACATGATTCGCTCACCGTCGATGGTAATTATACCAAATATACCTTCTGGCAAATTGGGTTCAGCACATGCGTTTGCATCAGCCACATGAATTGTGTTGCCAGCAGCCAACAAAGGTTGTGTTAGCGTGGTTGTGGTTGCTGGTGTAATTCTGTAAGTTCCTTGAACTCCACGCATGTCTTGGAATATGCGGAATGCGGATGCTTCGGGCACTAGACTTTCAGTAAATTCTGTAACAGCTAAAATTTGAGATGTGCCAATTGCACCACTGGCCAAAATTATGTAGTCGTCTACCACAGTGTAATCTTGACCTTCAAACAAACGATAACCATCTAATGTTACCCATAGTCTGCCTGCTTCAATGCCTGGACGATCTAGATAAAAATCATTTTTGCTGATAGCAGTACCTGCGCTGTAGTCAAACGATCCTGGCAATCCGCTGACTGATCCAGTATCAAAATCAGTGCTGTCGTAGGGTTCTGCAATAGTAATACCTTCAACAATTGGTCCAACAAACACTAATGTGGCAATACTTTGCTGAGTGGTTTCATTGAATGTGGTTACTGATATTATGCTATCCAATGGTGGTGTTGTATTGAGTTGCAATAACGATCCTGCCAGACTATAATCAGCCAGGGTACTTACTGAAATTAAAATTGTATCACCAGCCGCTGGCGCAGCATTGAACACCACTTGTCTTCCTGGAGTGTTAGATCCGTCCCAGTTGGTTACAGAATAGTCACCAGCTGTTGCACCAAAGCTCTGTACTTGCAACTCACTGTTTTTGTATACTTGTATATCTGTTATGGCATTAATAGTTGATTGTAAAAAGCTACTTCCCAATCTCTGTGGCAGGCCAAAACTGGTTGAGCTGTCGTCTCCCTGCCACTCAATGCCAGCTGGGGGAGTCAAGCGCAGTCCATTTACTGTTACAATCATGTTGGCAGGATTTGTTCCTGCAACAGAATTATCTAATGTAAATCCACTAGTGCTGATCACTGTTGCATCAACCACTTGATATTGAACTTGTGGAGTAGACCATGAGTATTGTGTTGGTGTTTGAATTCCAAATGCTACCAATGCGATACCGTCAGCATCGCCGGGTGTACTGGCCAAAGTTACTTTGGTCAACAATGTGGGAACATACACTTCCCAATACGTTGTGTCAGTTATATCAGTGCCTTCTGGTACTGCCTGTATTGATCTGTAGTAAACACTGGTATTAATAACCACCATGTTGATTGGATAACTTTGCAAAATGTTCCAGGCATCTGCATCGTAGTATGGTTCCCAAGACGGGACAGCAGACGATTCGCCGTTGACAAAAATAGCCACAGTGTAGATTTCTGCATCGTCTACTGGAATTATCACTGAATTTCCAATTTCTGCACCAGTATAGTTGTCCCGATACAACTGGTTGCCGCCACCTAATTCATATACTGAAATGTTCACAACATCATCAGTGGCAAATCCTTCGCTAGGAACAATTTCTACAGTTTCGTTGCCCCAATTGATGTAGTAATCCACATCTAATGTCATGGTACGCCCTGACGTTTGATTGCTAACCAGTACTTGCACTGGATGATCTACCACTCCGCTCCAGCTCAAAATATAAGATGTTGCTGGGTTGTACACATAGTTGATAACACCAATTTGGAATCCATGACCGTCCATTTGCCAGTCAGATCCTGGTCGAGTATAAACTCTTATGTCCAATGTATCAAACTCTGATCCGTTGACCAATTCTTCTGGCGCATGTCCTTCGTAAGGCCCAATAAATTCGCCGCCGTCTACATTGACATCTGTGTTGCGTAGCCCTAATTCAATGTCTGTAAATTCACTTTCGTATTGAGCATCAACAATTTCTGTGCCCAAGAAGTAATCACCCCACACTTGAACTCCTGGGTAGTCAACACCATCAATCAACAAAGGCAATTCAAGTCCTGGCGAGTTAATGCCAGACACATAGTAGCCCATGGTACGGTCTACACCACTCAATGTGCCCGGGTCAACTTCCACCCAATCTTCAAGATCAAATGTAGGGCCAACCACAGCTGAACTTCCGTCGCTACTGTCAGCACTCCACACACGATCATCATAACGTACCAAAGTTCCGTTGAGGTAAATTCCAGTAGAACTCCAAGTTTGTACTGATGTTTGATACTGATAACGGTCGTACTTGATTACTGTTTTGAATGCTCTCACCGTGGTAAGAGGTATGTTGCTATTGGTATCAATTTCCCATTGATCAAAATTTACCGCAGGGTTAACGTTGTAAACTTGTGCATCAAAGTCAGCTGAGTTTCTGTTAATCATGTTGGCATAGGCTTGAGCGCCTGTGCCGTTACCACCTGAAAACACTATGGCGGGAGTTGCTTGGTATCCGCTGCCAGGATTGGTTACGTTGATTGCTACTACTTGTCCTGCTGAATTAATCAAAGCAGTGGCTTCTGCGGGCGTTACCGCATCTCCTACTATGGTAACCTGAGGTGCAGTAGTGTATCCAGTTCCGTTGAATGTAACAACAATTGTTTCCACGCTCAACAGATAATTGTTGTACCACTGACTGTAAGGCCACTCTGTCCAAATTTGATCAGTTGATTCAGTATCACTTAGTGTGTTACTAATTTGAGCCGCGCTGTGTGCGTACGGCAACAAGATAGGACTTGTATATTGTGGTACAGGTAATGTGGTGTTATAAAACGCTGGAACGTCAAAGTCTGTTAAATCTCCTTGGTACAAGTCGTTGCCAAAGTACGTGAGATTGAACTCGCGCACTTGCACGTGATATGGTTTTACTTCTTGAAGGTAGTCAATCACAAATTCTTGATTGTCACGGCTGTAATTCTGGAATGGCAGCAATTCTCGAATTCTGTGATCAACGTCAATCAGTGATGTTTTGACCAGCCATTCAGGAGCAGCAAACTCGCTGAGTATAAAGTCAAACATCAAAGTCAAACTGCGATTTCGTTCAATGGCCAAATCATCCACAAACAATTCTTCATTGATAGCTTGGATAATTTTTCTTGTTTCAATTACAGGTTCTTGGTCAAAGTATTGTGCATCAAACACTTCAACGTCAAATCCAAATCTTCCAAGAGCATAATCATAGATTTCTGCAGAAATTGCAATAGTTCCATCTTCAAGTCCCACACGCTCAAATCCAAGATCAGTTTTTAGATAAATTTCAAATTTGCCTTGTGCATTTGCAGTTACTTTTACGCTGGCTCCTGTGGTCACAGATATTGTTGCCAAGCTAGAATAAGTTGGAACTTCTGCCACAGGTTTGATACTGGAATTGTATCCTGGACGATACCAGTCAATGTAACTCCAGTAGTCTGTTGTGCGATAATTTTGCACTCGACTCAATACCAATTCTGGATTGCCAGTGTTTGGATTTTCTTCTACAGTGTAAATTGTCCAAAGACCTCGATTGTCACTGTCGCTAACCACAAGATATTTGTAACCAATGGCGTCGCCGCCAGGTGCTTCAAAATTATAAGTTAAAATTTCTAAGTTAGGTATCCGCTTGTTCCAGTTAATTACTGTTGCTCCATTAACTATCGTTGTAGATGGCAGTTCAGGTTCAGCACTGTTTAACAAAGCAAAGCTACGGCTTTCACTTATTGTGTACTGTTTTAATACAGTATTGGCTCGAACAATGTAATTTTTTAGTGCCGCAAATCTATCAACAAACATTGACTGTCGAGGACGGAATTGTACTCCGTAACGTTCAGCTGGCCCCAGATTAATGTCTGGCACTATATTACCTGCTGTGTCAACTCCGCAGAATGAATCTTGTAGTTTTCTATAGAGATTATCACTCAAGAAGCCATCAGCACGCCCTTGAGCTATCAGTTCATATTCCACGTGAACATTGGCATTGGTTAGTTCTTTATCAAATTCAATGTGGAGTATGGTATCTTCAGCTTCAATTAATGTTTCACAATTGTATAATGCAACTGTGCTGGAATTAATTGGTGCTAGATATGCAATGCCAGTTGATCGAGGATTTTCAATATACTGAGAAATAGTTGCTGCACTAAGAGTTTTATTTTTCTGTGTGGCCACATCAGTGATACCACGCACCCAGAAAAAGTATTGAGTGTTAAAGTTGCCATCTCGACTTAACACAGTGTTGATAGTATAACTAGATATGCTGTAAGGTGTTCCAGGACCAGCATAGTTAGCAGGTGGAACAGAACTCACAATCCACTGATACACATCAATTGAGCTGCCAGGAAACACTTGTCCCCAACGTCGGCTGGCGTAAACAATATCGTCTTGGTTGGGATCAATAAATCTTACTGTACTGATATCCCACCAAATTTCTCCCACATGTTCTGCGCCCCAGGTGGTGCCGCGCACTCCAACTGGTCCTACATTGTAACTGCCAGGGTCAACTGCGCCAATGTAATCAATGTTCTGACGAGCAGCACCAAGTATCTTGCCTTGCAATGGATTAAAGAAGTCTAAAAATTCTGTTGTGGCCGATGATATTCTGTCATACAAGAAAACGCTGTTTAACAGACGCACATCAACAACTGGTTGTTCAATTCTAATTGGAGCCCAAGCTGGTGATCGTGTGGCATTTTGCCACACATGAGCTTGACCGTAATTGCTACTGCTACTGTCCCCGAAGTCTGTACCAGGTGCGCCCATCCAAAGCACTCCAGATGTGTAGTCAACCGAAACTCCCAACTGATCCAGATAATCAATTGAAGTTATGGCAATCTGATTACCAAAAATAAACTTGCTTGGATTGGTTATGCTACTGTTGGCACTGTTCAACAAATCATATGTGTAAACAGCACCACTTTGATCTATAGTGGTAAAGAATGATGTTGCACCTGCATCAAACAACTCTACATAGTCATCAAATATTGTGATCAAGTACATGGTTCCACGAGGAGCACCTACTACCAAAGTGGTTGCAGTATCATCAACGCTGATACTGGAGCCAAACCCAGCAAATTTTACAGGGTACGGGCTTTGAATTGTTTGTGTCCATTCAAATGTGTTAAATCCAAGACTGTCAAATGCTGCTCCTATGCTGCCTGGGGCCACTTGTAGTTTGTTTCCAGCAGGCGCAGAATCAAAATTTGTCACGCTGAGTGTGAGCAGGCCACTGGTCACTGTGGCTGTTACATTGGGCACAGCAGCGTTAATGGCTGCGGCCAAACCAGACACAGTGTTGTTGGGTGCTGTTGGTACCGCCACATCCATATTGTTCACCCGCAAAGTATTGCCAGCTGTGAGGGCAGGACTGGCATTCAGCGCAGTAATTACACCATACACTCTGCTTTGATTTAGACTTCGTTCAACCACACCACCTTTGTAAATCTGGATGCTGCTTTGCGGTTCGCCAACGTATAGACTGCAATTGTATTTGCAGAGATCAACACTCTGCCCAAAGTTGCTAAATTCAGCTACAGCGTCTTGTGTTACGATTTGCAACAGTTCAAACTGATTGGTTTCAATTTCAACAATATCACCTGATTGTAAATTGCTTGCAAGATTCACAGTCACAGTAGATCCATTGACCGTAAAGGTATTGCTTGCATCTTGTGTGGTGGAGTTTTGATTGGTCAAGAACTGATTGTTTACAATCACACTCACCGGCGCAACTGGTGTACCTAGCACCGTGAAACTTGACGAGCTTGGATCATTGTTCCAGATAAACTTTTGCACATTGCGATCAAACACATATACCACACCTGCTTCAGTTTCTCCATCAGCAGTGGCATACGGCGCACCAATCATGACTTGACGACCATCAGTACTACAACTCACGCTGTAGCCAAATTGAGCGCCAGCAGCTAGACCGCCAGCAGTGAGTGTGTCAACATACAACCAATAGTCTTTGGCTCGAGCCAAAATACTGGTGCCACTGGCTGGTGAATTCAAGAAGGTAACATCTTTGGTTGAAGTGTTAAATGTGTAGTCAATGTTTGGTCGTTGAAGCACTCCATCAACTTCAATTTGAAAACTGTATATTGTGCTGTCTGTCAGTGCAACTTGATAGAAATATTCATTTAATGAGAATACAGTTGCCAATGCTGGCGGTGTGTACGATGGTGTGCTAATAGTGATAATTTCACCACTTATTACACTGCCCACCGTAAATGTAATATCATTGGCTGGCACTGTGCCGCCGCCAAAACTGGTAGCAGGAATAGTCAATGTATTGCCCACAGTATAACCTGTACCGCCATCTTGAACGCCAACTGTGACAGTTCCGCGACGTCTGCTAACTGTGAACAAGGCTCCTGATCCCGATCCACCAGTGGCTGTTACACTGAAATAATCAGCGCCATCAAGATCTTGCAATGCAATACGACGAATGATAATATCAGATCCACTTACAGGTGCAGACACAAATGTCACTGTGTTCAACGCAGCATTTACTGTGTAATCTGTGTTCAACGTTTGAATCTCACCATCAACTGTGACACGCAATTGTGTGGCTGCACTTATAGTGATGTAATCATTGATCAAGTATACTTTTGTAGATCCGTTGCCTACAGTTCTAAAGTACTGATCTTCCCAGTCAACCCGGCCATAAGCATACACTTTGTTTACATCAGGTGCACCAACGTACATCCAACGTTCGTCAAGACTCATTGCTACAGAATAGCCAAATCTTCCTTGGTCTGCACTCACACTACCAGGAGTGGTCAACAGTTGCCAATTAAAATATGGGTTGGTGTCTGGCAAATAAGATCCAGTGTCACGATAGATTACACAGGCATAGCCGTTATTGGTTTGACTGGCTGATCCCAAGCTCAATGGTGCTCCTGCAACTGCCCAGTCTTTGTTGCCAAATTTTACTGAAGTACCATACGCTCTTGCTCCAGTTATATCCAAAGTCAATAGCGCATCGCCGCTTGATACAGGACTAGCTGGCTGGTAAACATCGCTTGTGCTTCTTACATAAGTGTAAACGCCGCCTTTTGGATTTGCAGACGTTGGAAATCCATATCTTGGGCTGCCGACTAAAGCAGCAAATCTATTAGTGGCCTGAGATACGCTTGATCCATATGCCTCTGTGGCATCTAGATACTCTGGTGCAATTGAAGTAACTTCGCTGAAAATGTTTTGTTTTTCAATCACTTGCCACAAACCATCTCCATTGTCGTCAACCCAAACTTTTGCACCAAACAGCAAACTGTTGGCATATGGAAGAGTGTCTACATTGCTGGCTTGACTTACTCTCATGGTTTTTAAAGTAAACGCTAGGCCAGTACCGTTAACTACTGTTCGATTGCTTAAAAATCTAAAAGCAATGTTTATTGTGTTCAAATTAACAACAGACAACACATCATATACACCATCAACTTCTGTATCAAAAAATCTGATAATAATTCTATTGCCAGCAACAAGTCCGTGGTCAGCAGTAAAAATCACACGGCTGGTGTTATTCAAATTATCACATACATGACTGATTGTACCTGGTACTGACTCAGCTCGGTAAATGTTCCAATCATAGTCATTGACTTTGGCGACCCAAATACTTGTACCTACGTTGATATTATTAATGTTGGCTTCGAGGCTAGCAGGATCATCAATGTCAAATGCTGTAATGTCAGCATCGTCAAGATTTACATATCCAGCTGATGGAAGTGCAGTATCTGTTGGCAATTCAGTTGTTGTTGGAAGAATGTTAGGCGAAGTAAGTTTAAAACTTTCTTTCCATACATTTTCCAACAAAACAGTTTGATCAGCTTTGCTGGATTCCAAAGGCAATATTACCTGCACCAAACTTGGGCTGGCATCTAGCAGCGCACGATTCAATCGCAGTTCAAAATAACTGCGATTGGCGTTGGCTCCGTATACTGCACGTTGTACCGCCCAGTTTTCATAAATGTTATAGTCGCCTGTTTCTTTTCCTAACACTGCCTGACTAAACAATTCTGCACTTAGGATAGTACCTTTGGAGTCCAAGAACTGTCGATAGATGTTTACCTGACTCACATCATCTAAATTTAATGCTGCCATGTACTGCCGAGGTCTAAAGCCAATAAGGCCATAGCTCAATAGATCATTATCACTTTCTAAGTTGGCAGCATTAATATCATAACTGTTGGCCAACTGATTGGCTTTGTTTGCAAGGTTAGGCAACATTCCCAATTCAATTTGAGAGTAATCACTTTGTACCCACTCGTTATAGTCAAATGTCTCGCTAGGCTGAACAATTGCCATGGCGCTCCAATAGGTGCCTTTGTATTTGACAATCGTACCTTTGCTGTAAATTTTATAATTTTGCCATTCTTCTACATTGTCTTGATTGAGAATAAATCCTTGTGCGTCCACAGCACCATTCCATTCGGTAGAAGTAGTGGATACCAAGTTCAAACGATTTTGTCTTGCACCAGTCACTGGATCGTATATCAAGTCTCCAAACACACTTGCATTGTCCAACACAATCATGTGTTCGTAAGATGTATATTTGATGTCGATAAAACTTAGAGTTTGATCAGCTAAAGGCTCAACACTGAATGTGTTGTCAATGCGAACAATGTTCAATTGTCGAGTAGGCAACTCTCTACGATTTTGATCTAGTAGAATGTTTTCACTGGTTTGTGCTTGAATTGAGTCAACAACTGCTTGTTCCTTAGTAACACTAAGTCGGAATGCCAATGGGTTTAATGCAATTAATGCATCATCGCTCCAGCCTTGTGCTGCCCAATACAAAAATTCATTGGCCATTTGATTCCAGTCAAGCTCATACCCATTGGCTCTGTTTGTGAAAGTAAGACCTTGAGTTTCTAAATATTGGCCCAGACTCAACAAAAAGTCAACTACTGCTGTTTTGGTATCAAATATAAATCCATACGGAACTTGTACCACAGTATTGGTATAAGATTTTGGCACTTGAATTCTAGTGTCCAGCACAGTTATGGTGCGCAATTGCCCTCCGCTTTGACTTTGCAGTATGCTAAAATAAGGCTGTGTGGTACTGTAGCCAAATACTGCATAGCCGCCTGGCACTGTTTGAACCAATACTGAACTGTAGCTGGCTCGGTCAAATGGTTGATTTTTGTACAGCAGTAAATTGTAACTTTCGTCAGGAATCAAAAAGCTGGTATTGGTGCTGGCTGGGCTGCTTTTTTCAGTGTAAAGTTTAATGTATTTTTTGTCTGAGAAGCTGGCCATGCGATAACACAACCGCACATCAAGATTGGCCAGGTCAGCAGTTAAATCTTCAGTTGAATCTATTCCTGATTGTCTGTTGTAGTCCACAATCCAGTCAATGTAACTGGCTTTGCTCACACCATTGCCGTATATTTCAATACCATTGGCATCTAGTCTGTACCGGTCATCATATAGATATTGTCCAAATTCTTCTTGGTAGCGATACAAATCACGATCAGCAAACAATGCAAAAAACTTAGCTGGTTGTGTCAAGGCCAACAGGCGCATGACTGCAAACGGATATGAACTTGAATTCCACCATGAAGCTTCAACTGGGCCACCGTCGCCAATGCTCCAACTCTTACGGAATTGTCCTTCATCCCAGGTCCCTACTACCGAATCAAATGGACTTAGCAATGCTCCTTCGCCGCCTGTGGGAATAACTGATGTCAGTCCTGGTCTTGCATATTTTGGCAGATAATAAGGTGCAACTGGGTCTCTGACATACCCAGCTTCCATGTCGTCCCAAAGCACTAAGTTACCTTCAGTGTAAGGTGCAGGCCCGTAGGTGTCATCCCACCAGTCTGGTTTGATGCTGAGTCCCAGCATTTCCCAAGGTGTGTATTCTGGTTGTTGAGTGTCGTAAAAGTAACGATAGATACCGCGCCAGGCTCCTAACAAATAATCATTGTTGAGTTTGTTTTGCGCTTCACTATAGTTCCATGTAAACTCATTGTTGGCTTGATAGTCTTGTGTGTTGTAGTCAAGTTTGTTCCAGGCCACCCAGCTAAGAAAATCTTGTGACAAAATATTGTTGACTTCGCTGTAGGTAAATCCAGTGTCTCTAAACTGTCCTGGGATAACATCAGCTGCCACCATAGGAACAGGATTGCCGTCTAATTTTAAATTGTTAAAAATTCTAGTTTCAAATTCCAACAACACATCATCTCTAATGTCATCAAATGTTTTTGTAACTGATCCATCGTGCCCGATCAGTACTGTTTGTTCGCCTGTACTGGTTTGTTGAACTGTAATTCTTGGTCTAAAAGCACGGTACAAACCAAGTTTGGTAGGAGTGTTTGGAACAAAGTTGCCATAAGTGCTTGTATATTCTCTGATGGCAATTTGATCGCCCACCGACAGTGTGACCAAAATAGTCACACGAGGTCCGTCTGTGGCCACAGAATATTCTAAATCACGAGTGAGCAAACGATCATTGAGGTATACGTTCAACCCTAAATAATTTGCAGATGTATAATTGTATACCTGCACAGTATCAAACACACTAGACGTAATAAAACTCACAGTGTAGGTGTTTTCAGTATACACCGCACCCGATGGCAGCATGTCTGACCAGTAGAATGGTTGTGTTTCTACTTTACCAGCATTGATTTCTTCAATAGCAGTGTCTAAGATTTGAGCAGTAGTTTGAAAATTGATTTCTTGCTGAGTCACATTTTCCAGCATGATACTTTTAAACTTAGTGTATTCTCTACTGTTGTAGGTCAATGCATTGAAGATGTTGTATTCTTCACTGCGCAAGAAATATCCAGCCAAAGTCATTGGAGCACTTTGTTGTAGGATAGTCAATCCATAAGGAATGATATTGCCAAGGTCTCTAGTGTTGTTAGCACCAGCAATAGCACCTTGGATGCCTGGTAAATTTTCGCAAATACTTTCGTAGTTTTGACGTATGGTTCCTAGTGTAAAGCTGGTGCTGTTGGCATTAAGCGGGTTGTTCTGCAGGTTAGATGGCACTTGATAAAAGGCCGCGGCGCTAATTTGATCGCTTAAAACCAAAACTTCAATAATGTCACCCACTACATAAGTGTTGAGTAATGTAATGGTAGTATTGTTGCCACTTACAACGTAAGTGTATTTGGTAGGATCTTGGAATACACTACCAACATAAACTTTGACCACTGGTACAGAATTACCAGTTTGGTTAATAACTGGCACATCCAATTTTAATATTCCAGTATTGTAAGTAAACTTAAATTGTTGATACATTTGGGTAGTAGTAATTGCATTCTGCCACCCAATTAATCTTGTGTATGCTGTTCTGTCAGCATATTCTCTAGCACTGCCAGAGCTAATAGCAACAGTTACTGATACGTTATCTCTGGTGTATACAAATGTATCTTTGTAGAGGTTGTTGTCAAACACAATATCTCCCACATTGGAGATACTGAGATACTGTAATGGAATTTTTAAAACTGTATCAAGTATTCTTGTGTCGCCAATTGCATAACTGAATAGTTTGCTACCAATAAAGTCTGAGCTGGGATATTTTGCTTGATTACCAAAACTAACTCGATCAGCGTCATACACGTCAAACAACGGTGCCTGTTGAACTCCAGTTTTTTGTTGCGCCTCAATCCAAGCAGCTCCGTCATACCAGAAAGTTAATCCTTGCAACGTGTCACCTGACAAGCACAGTGTAGACTGGTCAGTCAATACTTCGCCGTCAGACGCCAGTGTGAGATTGATAATAGGTTGTGCAATCAGTGGCGGCACTGTGTCAGGCACAATAAATTCTACTACATAAATTTTGTCTCTTACATCTGGATCTTCGTCAGCAGCAAAAATAACTCTGGTACCATTTGTAAAAGTATATCCGTCTACTGAGTATCCAGTTGATCCTTGAATGTTAGAGAATGCATCTGTCTCTAACTGATCAATTATGTCCACAGGTTGTTTGCCCTGAGTACCCATGTTAAACAGTCTAATGTCTGGTTGAAATTGAATAATTGGACGTTTGCCACGATAGTTGTTGTCTAGTGTGGCCACAGTGTTGTTATAAGCAGCCGTAGCATTGATCACATCAATGTGGAACCAACGGTTTGAACGTGTCCAAGAATTAAGGTCTTGACTTGCACGATCAATTGTGAAATAATCCAATTCTTCAGGCACTGGCAAGCTAGAATCATTGTCATTGATTACATAAGATTCTGGAGTGACAAAATTTGTAACAGGCAACAACTCAATAGCAGTACCTACGCCAGCCACATAATATTCACGATAGTTGATAGCGGTGGCATTCATGTCGGCTGTGGCTGTGGTTAGAGTCACAGCACTGCCGTCAACTACACTTGATACCGTAAATTGAAACGAGTTTACAATACTCTGAACGTAATACGATTGTCCAGCAACTAATCCTCCAATCACTGTGCCAGTAAATACTACCCGTTGACCAACATACAAATCTTCTGTGGTTGCTGTGCTAATTGTGTTGAACCCAGCGTTGGTAGATGTGCAAACAAAAGATATTGTTCCACTACTGTAGCTTGCTGGAATAACATCGCCCCGAAATACTATTTTTAATCCGTTGGTAAAAGATACACCGTTAGGGCTGGTGTAATTTTTTTGTCCCAAAATGTCATCAATGAACAGAGTAGAACTTTCTGTTTCATCCAACAGTTTAATTGTACCAAAAATTTCTGGATCTGTGCCATCTTGATAGTACAAGGTGTTTAACAAAGCTGTCAGCAGAGGGATTTGTCTAAACGTACCTGCGGCATCTTTGTACCAGTTGGTACTGCTGTACACAGTGCCATATCTAATGGTCCATTTGTTCAAATTGTCAATAGTAGCTATTCTAGACAATCTAAGATAGGTAATTCCATCACTTACTACGTAGTTGATTTGCCAAAGTTGATATCTATCTTCTGGGGCAATTTCTGCTGTGTAAGAGAATGGTTCAGTGTCAAAGCTGCCAATCAATCCGTTATTGGCAGACCCTGCTTCTAGTGGGTCAAAGAAACTGGTTCGAATCCACCCACCACTTTCAGCATCAGTGTTTGAATTTGTAAAAATTAAAGTTCTGTTGTTGAGACTGGTTATTCCGTCAATGCCGCCGTAGGTCTCAATGAACGTGTCTAGAGGTTGATTGTTGATTTGTTCAAATTTGAGTTCTGTGAGCAAATCAACATTTTGACTGAACACTGGCAAATTGTAATAAAAACTCTGAGCTGTTTTTGTAGGCACATTGAAAATCACTGTGCCAAGGTCTTCACCATTGTTGGTTACACCAAACACGTCACGTGAACTGATGTTGGGTGTGGTAGGAATTTTGCCAGACACACCTGGCTCTGTTTGTATCCAAAATCCTGGACCAGTGCCAGGTGTTCCATCCACAATGTTCAGCGTACCGCGCATGTTAGTTTGTGTGCCACTCACATAGTACAATGTGTTTGGTGCATTTCTTGGCACAGTAAATGTCACAAGGCCAAAGTTTGATCCATTGCGACTGACACCATCGTTATAAGGATTAGCTGATCCTAGTGTCTGTTCAGTTTTGATCCAGAACGGAAAATCGCCTTGCAAGTTCAAATTAAACACATAGGTGTTTCCACGAGCCAGCGTTAGTGTGGGGTTGTTGAGGAAGTCAATGGTATATGCAGAAATACCAGAATTTCCAACACGGTAGTTTACAGTTTCTGTAGAGTTTTGTGCAACCTGGAATGTATAGCTGCCGCCACGCACCACTTCAATAGTTGGATTCTCGCCGGATATTCCAGAAAATGTATAAACGCCATTGGCTCTTGTGACTTCAAAGTCGTCTGTTACCGGCACTCCTGTGGCCGCAACGTCAACTGCGTTGGGTCCATTGGGTAACCAGAAATACTGAGAGAAGTTTACAAATGTATCAAAATTAATAAACGGATCCCAAGTATAGTAATCACTTGAAAACAATCTGTCTGGTCGTTGCGTTGGTGATCCTTGGAACTCCAATGCATCAAGCATACCTGGATAGGTAATGGTATTTTTAATTGTTGTGGTATCAGCAGGATCTAAACTGACCACTCCTGGTTCTAGTTGATAATCACTGCGTGTTTTTGTTGGTTCTACCACATACTTGTCGTTGGGATTTACACCCGGGCCGACTGTACGGCCAATGAAGCCTTGTGTCTTTTTAAATTTAGGTTCTTGAATCAGTTGATCAAGTGTGGCCGCTAAAAACTGTTTGTTAGTGTCAGTTTGAAAAATTTGCGGAAGAAAGTCTACTGAGCGTACTCGTGCCATTAAATTACTCCGCTGCCTGCTGCTGTGCGCAGGTTAGTACTGGTCAATGCTTCAATCACATCAATGTTATCAATGGTTGCGGCATTGGCAAAAATCTCATTGGGTTGAGAACGAATTTCGTACAAATCACCAAAGCTCTTTTGTGGATCCAACGGAACTAGTACTACAGAACTGATGATTGTGCCAAGTTGTCGATGCAGGTAGGCAGCAAGTTCTGAGAAATAAAATGTGTCACCAAAGTTCCATTTGTCAATTGAAAAATAACTGTTCATTTCTGCTAGTACTGAGCTTTTGATTTCAGATGTTGATGCTGTTGAATTTTGTGCTCGTATCACTTTGATAGTGGCACGCAATGTTGCTGCGGCCTTGAGTCCGAACAGCGGTTTAAAATTGACTGAGTTGACCACAATGTTGTCTGACACCATCTTGTAATCTTGTAGTCGTTGATATTCTGTACTTAGATCGTCAATGGTTGGTTGTTCAGGTTCAGTGACTGTACCGGTGGTATCTTTCAACCAGTTCTGGTAGGCATTATAATAACTCAAAGTGACCACATACAAGTCAATGATATTGGTTGTTCCTGGATCAATTCTACTGGTCAATGGACTGTTGTGTCTGTACTGATAGTACAAACTTTGTCGTCCTGTTCTTGCAATCCATCCTGTGACTGCATTGAGTTCCAACACTCCTGTTACTGTCAAGCTCAATTGATAGAATGCATCTTCGCTGTAGGCATAGAATACCTGCCCAGATGACCATTCAGTTTTTACCAATTCAATATCATCAAGGGTGGCGTAGCTGTAAATTACCACGCCTTCTTCAACCAACAAATAACGCTGTAGGTTGTCAAAGTCCACAGTTTGTTGTAAAAACACATAAGGTCCTGTGGTTCCGGCTGGTCCTACTATTTCACTAAAGAAGTCTGGGTTGTCTGGCACACCATCATTGTCTGAGTCTCTGTATCCTACTAATACCTGGAAGTCATCCACATAACCGTCGCTTTCAACTGGTTGACCAGTAATGGTCATGTAAATGTCTCCTTCAAGCGGTTCACTGGAGTTTGGTTGAGTGTTGACTGCTAACACATTGATAAAATCTTTGATCACTGTGCCAGTGCGGCTGTCATAGATTTGCGCACCGTCGTAGAAGAAGAATCTTGTTTGCAACACTGATCCAAAGTTGTATGCAAGTCCACGGAATGTAATTGTGTAATTTTGATTTTGAACCACAAACTGGATCAGCCATGAAGAGTCTAAGTTGGCACCACTAGTATTACCAGCGTACTCTTGACTCCAGGCAGCGTCCTGATTCAGGTTGGTAGATTGAATCAAATACCAAGAGTACGGAGTACCTGTAATGGATCCGTCATTGTCGTATCCTAGGCCAAAATTACGAAACAATGCAATTTGATCACTCATTGCAGATTCAATCGACAATGGCAAGTCTGTAACAAATAACGGAATAATAGTGTCTACAATAGCGCCAGTAGGAACAAAGTTATTGAGTATGACTGGCCCTGACCCATTGATTAGATTACCCAGTCCTGAGTTCATACCATCGCCAGTTACTCGTATGGGGCTGGCCCAAATTTCCACACGCTCTTCTGCTTTGGTTGGAATGCCCAATTGCAGTTTGTTGTTTTTATCAAAAAAGTAACCCGGTGGCGGCACAAAACGTACCAGGCTACCAACAATAGCGTACAAGAAATTGGTTGTAGATTCATCACCTACTGCAATGGGTGTGCCTGCACTGTTTTTAAAGTAACCAGTGGTTTCATTGGCCAAGGTGGTGCTTTGATTCCAGGTGCTTCCGCCTGTGCTCAAAGTAGTAACTGCACTCATTGAGCCTGTAGCCGAGCTTAATGTAACTGCTGATCCACCGGCTGTGGTGCTTACAGTGAATGTACTGTTGACTGAATTTATACTGACCACATAATAAGGCAAGTCGGCAGTAATGCCACCAAACACTGTGCCTGAGAATGTGATTGGCATGCCAACATAAGCATAATCAAAAAATGCAGCAGTAGCGCAGGTAATTGCATTGGTTGTAATTGTTGTGGCCGTGCAAGTGATATCTAAAGTGTTGATTAACTTTCTTGGAAAATTCCCATAGTAAAACTGCCGCATGGTACTTTCAGTCAACTGTGGTTGCACCTGATTGGTAATCACATCAGCAATTTCATTGCGATTGGTCCAACTGAACAAAATAGTTGGTAAAATATTTTGTTGCCACAATCCACCGTCGCTGCCAAAGCTGTTGGTACTTGAATACTTGCCGGTATTATCAACCAAGTCAAGATATCGACTGGTTCCAATTGACGCACGATTCAATGCTTTAGATTTAATAATTGAATTGTACTGTGTGTAAGGAAACAAGTTGTAGTCTTCACCATTGACCATGCGATTTTGTGTATAGTACCTAGCAGGCGCACGTTGTTTGATTTCATCAATTGGCTCGCGTGCTTGGGCATTGCTTACTGGACGAGTAATACCACAAGTAAAGGTGATAGTTTGCAAATTGCCGTTGCGGTCAGTATAACTGATAGGCAAAACTACGTTTTGCATTTCTTCAGGATTGATAATGTATTGCAGTCCATTAGAACTGCGCACATAGGCACGGAAATTTCCTACTGGAATTTCTGAAAACACTCCATCCCCAAATATCATAGTAAGTTGATCGTTTGTTCTGCTGGTTGTGGAATAGATTGATCGTAGGCCAGTCAGTTGTTCAGCAGCACCAACGTAGATGTTTTCTGTGTATTGCCATTCACGGCTGATGCTTCCCACGTTGTCAAGTTGAAACAACCAACGATCTTCGTTGTTTACGCCTTCAATGTTGATGTTTACTGTGCGGTTGGCAATGCGCTCGGCCAAGTTGAAGTCTTGATTTTGTAACGTGCCTTGTTTAAATGCAAAAAAGTATCCGGTATTGGCAGATTGATAACCCAGTTGGTCATTGCGATACAACACATTGAAACTGGTGTTTGGTTGCGGCGCCGGCTCGTAGATGTAATCACGACCAACACTGGTTGAAGTTATTGCTTCAAACGGCATTGAAATCCCGTCCACTGTGGCGTTATACGGAATGACTGGTAAGAATCCTGGCACAAGATTGACAGCATATTCATCTGTGCGCACACCCAGTATGGTTTGTCTATTGCCTGGACGACCAATGCGTTGACTGTCTACTAACGCGGCATTAATGATAGTGGTAAATTGTTCTTGCCAGTCTGGGTTTGTTGGATCTGCCCAGTCCACAGTAACGTTGCTCAAGTTCACTCCGTTGTAATCGATCACATTTTCAGTTGTGGTAACATTGAATACTTTGAGATATCCCTGGGCCGCGGTGTTGCGTTTGGCAGTATAGCTGACTAGATTAGCCAGGCGCACAACTGAATCTCTGCGTTCTGCTGTGTCTAAATAGTTTTCTCTGGTGTTTAGGTCCGTGCGAAAGGCCAAGGCTTGACCCATGAATGCAATTACATCTAGTAACGCAATGAATTCTGAGCTTTCAATGTAGTCGTTGAAAGTTTCTGGGTAGTAGAGGCGTATGTAATCAATGAAACTTTTGCGTAGAGTTTCAAAGTCATAACTTTGAAAATCAGCTTCACGATAGGTTTGATAGATCTGTTTCCAGTCTTCTACACCAAATATTGCTGTTTGTCTTGTGGTCTTTGCCATGCCTCTTTGCCTTTAGATCTTGTATTTATTACCAGAAAAAACGGCTCAGTTATACGTAGCTGGCTCTGCGTTGTTGATTATCAAAGAACACACTTAAAAATTCAGCATCAGTTCCTGGCAATACTGCTATTTCTAACTGTATTAGAAACCCGTTGTCTTGAGGAAACACTGCCATTTGCGTAACTTGTATTCTTGGATCGCCGCCGCACACACGTTGAACTTCCGTTTCAATATTGCGTTGCAGTTCAGTGATTTGATTTTCAAACACATAGTCCCACATCACAGTGCCGTACTGCGGGCGGCCAGGCAATTCACCTTGACGGATGTTGAAGGCATTCAGCAGATCTCGTTTGATTAACTCAAAGTCAACCAAGGTAAATTTTTTATATTGATTTATGGTGTTGAAGCCAATGAATGTGGTCATAATTAATATTTATCGGCTCAAGCAAGGTTCTGTCTAAGCACGTCAATTGCGCTTTCGGTTACTTTGATTGATTCTGCAATTCGTCGTTGTTCTTTTTCAATTTTGGCCACAAGGGCCGAATCATTTGCTAGTTTGGCCTGGCGAAGGAGTCCTTGCAATCTTCCATCAACAGCATTATAGTCATTGATATAGCTTTCAAGGTCTGCAATGTCTTTTCCGTAACTGTTTAACCTAGCTCGTTTTGCATCACTCTTGCTGAGAGTAATAACAGATTGATCAAGAATAGCATTGGTCTGTTCAACAGCAATACCAAACTCAATTCCCAGCTCAGATGTTGTAACTTTTGGTGGTGTGTTATTATATTCCACTGGAGGTATTTTTGGATTTCCAATTACCCGTATGGCAGCGGCATTTAGTGTGACTCTGTTTACTGTGTCAAACACTGGCTCTCCGAGAGCCAACTGTTTCATTGCATCGTCAACTTTGGTCTCTGCAAAATCCACAGCAAAACTTGCATTTCGTGCTGTTTCATTTAGTGCAGTTTTAACATCACTGGCCAGTGCTTTTCCTTGTGCCCAGTCCATGGTATTGGGTATACTTTTGGCTGCATTTAATGCTGTGCCAGCCAAGGCCCCGACGCTGAGTTTATCTGTAGGAATACCCAGGGCTTGAACTCCAGTTAACCCATTGCTCATTAATTCTTGTTGTATGGTTTCTTGTTTTGGCAATGATCCTAACAAATCTTTTAGGCTGGTAATGCCGGCCTTGCCTGTAAACACCGTGGGACTTTTCAAAACACTAGTCAATGTGTTGGTGCCACTGGATAAAAATTGTGATACTGTGCCAGGTTTAAGAACACCAGCAGCTTCCAGCTGAGATCCGTCAAACCCAAATTTTCCAACGCCTATAGAATTGCTAACTTGATTGGCCACTTGTCCTATTGATCGAGATGCAGACGCCAAACTGGCAGTTACTTCGCTTACTGATAGATTACTAATGCCTCCCAATGCCGGCACTTGCTTGGCAAAATCTGGTATGCCAATAGCAGCCGTTGGAGCCAATGCTCCAGCCGCGGCACTTTGTATGCTGCCAAGTGTTTGTTTAGCTACACTTATTCCTGAGTTCACTGCGCCAGCAATGCTGCTTGGCAATGCTGAAGCTGCTTGTAAAATTCCCGGTGCACCAAGGCCACCAGTGAGTCTGTTAGCAATACCTGAAGCAGCACCAGCCACACCGCCAGGAATATTTTTTAATGCACCTTGCAATGCTCCCGACACTGTGCCGCCAATACCACTGGCAGCTTGTGACAAACTGGCTGCGGCAGACGACAATCCTTGTGTTGCTTGGGTGACTGCACTCAACGCATCGCCAACTTTTAAACCTGTTAGACTTCCTGTACTTGCTTGTTTGTCAAAGATAGCTTTGGCCTGATCAAACGTCATGCCTGGAGGAGCCTTAACTGTGAATACTTCTCCAGCCGCATCTAAAGAAAATTTAAATTCACTCATGCTGTTTTCACAATCTCTACTCCAGCTGGAACAGGTTCAGCGCCTGGTGGAGGATCAGGCTGGCCTTCTTCAAAGTCCAATTCAGACGCAACACCAGCATTGTGATAAGGCCAGGGTTCGTGTGTGGGTGCTCTAGGCACAATAGTTTCTAATTTGTCTTTTTCAACTTCCCATCCTTTTGAAGTGCTGAACGTGGTTGAGTCTAGCAAGATTTTTTCCAGTGCTTTGGGTGCATCTACTGCTGGAGCAGCAGGCCCATTTAAGTCAATCCCGCCGGCTGATACAACAAAACTGCTGCCAGCTGCCCAACTTCCGCTGGCGCTTTCCAAAGCCAATGTCCCGTCGGCCTTTACACCAATTGTGGCTTTGCTGTACAACTTTAAATCAGCCTGTGCGGTAATAGATGCATTTACTCCAGCTTCAACTGTGAAGTTGTTTTTGGCTTTGATGTTAAAATTTCTCCCAGCGTACATGTTGATGTCTTGATCAGCATGAATGTTAACATCGCCTTGACTGCGCACGTTTACTGAGTTTGTGCTGTAGACATCAATGGTACCTTCTTGTCCTAACTCAATCCAAGTTTGTCCGTTGGCATGAATCAGATAGATAAAATTGTTAGAGTCATTCATCATGAACTGATGACCTTTGGCGCTACGCAGGCGGAACAGTTGATTTCTTCCGTTGATGTCTCCGTCGTCCATGACAAATGTATGTCCGCCCATGCGGCCAATTACTTCTAGCTCTGCTGGCTTTACTGCACCAGAGTTGAGTTTTTGTCGTATGTCAGCAGGCTTCAGTCCACCCTGGTAAATTGCTGTTCCAGGTGTGGAAATGCCAAACACTGCTGACGGGCTTTCACGTTGACTTGAACTGCGAATAGGTCCGCGTTCGGTGTCCTTGGCCAATCCTTGTTGGAACAACGACGCTGCAACTACGCTTTGCACTGGTTTGGCTTGATCAAAAAATCTTCCAGCGTTGTCTAGTTTGTTGTTGTTGCTGTTGAGTTCTGTTACTGGCAACAGTGGTGATTCAGCAAAATATGATTCTTGATTTACATTGGTTGTTACATAGTTTGCTTCAGCGCCAATGGCTGGTATCATGTGTGTGAGACCATTTTCTGGCAACACACCAATGTAGTAACCTTGTGAACGATCGCCATTGATAAAAACACACATGACTTGCAGGCCAAGATCAGGAGGAGTAAACCACATGCCATAGCTGTTGGGATTGCCCGGATAGGTACCTGAATCGTTGTCAGCTGTTTTGCCCGGAGGCGTCACTCCATAAAACGGAGGCATGTAACTTACTGTGGTCCACTTGCTTTGATCTTGGTTGTTGCTGCCGGCATTGAATGCTTCAATGAACACTTGCAGTCTTCCAAGTCGTGCAGGATCAATGTTGTTCATTACTCGACCAACATAAGGACCGTACTCAGCAGGAACCCCACCACGATCTTGTTTGTAGTTTGACGGTCTTCCTCTACTGCGTTCAATTTCTTCTGCCATATTCTACCTTAAGTTTCTCTTGCGCCTCTTTGTGTGCCACGAGGGTTGGCATTTCTAAAGATTATAGCTGCACCTTGATTTGTATTAGCTCCAACCACCTGCCCATTACTAACAACTGGTTCAGACGGGTTAAAGGGGGTGGGTGTGTAGTTGCTAAATCTAGCCAGCTCGGCTTGCGCAAATGAGTCGCTGGCCACACCTGGACCACCTCTTGGTATTGGAGCATTTCTTGGTCCAGTAGCTGTGGTTTTTCGCACTGTGGCTGCGGCAGTTCTTGCGGCGTTTGCAGCCACAGCCTCATCTACGCCGCCAAACTCATCAGTTTGTCCGGCAAATTCTGGTGTGGCCACAGGTGTGGCTGTGTTTGTTTTTTGTGGGATTGGTACAGAATAAATTGTAGCGTCAATGTCTTGTTCAAATCGTCCTTGATTAAAACTACTTACAATTTCTTTTGCTCGGTATACAATACTTTGAATGGGCTGTCGATCACCGTAGATTTTTTCAGTACGGCTATATGGATCGGCAAGACCTGTGTTTAAGTTGTAGTCTTCTGGACGTTGCCACACCAACTCAAACAGCACGTCACGGATATCAAAATTTATTGTGCCATCTCGTGCAAATGGGGAGTATGAAATTTTACTTGCATCCAATGCTCCAGCAACAGATCCTTGTTGTATCCAGGCAGGATCTCCTAGAATTTTTATCTTGGCACTGGCATTGTCAGATGGGTTGTACAGGTACTCGGCTGCGCTGGCTCCCAGCTCGTTGGCTTTGCCGCCTGCTCCTTGAGAAGATTCTGTGCTGCGACTTTGAACAGATATAAAAGGAATTTCTCTCATGCTGGTAGCCTGTGTTTTTCTAATACTGGCCAGAGCTGAATTTTCTGGACTGGATCCAGTTAATGTTTGAATGTACAGTTTATTGAAAGTGGCAGTGTAGCTTAACACCGCTGTATTTTCTCCGGTAAACCACCAAGGGTAACGTTTGACCAAGCCTGGAAACTTTACTCCAGGAAAGTAACTGCTTTTCATTTCAGCTGGTGAGTAAGGCACAATAATAAATTTTACTCGATAAGCAAAATCGTTGCGTTTTTCATCATACTCCAACGGAGTGGCTGACATCAAAATGTTGAACCATTTGAAGTCTTGCGTTTCTGATCCTGGCTTGACTTCTGGATTGCCGCTTTCTTCGTTGAGAATCAAATTTGCTTGATCAGTAATATAACTGGAGTTTCTCACAATCAGTTCAATTGCTTGCAGTATTTGCATGCCGGCTGTGATACCAAAACTTCTGGTTTTGGTATCCATGGCACCCTTATCTGGGCTGGCAGCAGAAGTATCGCTTGTTACTGGGGCACTTACTGCGGTAGCAGATTTGTTCACAGGAGTTCCTGGTTTTTGTACAGTGGCATCTTGAATCAATTCGGCGCCGTTAGCAAATTCCAATTCATATACATCTGCTACTGTGTACTGGTTAGTTGACACCAATCGTTGCTGTTCGATATTCATGGCTTCAATTAATCCACGCTGAATGGTTTTTTTGTTGTTGGGCGCAGCAGTTGCCTTAGGCGGAACTCTTGAATCACTGGAAGCAGTCCGACGTCCTCGACCATCTGTTTGAGTTCGGTCTGCTGTGGTTGTTGCCCCGGGTGTGGCAGCAGCAGGAGGTTCGCCGTAAACTGCTTGGCCTTTAAGCATGTCAGACACACTAGCGCCAGTGAGTTCTATGTCGCCAGGGATGGTGCCTCTCTTGGTACCACCCGCAATCAACTGACCAATTGGAGCACATTCAAAATCATAGCTGACCAGTTTGTTTGCCACAGACCAGTTGATATTTTTGATTCTAAACGGAATATATTTTTCTATCAAAGAACTAGAGTCTGATAATCCAGAGACTGGATCTGCCACACCAACTGTTTGTAAATTTCCATTTGCATCGTAACCAAAAAATCTAATCACCATGAGATATATTGCTGCCGCATAATTTACAGCGCCAGCAGCACCTTTGGGTGCTATGTCTTGCACTGCTTTGTAAATGTTGTCTATCAAGGTAATATTGGCTGGCTCAATCACTGTGAACTTTAAATCAGTTACCGAGTGTGCTGCCATGGTATTTTTGCCAAACAGTTTGTTGGTGACTTTTACTGAATCTATGTAGTAGTCGTAAGGAAAAAACGGATTGCGGCCAGCTTCAAACGCAAGTGGTTGGGGAGCCTTGGGGCCTTGGGGACCGCCAATGTTGTTGGGGGCTCCACCAGTTTGAAACAGCAAATTATAACCGTTAATTGTTTTTTTCTCAGACAGTTGATATGCTGCATACTGTGCGTTAGACATCAAGTACACTGATGCTTGATAGGTATAGCTTGAAAACTTATCTAGTACATTAGGCTGCGGCTTGATCAGTTCGTTAGTGGGACTTGTGGCATTTACTGTGGCCTGTGTGTTGACTGTGCTTGGTGCAGGATTGTTGTCATTGGCGCCAACACCTGGTTCAGTTTTTAAATCAACGCCGCCAGGCAGGCCAGCAGCATTATATAAATCTCCTGTTTCAGGATTTCTTCTGAAATTTGATAATGTGCCATCTTCCGTGTATATGTTAATACCACGAGAATCTCCGTTTGTGGCTTGTGTTTGAATTAGTGTTTTTACTGGAGGATTGGTATTTTGATCTCCTCCACCAGCATTGGAAGTAACTGGAACGTCTGCGGTTGTGGCCATGTGTTAGTACCCCAATGTAGATTTTAGTGTTGACTCTTTGGGAAGATAAATTTGTGTTCCTACAGCAAAATCCAGTGGAGGTTTTGTCAGCGTGTTTGGATTGCGTTGATAAAACACCCACCAAAGACCTGGCACGCCATACAAGTCATAGGCCAACATGTCGGGTCTGTACTGATAGGTTAAATTTATAGTGAACAAAATATCATCAGTTTCTTTGGGAATAGGTCTGTTGACCATGACATCCAAGAAAAATTGCGAGTACCCAGTTTGATAGTAAGGACTGGTTGCATCGTAGTTTGTGGCCATTACCAGAATCCTCCTTTGAGTAAGTTACCTTTGGCAAAGTTTTCTAGACTGAATCCTTGGCTGACTTGCTGTCGAGTTTGTAGTGGATGCAACACAACTGATATTTCTATCTTGGTAGGAACATAAGTTGTTTGGCCCAGTCCATTTACTGTGTTGCGTACCACACCCAAGTCTGCTGGCGTTCCTTGCGCACCTTTTGGTAAATGAGAAGTTGTTAGTCTTCGTAACACACTTTCAATAGTAGAAGCTGGAGAACTTGAAACTTTAGGTGTTCTCTCAGACATGTTTAAGCCTTGATTGTTAGGCTTGACCTGTATGTAATCAACGTTATTGGGCAAGGTATAATTGAAACTGGCAACCAAACAAGGATGGTTGTTGAATTGATATTCGCCAAATCCAGACAGCTCAACCAATGGTGGCGGTGAGCCACGTTGCGGATCTTTGCCATAAAACATTTTTGTAACTGAACGGAAAAAGTGTATTACCGCCAGCAAATATTCAGCTTCAGCAGTGTCTTGTGCTGTGAATGTTCCAGTAACAGTTATATCACCAACTTGACTGCTTTGATAAAAGTATCCACGATAGTTTGAGTGTGTGAGATTGTAACTGTCGTACTTGGCTGAGTACTGAGTTGATATTGTTGGCGTGTAGGGAAAAATTATTCCATCTGTGGGAACCAATGGGCGTAAAATGCCAGGATCTTCTGCTTTGTAGAGATATTTTGCACCTGGAGCCAATCTCAGTCTCACACGCCAATCGCCTTGCGAGGATGTGTTAAATCGCTGTTGCAGTGTGAATTGATCACGCAGTTGTGATTGTGCGGCTGCGCCAGCTGCCGCTTCAAAATCATTGGGATCAACATTGGCAGCCTGCGCAGATTCTGCAGCTTCGGTTGCTGCCAATAATGCTGCGTCGCCAGTTGCTACTGGTGCTGGTCCAAATATTGCACGACCTTCTGCTTCACGTAGCTGTGCCAATTCAGCTTCGTTGGTTGCATCTAATGCTTCATCGCCTGATGCTGACGCCGGTGCTGGTGCAAATATTGCACGACCTTCTGCTTCACGTAACTGTGCCAATTCAGCTTCATTGGCTGCATCTATTGCTTCATCGCCTGATGCGAACACCGGTGATGGTGCAAAAACTGCAACGCCTTCTGCTTCACGTAGCTGTGCCAATTCAGCTTCGTTGGTTGCATCTAATCCTTCATCTCCGACTGGTGCTGGATTACGAGACTCAATGGTTTCTGGGGCAGCCGGTTGCGGCAGCTCTGGGTCTGTTGCAGGATTTTGTTCAGCTGGTGAATTTGTAGTAGCCATTGTTGTTCCTATACCTTATTTATTGCTGATAAAAACGGCATAGTTTAACAAGAGGTTGACAAGTGTTGTAAATCTGCTACAATAAGTACATACTTGGAGACCCTTGCATGACACTAATTGCAAAACCCGCACCTAAGGTAAACTACCTTAACAATCGTGACATTTTAAAAGAAATACACCTGAGCAAAAACACCTACTGTTGTTATCGTGATCCAGCAATTGATCACCAATACGACATAATTTTGCCCAGTCTAGACAAAATCAATCAGCGCACCATTGTTGAAGCTCGCAGAAATCGAGCAGATCGTATCAAACGTGAAACTGGTGAAGTGATTGATCAAAAGAAGATCCCCAACACAGATCTTGTGTTTAGAATCACCTGCTGGGAACACATACCCATGGCACCCAAAAAAGTTACCAAAGCCGCTGCCAAGAAAAAGAAACTGGAAGACATACTTGATTTGGATGATGTGTCAGAAGATCCGCTGGCAGATTTAATAGATGAACCTGTGCTAGACCCCACACATGTGCGTGTGAATTTTCCCCCGTTTTTTCACTACAGACTTGACGAGCAAAAGGTACCGTTTTTGGTGGGCAAGAGTCATTGGCGTGGCGATTTGGCCACAGGAGAGTTTTCAAAGGATCACGGCAACATGACCAAGAAGCTGGCCATGATGTTTATGAAACTGTGTGAACGCTATGCCACTCGTTCCAACTGGCGTGGCTACACCTACAACGAGGAAATGCGTGGACAAGCTCTACTTCAACTTAGTCAAATTGGTTTACAATTTGACGAATCTAAATCGCAAAACCCCTTTGCTTACTATACCGCTGCTATCACTAATAGCTTTACACGGATTCTTAACATTGAAAAGAAAAATCAAAATATCAGAGATGACATCCTGGAGATGAACGGCTTGAACCCATCGTGGACTAGACAGAACTCCGGCAAAGCTGGCATGGCTGCCATGTCCGGACCGGTTGTATCTAGTCTGGATCAGTAGTATACTAGCAGGATGACTAATCTATTCCGCAAAGCCGCAATCTTCACTGACATACATTTTGGACTCAAAAGCAATTCAACTCTGCACAATGAAGATTGTTTGGCCTTTGTAAAATGGGCCACTGCTAAGGCCAAAGAGGAAGGGTGCGAAACTGCCATGTTTCTGGGTGACTGGCACAACAATCGAGCCAGCCTAAATATTGTTACCCTAAACTATAGCCTTCGATCATTAGAGCACCTAAATGCTAATTTTGACCGTGTGTATTTTATACCTGGGAATCACGATCTTTATTATCGCGACAAGCGTGATATTCAGAGCGTGGAGTGGGCACGTCATCTCCCCAATGTGGAAATATGTAACGATTGGTTTAGTAGCGGTGACGTCGTTATTGCTCCTTGGCTTTGCGGCGATGACCATAAACGTATTCCTAAACTAACTGGCAAGTACATGTTTGGACACTTTGAACTGCCCGGCTACTTGATGAATGCCATGGTAGAGATGCCAGACCATGGCGAAGTGCGCAGAGAAGACTTTGAGAATTTTGAACATGTATTCACCGGACACTTCCACAAGCGACAGACTAAAAAGAATATTACCTACATCGGTAATGCGTTCCCTCATAATTATGCAGATGCTGGTGACGACGAACGAGGACTTACTATATTGGAGTGGGGAGCAGCGCCTGTTTTTCATGCTTGGCCTGCTCAACCGACGTATAGAGTATACGGACTCGCCAACCTTATTGACAACGCTCCGGCTCTTCTTAAGCCCAAAATGCATGTGCGTGTTGGACTAGACATTGAGATTTCATATGAAGAAGCCAACTTCATCAAAGAAACGTTTGTGAAAGACTACGACCTACGTGAGATGTCGCTTATTCCAAACAAAAACTCAGATGTAGACACAGATATGGCGCCAGGCGAGATTAAATTTGAGTCAGTGGATCAAATTGTCACAGACCAACTCACTAACATTGAATCAGAATTCTACGACAACAAGTTACTGTTAAAGATTTATCAAAACTTATGATACAAATACGAAATCTCACTGTTAAAAACTTCATGAGTGTAGGCGCAGCCACACAGGCCATTGACTTTGACCGCAATGATCTTACACTGGTGCTGGGTGAAAACTTAGACTTGGGTGGCGATGGATCGAGAAACGGCACAGGTAAGACCACAATCATCAATGCACTAAGTTATGCATTATATGGCCAAGCACTGTCAAACATCCGCAAAGACAATCTAGTAAACAAAACCAATGCCAAACACATGTTGGTCAGCTTAGACTTTCATATCAACGGCACAGACTACAAAATTGAACGTGGGCGCAAACCCAACGTACTCAAGTTCTATGTAAACAACGAACACAAGGCCGCAGAGGATGAGGCACAGGGAGATTCAAGAGAGACACAAGACGCCATAGAGCGTATTATTGGCATGAGCCATGACATGTTCAAACATGTGCTGGCGCTGAACACCTACACAGAACCGTTTCTAAGTTTGAAGGCCAATGACCAGCGCACAATCATTGAGCAGTTGTTAGGTATTACCTTGTTGAGTGAACGTGCGGACCGCATCAAAGAACTCAACCGACAAACCAAAGATGCTATCCAGTCTGAAGAGTTTAGAATTCGTGCTGTGCAAGAAGCCAACAAACGCATCGAAGAACAGATTGAGAGTCTAAAGCGTAGGCAAGTGCTTTGGCAAAAGAAGTACGACAGTGACGTGGCTTATCTAGTTGGTCAGTATGACGATCTAGCAAAGATTGATATTGAACTAGAACTGCTGGCTCACAAAGATCTAGCTGTGTGGTCTGCAAGAAAACAACAACAAGATGCATATACTGCTCTTGTTGGTCGACAAACTGCTTGGAAACAAAAACAACACAAAGACATTGGTGAGCTAGAATCAACCTACAACAAACTCAGTCATATCGACATCTTGGCAGAACTTCAAGCACACACAGATTTGGCTGCTTACATTCAAAAAGCCAAAGACATTACAGACTTAGAAAAATACATTGCTCGATGTGTAGCAGACGAGGCCAAAGAACAAAAGGTCATCAACAAACTCAAAGCCGAAATTGAAGAATTAAAAAATCACAAGTGCTATGCTTGCGGGCAAGACTTCCATGATACCAATCACGAAACAGTATTGGCAACAAAAGAAAAGGCCTTGCAAGAGGCAGCACTACAAGCATTGTCTATCAATACTCAGTGGATGGAAAATACAGATGCGTTAACCGCATTGGGCGAGTTGGGTGCCAAACCCACAACACACTACCAAACAGAAACAGAAGCTATTCGACATTCTAGTGAGTTGGAAAACATTCAACACAAGATTGATGCCAAACGTGCAGAAACAGATCCCTATGCTGAACAGTTAGCAGAACACACACCTGTAGAAGTTGGCACACAACCTGTCACACATTATGATACCGAAACACAGGCAATCGATCATCGCAGTCGCATGAACACCCTGCTGACACAGATCAATGGCAAAGCACTAGAGACCGATCCGTATACAGAACAAATTACCGAAATGCAACAACAGGCCCTACAGGTTGTGAGTTACGATCACTTAAACGAACTTACTAGAGTGCAAGACCATCAGGACTTCTTGCTCAAACTTTTGACCTCAAAAGACTCGTTTGTGCGTAAGAAGATTATTGAACAGAACTTGAGCTATTTGAATCAACGTCTCACACACTACTTGGATAGAATTGGCTTACCACACACAGTGAAGTTCATGAACGACTTGACAGTGAGCATTGAAGAACTGGGTCGTGAACTGGATTTTGACAACTTGAGTCGTGGCGAACGCAATCGATTGATCTTAAGCATGAGCTGGGCATTCCGTGATGTTTGGGAAAGTTTGTACTCGCCCATCAACTTGTTGTTTATTGACGAGATGATTGACAACGGGTTGGACACACAAGGTGTGGAAAATGCACTAGGCCTGTTGAAGAAGATGAGTCGCGAACGCCACAAGTCAATCTGGCTGGTTAGTCATAGAGATGAACTTACTAGCAGAGTTGAAAACATTCTCAAAGTGATCAAAGAGAATGGCTTTACCAGCTACAACACAGATATAGAAGTGGCATGACTGATGTTTTGATTTTAAGTATACCACGTTTGAGTGCCACTCGGCCTCAAAGTGCCTGTGGCATACTCAAATCAATTTGCAATCGTGCGGGCGTTACTTCAAAAGTTTTTGATATTAATTTGGACTTTTATCAAAATTTTAAATCTTCTAATCCGTCAACTGCCAATGCCATTGATCAATATTGGATACAATGGAACAAAAATCTGTTGCCTGAGGAGAAAACAACTTACTCTAGTTGGTTGCAAGCATGGGTTGAAAAATTAATGGCTTTTGATTGCAAGATCATTGCAGTAAGTGTATTCAGTTGGGAAAGTCAACGATTTTGTCTTGACTTTTTTCCATTGTTGCGTAAAAATTTTACAGGCACAATCATTGTAGGCGGACAAGGTCTTATCAATGAACAAAACGGTAGCTTTAGTACCAAGATGCATTTTGCACACAAGTTAAAAAATCAAGGACTAATTGATCATTGGATTGCTGGAGAAGCTGAAAACAGTTTTTACAATTTTTTAACTGGTAGCAATGTACCTGGATTAGACAGTGATGTGTTGGTCAATGATGTTGATCTTGATACTAACAACATCGCAGATTATAGTGACTTTGCAATAGAACAATATGTAACTGCCTACCCCGGCGGGGTATTGCCAATTGAAAGCAGTCGTGGATGTGTTAGAAGCTGTGCGTTTTGTGACATCCCCACACATGCTGGAGGATATAGATACAAAAACGGAAAGGTACTAGCTAATGAAATGATTGGCTATTACCAACAGTATGGTGTGCGTAACTTTTATTTTAACGATGCGTTGATGAACGGCAGCGTCAAAGATTTTAAACTATTTTTGAACTGCATCATTGAGTTTTATCAACAAAACAATTTACCTGACAGATTCTTTACATTCAGTGGTTATTGGATTGTGCGAAGTGAAACTCAATTCAAAGAGCACAATTTTGAACTGCTAAGTCGTGCCGGAGGAGAAATGTTTGAAACTGGAGTTGAGACTGGTAGCGAACGTTTGCGAAACATCATGAACAAGGGATTTTCAAACGCAGATCTTGAGTTTAACATACAGCAGTTCAGCAAGTACAAAATGAAATTCTTCTTGTTGTTGCTGGTAGGGTTTCCAAATGAAACACAAACCGACTTTGAAGAGACCAAGAACTTGCTACGACGCTGGCAGAAATATGTTGCACTAGGAACTATTATTGGATGCAACTTAGGCACAGGATTGACAGTAGAACAAGGAACACCTATGTTTGATAATCCTGCAAAATTTAACATTGTTCCAATCAAGGGCGACACCGCCAAAGGCATCAATTGGATTTGTACCACAACACCTGAACTTGACTATGCAGAACGTGTGCGTCGACGCATTGAACTGCACAAGTTGGCCGAAGATCTGGGATATACTATCTGGAAAGGTGATGATCACTTGAGTATTATCAAAGATCGATATCTTACGGAGTTGGCCAATGTCTGAATTTTTGTTTGAGTTTGATTACGATGATTATTTTGGTATCCCTACAGTCAAAATTTTTATTGATCAACAATGCTTGTATCAAGACACAGTGAAAAAACAAATTGTTGTGAACACAGAGTTAGTGCCAGGTACTCACACATTGACTATAGAACACTTTGGTAAGCATGCCTGGAAACATCAGAATGCCGAACATGATCGTCATATTGAATTAAAATCTATTGTGGTCGACGGAGTAGATTTAGATCATCATGAACATTGCATGCTAACGCATCAAGGACGTTGGTACCCAGATTACAGTTTGGAGTGCATTACGCCATGTCATTGGTTGGGCAACAACGGTACATGGATTTTGAATTTTGATGCGCCAGTATTGAATTGGATTATTAAAACAATCAATCCTGCAGGCGTGAGTCCAGAACAAACACTGGATCGCAGTGGCAATGACATACTCAAAGACACTTTGGACTTTTTTAAAATAAATGTTTGATTATAAAACTATTGACGAGTATCAGATAGAGATCACCAGCTATTGTAATGCTGCCTGTCCCCAGTGTCCTCGCAACCTCAACGGACATGGTATCAATCCTTACATGCCGTTAACACACTTATCACGTGAAGTAATTGACCGTGCATTCTCTGAAGAATTGTGCAGTAGATTACGTCAAGTATTCTTTTGCGGCAGTTATGGCGATCCCATCATGCATCCAGACTTTTTAGACATACTACGTGACTTTAGAAAGAAAGCTCCTACACTTTGGTTATACTTCCATACCAATGGCGGAGTACACGATCCTGATTACTGGGCAGAAGTTTCTAGTATCATGAACGGCTACGGACAAATTGACTTTGGTATTGACGGACTAGAAGATACTTTACATTTGTATAGAAAAAATGTAAAATACAACAAAGTTATTGAAAACGCCGCTGCGTTTATAAATGCTGGAGGACGAGCACAATGGAACTATATTGTATTCAAACACAACGAGCACCAAGTTGAGCAGGCCAAACAACTGGCCAGCAGTATGAAATTTTTTAACATACTAATTCGAAACACTGGTAGATTTTTGAATCACACCACCCTGGAAGAGATGCCTGTGTGGCCAGTGGCCAAAAGTGACTATGTACTTGAACCACCTAGTGATGCACAGTACAAGAATCGCAGTATGACATTTTTACCTGAGTTAAAAAAGCAACAGAACTACTTTGCTACTACTACTATCAAATGTGATGCCTTGCAAGGACGCAAAGTAGCTATCAACGCCGAAGGTGTTGTATTACCATGCAACTTTTTCAATCACAATTTGTATGATGCAAGATTTTATGATGGATCAATGCCAGGAGCAAATGCATTAAGTCAGCCCGGTGGTCGCAATCAAGTACGAGACTTTTTGTTGTGTTACGGATTAGATAATCTCAACATTCATAACAATAGCCTCGAAGGTGTTTTTGAAAATCCCATGTGGAGTGATTTAGTTGAATCGTTTACTCGTGATCGATTGTTTGAATGTGCTATGACATGCGGTGAAAAATTTACAAAAGTTTGGGATCAAGGAGGAAGCAAAAGATGAAAATGTTAGTTACAGGCGGTAACCGAGGACTGGGGCAACACCTAGTGGATGTGTTTGGTGCTGACAGTGTCAGCAGATCCACAAACTTGGATATCACTGATGACCAAGCAGTCAAATTGATTGCTCAACAAAGTTTGAATTATGATGTGTTTGTAAACAATGCATTTGATGGGCCACCACAAGAAGCCTGGGCCAACTTTGCACAAACAAACTTGTACATGGCAGTATACGACAAGTGGAAAAACGCTGGCAAAAGTGGGCACATCTTTAATATTGGATCAGTGGGCGAGCATCATATTGTTGCTGCTGAGCCTAGATTTGAAACGTACCGCGTGGCCAAGGCGGCACTGGCACATGCCAGCAGGCAGGGCACCCAGTCATTCAAACAAAATCTGGTGCAGTTCAGAACCACGCTAATCACACCTGATCGCTTGGACACAGAACTAAGTCGTGGACGGCCCACCTGGACAGGAAACGGCATTAATTTAAAAGATATTAGCAATTTTATAACATACGCTATCTCTGTTGGTCCAAACACAGTGATAGAAGAGGCAACTTTTTACGTAAACTTTGATCATAAATCATAACTATAACACGAAAGGCAAACCCACTAAACGCACATGACATGGCTACATCAAGACACCCCAGTTGAGACTCTGCCCGAAGAATGTGTAGGTTTTGTTTATCTAATCACAAATAATCTATCTGGACGCAAGTACATAGGCAAAAAATTAGCAAAATTTAGCAAAACAACATACAAAATAGTCAAACAAAAGAACGGCACAAAGAAGCGGAAGAAGATACGATCAAAGATTGATTCAGATTGGAGAGAGTACTACGGGTCAAGCCCAGAATTAACCGCAGACGTAATCACTTTAGGCACCGAAAACTTTACCAGAGAAATACTTTACTATTGTAAATCAAAATCAGAATGTTCGTACATTGAAGCAAGAGAACAGTTCACAAGAAAAGTATTGGAATCAACAGATTATTATAACGGCCATATTCAAGTTCGTGTGCATGGCTCACACATCGTAGGAAAATTATGACTAAACTTGACTACAGTAAAACTAACAAAAGCGACACTGGCTTTTTGAATGATCCGTATTGGACTAATCCAAAGACAGGATTTGATAAAGCATGGCACGAACAACGAAAAAAACTCAGGCAACAATTAGGCATACACGAAAATCATGAATGGGAAATAGTCAACAAACCTACCGGACCGCATGCAGGCAAAATAGTTTGCAACACTTGCGGTGGAAAATTTGTTAATTGGATTCCAAAAGGTTATATTTTACCTAACACTTAAGGTTGGCGGGCCAGTTTGTAATACCGCTGTGGAAAAACCGGGGAATAACCGGACACGTGACATATTGAGGCACTCCCGTCAGTAAATCTGACTATCCTGAAAAATTGGAAGTGAGTCTGAGGCTAGAACAATAGGGCCGACGCATTGATATAGTATGAATGTTAGCATACGAGAACACCGGCTATAAAAATCTAAACACTAGGAACGAGGTTTAGAGCACGTAGAAATATGTGTATCGTGGTAGGAAGGAAAAGCACAGAGTCCTTTAGCATACGGTGTATAATAAATTACCTACTTCCAATGTCTTGGCTAGTGATACTCACATGAAGACAACAGCGGAACCGCGCAAAACGGTTCCGTCTGACTAGATCTATCTACATGAATACTTAATCGCTTCGCTCTTGAAAATCAATCAATTAACGAGCGCAAGCGAAGTTAATAGACTTGCGTAGCAAGTCTTATAATAAGTTTAACTCTTTGAGTTTGTTGACATAATGTGATTGTCCTTGAGCAACTTGTTGTTGCCAATCATTGTGTGCGTGTTGGTTGGCTTGATCGCTGATGTATTTCCAACACACAAACTCAACTCCATATTTCTCGCATGCTTTGGCAATGGCATAGGCTTCCATGTCTACAACATCTGCTGGTATTTGTAGTATGGGATTCATCACAAAGTTGTCACCAGTACTGCAAGTTAAGCCAGTAGAGTTGCCAATGTGTGTGCTAGTTTCAAAAGGTGTTTGTCCTGGGGTACACCCTAATGCTTCACAAGTCATGTCTCTTTGCACAAACTGAGTGCATTGATAGAATCCTGGTGCGACTGTTATACCACCAGCTGTGCCAAAGTTAATGATACGCCGGGGACGATACTTTGTGATAACTTCACTGGCAGTGATGGCAGCGTTAACCTTGCCCACACCAGTGTAAAACAAGTTCATCATGTGGCTGAGATCTGGTGCTTCTGCTCGAATAGCTATTAAAATAATATCATTCATCAACATTGACCATTCCTTCCCACATAATATTGTGCCGAGTCAATGCTGTCCCTCCAGGCAAGTTCTGCAAGTTTATAATCACAGCAGCAGAAATTTTAGTGTCAATCCAATGACTGCGAATTAGATTTGCTGTGGCCATTATAGTGCCTCCAGTGGCTAGCAAGTCATCCACAATCAATGGATGTGCGCCTACTGGAGCGTGTGGGTGCATTTCAATGGTATCAGTGCTGTATTCAGTTTGATAGCTGTGTTGTATTGTGGGGCCGGGCAATTTGCCACGTTTACGTACTAGGATTAGTGGAAGTCCTAATTGTCTTGCTACAGGTGCCGCAAACACAAAGCCACGGCTTTCCACAGCCACAAGACTGGAAGCATTATACCAATGTGCTTGATGCTTTAACCATCCACAGCAGTAATCAAATGCTTCTGGATTGGCAAGAATGCCAGTTACGTCAAAAAAGTTAATACCTGGTTTGGGCCAATCAGGTACTACAGGTACATGATCGAGGATGTTCATACAAATGTGTCTGGCCAGTCTCTAAATAAAGCATGTTGAATATTGCCTGACACAAATTGATTGAATGACTTGTGTTTGACTTCAAGTTCACCCTCAAGCGGTGCTACTCGTTTGAAAGCCGAGTCCATTTGACCCATGTCTCGGAACTCCATGATAATCATCCATTCAGGCATGTCCGCAATTGAACGGAATCCCATCTTGCATCTTGTGATACGATAGTCTACCATCTTGTCTTCTGATATCAAATGATCAAAGAAACTTTTCATTCCGTTGACCCAGTCTAAGTCTGAGATGTCGCCTTCTTTGTCTGCCCAAATTGTATATAAATCCATAGTTACTCCAGTGGTCCTAGTATTTCAAATCCGTCCATGTTGGATTTGTATAGGTGTGCTTGCTCAAGATACAAGTATTGGAATCCTCGTTCCTTGTAGATAGCACACTCTGTTTTCATTGTTTCAATTCCCAACCGTAGTTTAGGATTGTTGTAGTTCCATGCAAATTGATCGCACAGTGCGTTATGATCATCATAGCGTCGGATCAAACTGAATGCAACCAATCGATTTTGATCGTAATATCCTATTACATCTGTCATTGGGTCTGTGTAACGACAGTCAAATATAGGCATCACACTTGCAAAATGTTTGTATTTGCAATAGTCTCTGTAGATAGAGTTTAGCTGTTTGATGTTGGGCTCACGCAAATACTCCCACTTTACATTTGGTGTGTAGTTGGTCTGGCTGAGATCGATTCTGGCAAACTGATAGCTCATCTTGGATCCTTACGATGTTCAAACAGTCCCGCAAGATACTCTTCTGGCCAGTTGTGATAGAATCCCTTCTCAGCCATAAGTTTGGCTTTGTTGTTTAAGTCGCTGAGACTTTGCACTAGAGCTAGAGCATACTTGCCTTGATTCATACACACACCGTTCACCATCTCAACGTCTGCGGGATGATCCTCTAGTGCAAGTAGATCGTTGCGTAACAAATGTTCCTTGTTGGCATTTTTCAAACTGTCACTGAACAATTCATATGGCCATTCCACAGGATCGTAAGCATAGATAATAACTTCCTTATCGCCCATGCCCCATCGTGCTCGATTTTTAAGATCAAAGTAAGGATCTACGCCAACATGTACATCGTAGCTTTTTTTCATGCGTGCTGAGCGTGCGTATGGACAAGGAGCCCAGCCTCCAAGAGCAGGATGTGGAACTTCTACAAAGTTCACAATCCAGTTTTCAATATCTTGTTTAACTGTATCTAAGTCCATTAGAAATACGGCAGTTTAGTTTTGTTGGTGGTTTCCATGTTTTCTTCGGCTATCTTGCTGATCATTTTTCTTTCAGTGAAACTTAGTGCCAACACCTGATCGTAGGTGAGTCCGCCGCGCATTAACCAAGCCAATCTTAAACTGTTTGATCTAATTGCGTTGGCCTCCTGATCAAGGCTGTCAATGTACTCGCCAATTTCCTCTACTGGGAGGATCAGGAGGCGGCTTCGAAAAAATTTGTAAGATCCAGATTTAGTGCTTGATCATGTTCGTGATTGCATTCACTGCAAGTGAGATGCACAGGTTTCAGTTCTGTACGATTGCGCAAGTCAACTGCGTGATCTCTAACAGCAACAAAAATTTGACGATCGCAGTTTTGCAAAAATTCATCAATGTGCTCAGTCTCTGACACAACAGCATTTGGTGTACGAATTGCTGAAATTGAGTACTTGAGAGCTCGCATGGTCAGCTGAGTTAGTATTTTCATCACTTCTGCTAGTTTTTGTAACTTTTCGTCTTCGGTGAGCTCAGTATCCATGCTGATGTTGCGCATCATGCGTTGATTTTCAAACTGCTCAAGATTGATTTCATTTTGCTTTTCGTAACTCATGGGATGAAAATAAATTTCCAAATCACCATAAGTTACTGTGGCAGAAAAGTCCGGCATGGTCAACTGATCCAGTGCATTGCGCAAGTCTAACGCAAAACTCTCAATGTGTTTGCAAGCAGGACATGTAGTTTCAATTTCAAGCTCATGCCCGTAGCTGGCAATACGAATAGCAACTAGGATAGAATTCAAATCTGCCACAGGAGCATGCCAGGCATTCTTAATTGACGGCACACAACTGTGTATTACATTGACCACAGCTTGCCCGCTAAACAGCGCATCTGGCGTGCGATAGGTGATTTCGTCAATGGCTGTCATGGGATAAACAGGCAGCTCACCGTTTTGAGGCACGTCTAAGCTGCCTTCGGGCCAGTATTTGCCCTGGCTGGGCAACCGCAAGTAAATTGCTGGTTGTCTAAAAAATTGTCTAAGTGGATTGTGATTTTGGTTCATAGTGTACCCATAAATATACTTCTACTTATAGGTGTTTTTCAATGGCGGACGTAAATCAAGCATCACAAGAAATGGCTGAAGTCATAGCACGAGTTTCTGACGACCTTAGAAATTTTGGGCGAGTTACTGAAGATACCCAGGCAGCACTGGCAGCAGGAAGTTTCCGTCGAGCAAAAGAACTTGACAAGGCCAGTGCGTTAACAGCAGGTGCGCTGGGAAACCTAGCAGGTGCAGGTCTTGCAGCCGGCAAAGCCATGTACGATGGCCAAAAAGGCGCCGCAGCATTTAACAGTTCACTTGACAGCATGAGCAAAGCAGTTACCGCAGCCGGTGCTGCGTTGACTTTCTTGGTGCCTGGCGGGTTCTTGATCAAAGCTCTAATTGGTCTGGGCACAGCCGCAGTTGGCGCTAGTATTAAGATGACTCAGGCGGCCAACGACATGGCCGACAACTTGTTTGCTGCCAATACCAAAATGGCCAAAGCTGGCCTGGCTGGTTCAGATGGCATGATGGGCATCTTCCGCGACGCCAAGAAGCTTGGCTTGAGCATGAAAGAGCTGGGTGTATACACCAATGCAGTAGCAGCCAACAGCGCAGAATTGGCCTTGTTCAAAGGCACAGCATTTGAAGGACGTCAGGCATTTGCCAACATTGGTGCGGCCATGAAGCCTTTCCGGGTCAGCTTAGAGGCAGCTGGTATCAGTCTGGAAGATCAGATTGAAGGAACAGCTGGCTATTTGAGACTGCAAACTTTGATTGGTCAGAGTCAAAACAAAACCAACCAAGAACTGGCTACTGGTGCTAGAAAATATCTTGTTGAAATGGACGGCCTCAGCAAGCTCACAGGCATGCAACGTCAAGAAATTGAAAAGCAAATGGAATCTGCTCTCAGCGAACAGAGATTCCGTGCCAAGCTGGATGCCATGCGAGCGACCAAGGATCCTCAACAAATGGCTGCTGCTGATCAACTGATGAGAGCTAATCTTATGTTGAGCAAGCAGGCTCCAGAGTTAGGACAAGCATTTAGAGACATTCAATCTGGAGCTCTTACCAGCGATGCTGCTGTCAAGGGCGTGATCAGCACTCAAGGTCAGTTGATGCAATCAAGTGAAGCATTGCAGTCAGGTCAAATTGATGCCAATCAAGCTGTCAAACAAATTGGTACCTCAATTGGCCAATTCAATAAGGACTTGAACTTTACGGCTCAGCTGGGCCTGTTGAATGATTTTGCAATTGATTATGCACAGGGACAAAAACTGGCTATTTTTGCCCAGCAAGACATCAGTAAGATAGCTGCTGAAATTGTCGTTGAACAAAACAAACAGATGAGTGGCCTGGGTGATGCCAACACTCGGGCCATGGCTGAACTGCGTGAAATGCAGCGCAATGCCAATGAAAAATTTGAGACCACAGTGTCGCAATCAATCAGCACTGCCATTGCCATGAGCAAATCTTTGGTCGGAGTTACTGAACCTATTGCCACTGCATTTAAAGAACTGCAACCAGTGATGGACAAGTTTATGAAACAAATGGTCAAACTCACAGACTGGATTGCCGAAAAACTAGGATTCATTGTTGGTAAAACTGTTGATGTGGTAGAAGCCACACAAAAAGACGGCATGGGCGGATTTTACAGATCTGGCGGCAGTGAAATGGTTGGAACTGGTGTTGGTGCATTAGCTGGTGCGGCGGGTGGTAAAATAGCTGGTACTTATGCAGGTGGAATAGTTGGCTCTCTTTTTGGACCTGCGGGCACTGTGGCTGGAGCCGCTATAGGTGGAAAGATTGGCCCATATATTGCCACTGCCCTTGGTAGTGTTCTTGGCAAATATTTAGGCATGGGCGCTGATGCATTAGGTACCGCATTAACTCCTCCTGGGCGTGCCGCTGGCGGACCTGTCAGCAGACGAAATCCCTACATTGTGGGCGAACGTGGTCCAGAGCTCATGGTGCCTGAGCAATCAGGAAAAATTATAAACAATGACAAACTAAGCAAGATGTTTGAGTCAATGGCTTCTTCTGTATCTTCAGGACAAGTCAGTGTTGATATGATATCTCAAGTGATGGGCAGTTCTGTAACTGTGGTTACTAACACCAATGACGAACTGACTAACAATTTGAGAACCACACAAAACGTTGGTAGCACATATCAAGCAATACTGAGATCTGTTGACGAGCTAAACGATAAAAACAAAAAAACAACAGAATCAGTAATTGTAGCTCAACGTGATACTTTGACAGACATACAACGCATTGAACGTTACACTGATCAAGACACCAAACGCACAAAAGAGTTTGTGGATTTTCACAAAAAATATCTTGACAGTGTCACCCAGATATTGGGTGAAAACTTAGAGCTACTGCAAGAACAATCTGAACAAAGTGGTTCTGCGGGTTCAGGCGGTGCGCCAGGCATGGGTGGAGGCACTGGCCTAAAAATTCCAGCAGCACCACCAGCTGGGGGCATGGGCGGAGGTAGCGGTGTTAGCCCAGGTGGCGGCCAAGGCATGAAAACTGCCAATGAAAACAATTTGTTGTCCATGGGCCTCAAATTTGATCCCAATCGTGATGTACAAGCTGAAGGCGCGGCAATCAGCCCTAAGCTGATTGAGCTGGCTAAAAATGTTCAAAGTCTAGTGCCTGGATTTTCAGCATTTACAGGATTTAACGATCAATTCCACAATGAAAAAAGTCCAAATAGCTTGCATACCAAAGGCCAGGCCATGGACTTTGTGCTGAACAAAAAGCCCACACGAGAAGAAGGTGCAAGCATTGTTAGTTGGCTCAAACAGTCAGGAGCCAGTCTTGCTATAGATGAGTACCACAACGCCACTAAAAATGCCACAGGTGGCCACTTCCATGCACAGATCCCGGCATTTGGTGATGGCGGCATGGTGGACAAAGCCACACTGGCGTTGATTGGTGAAAAAGGTCCAGAAGCTGTGATTCCCATGGATGGCAAAGAAATTCCACTGAATATATCCAAGCCAATTCCGATCAAGCTGGATTTCAAAGATGTAATGGCCGAAGGCGGCATTGGCCCATCAGTCATGGGCTACAATCAATATACGGGTTACAATACAGGAGCAGTAAGTACTGATCTTGCCGCAGTTAAAGAAATTGCAACAGCCATGGGGGCTTTTGATAAAGCATCACAAACCATCACTGATCCAGCAACCTGGAAAGAAATTATAAATTCAGGCATTGCAACAAATTTTGATACTAATATTATGAAAATAGGCACTCAAATGTTTGACGGCGCAGGCCCCCTATTAGGTCAACGATTGAATGATATTGTGGCCGAAAACGGTGTGAATCAGAAAGAAGCATTTGATTTAATGTTTGCAGAGTTCAAAGAAGCTATGACAGTATTGGGAACAGAAATGGCAAATAAAATAGCCAAAGAAAACGCTTCCCCAGAAACAGATGCGCTGATTGCCGGCATTGATGCACTAATTGCCAAGCAGAGTGAAGCCAACGACATCAGCAAGAAGATACTCCAGGTGAGTGCAAACTAACGGTAAATAAACAACCATGGCAGAACCCAAACAACAAGGCTGGCGCAAATATTTCAAAGTTGCAGACACATCCGGAGTGATGAGTCCAATTTCTGGACAAAATCAATTTGGATTGTCCAACTACGGCAAAAACGACGGCTCTGATTCGATGATAAATGATTTTACTTTTCGAAACTATGCCAGCAGATTGCCCGAAGTTTATTCAGGCCATCCCAACAGAGTAGAGCGTTACAATCAGTATGAGAACATGGACATGGACTCAGAGATCAATGCCTGCTTGGATATTATTGCTGAGTTTTCCACACAGATCAACGAGTCAAACGCCACCCCGTTTGACATTCAATACAACGAAACACCCACAGACCACGAAGTTGACATCATTAAAAAACAACTGCAACAGTGGGTCAAGCTGAACAAACTAGATCAGCGCATATTTAAACTGTTCCGTAACACCATCAAGTATGGTGATCAGGTGTTTGTGCGTGATCCAGAAACATTTGAAATGTACTGGGTTGACATGACCAAAGTTGCTAGAGTTATTGTGAACGAATCTGAAGGCAAACGTCCTGAACAATATGTGATCCGTGACATCAACCCCAACTTCCAAAACATGACTGTGGCAGCAAAGACCACCACAGACTACATGACCAATCCTGTGACAGGCAGTGTATCTGGCGCTGCCAACTACACCATGCCCAATGGTGGGTCAGGTGGCGGCGTGGGCAACAGTCGCTTTATGACTGCCATGAACGAAACTTGTTTAGATGCCAAGCATGTGATACACATGAGCTTGAACGAAGGCCTAGACGTATTTTGGCCGTTTGGACGCAGTGTACTAGAACAGATTTACAAAGTATTCAAGCAAAAAGAACTGCTGGAAGATGCAATCTTGATTTATCGTGTGAGCCGTGCTCCTGAACGACGAATCTTTAAAATTGACGTAGGCAACATGCCATCACACTTGGCCATGGCGTTTGTGGAACGTGTTAAAAACGAAATGCATCAACGTAGAATCCCCACGGTATCAGGTGGCGGAGCCAACATGATGGATAGCAGTTACAATCCACTGTCAATCAACGAAGACTACTTTTTCCCACAAGGACAAGACGGCCGCGGAAGCTCAGTTGAGACATTGCCAGGCGGTCAAAACCTAGGCGAAATTGACGACTTAAAGTACTTTAACAACAAAATGGCCCGTGGTCTGCGTGTGCCATCGAGCTATTTGCCCACTGGTCCTGACGATTCAGACCGTGCTTTTTCAGACGGAAAAGTAGGCACAGCTCTTATACAAGAGTACAGATTCAACCAGTATTGTGAGCGTTTGCAAGGGCATATTTCACAAAAATTAGACGACGAATTCAAGATGTTTTTGAAATGGCGTGGGTTTAACATAGACTCTAGCCTGTTTAATTTGAAGTTTTCACCGCCTCAAAACTTTGCAAGTTATCGTCAAAGCGAACTAGACAACACAAGAATTCAAGCATTCACAGCCATGGAGCAACTGCCTTACATGTCAAAACGTTTTATGCTACAGCGTTTCTTGGGATTGAGTGAAGACGAAATCAAAGAAAACGAAGAACTCTGGCGAGAAGAACGTGATAGCCCTGAAATGCAAAATTCAGGCGGTGCTGACTTACGTTCTGTGGGTATCACGCCTGGCGGCATGGAAACTGATATTACCACTGGCGAAGAAATTGGGCAAATGCAACAGCCTGGCGCAGGCGAAATGGTTGGCCCTGGCGCGGCTGCACCTGGGGCTGCACCTGGCGGAGTATAAATATAATCATGCTGCTACAAGAATTTTTCAAAAAAGATCCTGAGGCCTATCAAGATCTATCGCAAGACAACAGTCAACCGCAACTGGGTGATCTGCGCAAAACTCGTTTGACTTTGAGACAACTAAACAAGTTGAGAAAAATGAATGACGTCCGTGCATTTGAGTACAAAGAAAAACTCAAACTAGTGCGCCAACAATACTCACCTCCCCCAGCCCCAATGGCTTAATTGGCATTTATCGCCATTTTGACTCCTTAAACAGCAGAGTTTTTGGTTGTTATGTAAATAACAGCACACTTTACCTATAGGAGTTTTCCCTTATGAACAAATTTGAACAGTTGATTGAATACGTGATCAACGACGAAGACCAAAAAGCTCGCGAGCTTTTCCATGACATCGTGGTGGCCAAAAGCCGTGAAATCTACGAAAATCTAATGCAAGAAGAGGCTGATGAAGACCTTGACGAAGCAGAAGTAAACGAAGCTGACGATTCCGACGACGAAGAAACTGACGACGAAGAACTCGACGAAGGTGCAATGGGCGGCGATGCTAGCGATGATTTAATTGACGAAATTGAAGCTGACGAAGAACAAGACATGAGCATGGAAGCCGAAGGCGATGATGACATGGGCGATGATGACGAAGGCGGAGATTTTGGCGGCGACGACATGGGCGGTGACGACATGGGCGGTGACGACATGGGCGGCAGCGATGAGCCAGCAACCAAAGATGACGTTATGAATCTAGAAGACAAACTAGATGAGTTGATGGCCGAGTTTGAAGGCTTGATGGGCGGCGACGACATGGGTGACATGGGCGACGGCGACGGGTTTGGTCCCGAAGAAGGTGGCGATGCCATTGAAATGGACGACACAGGCGAAATGGAACCAGGCATGATGGAAGCCATCAGCATGAAAGCAGCCCCAAAGCCAGTTACCGCTGAACAAGGCAACGGCAAAGCAGGTCCTGTAGCATTTAACTCAGGTGCAGCTGGTATGGCCAGCAAGCCAGTACACACTGGCACCAGCATGGGCGGCGTGCATGACAGTTCTGCATATCGCAACACAGTAAAAGAACTTGGTGTAACTCCTACTCAAGACGCTGGAAAGAAAGCATTTAAATCTGCTGCTCCTGCGCCTGTAAAGAGTCAAGCCAGTGGTGTAAACACCAAAAGCCCACTACCAAGCGGTCGTAAGGGTTAATTAGATGTCATCTAAGTACCTAAGAGAAGATCTTACTTTTAGCCAGGCCAACATCCAAGTTTTGGAAGAAGCTGATGTTGGCGGCAAAAAGCATCTCTATCTCAAAGGCATCTGCATTGAAGGCGACAAGCGCAATGCAAATGAGCGTATCTACCCCCGACACGAAATTATCAAAGCAGTAGAAACTATCAACGAGCAGATCCGTGACGGTAACTCCGTTTTAGGTGAAGTGGACCATCCAGATGATTTAAAAATCAATTTAGATCGTGTGTGTCACACAGTTGAAGGCATGTGGATGGACGGACATGCCGGTTGCGGCAAGTTGAAAATTCTGCCAACCCCAATGGGTGAATTGATAAAGACTCTGTTGACATCAGGCGTGAAGCTGGGTGTTAGCAGTCGTGGATCAGGTAATGTCGATGACAGAACCGGACATGTAAGTGACTTTGAAATAGTCACTATAGATGTGGTTGCCCAACCCAGTGCTCCTAATGCGTATCCTACAGCAATCTATGAAGGTCTCATGAATATGAGAAACGGTCATAAGATCTTAGAGATGGCTAGAGAGTCTGGTCAGGACGACAAAGTGAAGAAGTATCTCGCAGGTGAGGTTAAACGCCTTATCCGAGAACTCAAAATCTAAGGAGAACCAGGCATGTTTGATGCTATTAAACCATTGCTTGACAGCGGATTAATCAACGAAGATGTTAGTAAAGAACTCAACGAAGCTTGGGAATCTAAACTGACAGAAGCTCGTGAGATTGTGCGTGCAGAACTTCGCGAGGAGTTTGCACAACGCTATGAGCATGACAAAACAGTGATGGTAGAAGCCCTAGATAAGATGGTAACAGAAGGTCTCGCAGGAGAATTAGCCAGCATTGCTACTGAAAAGCAAGCATTGGCTGAAGACCGTGTGAAGTTTCAACACAAGATGAAAGAGTCAGCCACTAAGTTTAACAGCTTCTTGGTTACTAAACTTGCTGAAGAAATTTCTGAACTGCGCAAAGACCGTAAGATGCACACAGAAGGAGTTGCAAAACTTGAGAACTTCGTGGTGCATGCATTGGCAAAAGAAATTCAAGAATTTGCTGCTGACAAACGTGACTTGGTGGAAACCAAAGTGCGTTTAGTTAGTGAAGCACGTAACAAACTTGAAACTTTGAAAGCACGATTTGTTAAAGAAAGTGCCAACAAAATGAGCCAGGCTGTTAGCAAACATCTTAAGGCTGAATTAAACCAGTTGCAAGAAGACATCAAAGTTGCTCGCGAGAACAATTTTGGTCGTCGTATCTTTGAAGCATATGCTACCGAATTTGGTGCTACTCACTTGAATGAGAAAGCCGAAGTTCGTAAGTTGCATAACACAATTGCGCACAAGGACAAGAAATTGTCTGAGGCAATTAAACTCACCATGAAAGCAAAAGTCCTGGTTGAGAATAAAGAGCGCGAACTGCGTATGATTAAAGAATCTAATGAGCGTGACAGCTCATTGGATGAATTGCTACGTCCCTTGAACAAGGAAAAGCAAGAAGTCATGCGTAATTTGCTCGAAAGCGTCCAAACTAACCGTTTGAAAAACGCTTTTGAAAAGTATCTACCAGCAGTGTTGGAAGACCGTTCCGTGAAAGCCCATAAAGTGATCACAGAAAACGTCACCGCAGTTACTGGTGATAAAAATGTTTCGAACCAGCAGACCGCCCAGGAAGATCGCAGCAATGTGATTGACTTGAAGCGCCTGGCAGGGCTTTAAAATTTTTTAGGAGACTTAAATGTCACAAGATCTATTAGAAAGTCGTTGGGATGAGACCAAAGAGGCCCTGTTAGAAGGCCTCCAAGGCACCAAACGCAATAGCATGAAAGTTATTCTTGAGAATACTCGTCGCTATTTGAAAGAGAATGCTTCTTCTGGAAGTACTGTTTCTGGCAACATCGCCACACTTAACCGTGTGATTCTGCCAGTGATTCGTCGTGTTATGCCTACCGTTATTGCTAACGAGTTGGTTGGCGTTCAGCCCATGACAGGCCCAGTTGGCCAAATTCACACCTTGCGTGTGCGTTACGCCAACAGCTTGACTGACAACTCAGCTGCCGCTACAAGCGTTACAGCTGGTCAAGAAGCATTGAGCCCATTCACAATTGCAACTGCTTACTCTACTGTGCCAGCAGGCACAGCTACAGCTACTACCTACACCGGCGGCTCAACAGCCAGCATGGAAGGTACCGGCGGTAAGCAAATCAGCGTTCAAATCTTGAAACAAGCTGTTGAAGCCAAGACCCGCAAGCTGCAAGCTCGCTGGACTTTTGAATCTGCACAAGACGCACAAGCCATGCATGGTATTGACGTTGAAGCAGAAATCATGGCTGCTCTGGCTCAAGAGATTACCGCTGAAATCGACCAAGAGATTCTTTTGAGCTTGCGCTCATTGGCATCCACTGAGTTCACATACAACCAAGCTACCGTTTCAGGTACAGCTACATTCGTTGGTGACGAACATGCCGCATTGGCAGTTTTGATCAACCGTGTTGCTAACTTGATCGCCCAACGTACTCGTCGTGGCGCTGGTAACTACGCTGTTGTGAGTTCAGCTGCTCTGACAGTGTTGCAATCAGCAACAACTTCAGCTTTTGCTCGTACCACAGAAGGCACCTTCGAAGCACCTACAAACACCAAGTTTGTTGGCACATTAAACGGCGCTATGCGTGTGTTCGTTGACAGCTATGCCAGCGATACAACTCCAGTTCTGGTTGGCTACAAAGGCTCTTCAGAAGCTGACGCTCCTGCATTCTACTGCCCATACATTCCGTTGATGAGCAGTGGTGTTGTGTTGGATCCATCAACCTTTGAACCAGTGGTGTCATTCATGACACGTTATGGTTACATTGAGTTGACCAACACTGCATCGTCATTCGGTAACGCCGGTGACTATGTGGGTGAGATCGCAGTATCTAACTTGTCATTCTCCTAATCAGAGAACCAACCCAGGGATGGGAAGGAACGAAAAAGCACCCGAGGGGTGCTTTTTTGTCCTCTGATAAATAATTCATGGCTAATCGAATTCCGCTGGTTGTCAACTCAGCGAGCAGTCAAATTGAAGAAATAGCAGTTGGTGACAATCTTAATTTAAGTAATAACGACATTATAAATGTAGGCAATGTCAGTGCGGTTGGCAAAACTACTTCCAGTACTATGCAGTTATTAGGATTGGTAGCTGATCCTGCAGGTGTAGCAGGCTTGATTTACTACAACATTAACACAGGTAAATTTCGTGGATATAATGGCGTAGTTGGCGCCTGGCAAGATCTAAATTAAACTTTCATCCACCCTAGATATTGGCTGACTTTTTTGGTAACTGCTGTCCAGTCATCAAAGTTTTCTTGTCTAAAAAGTCTAGCAGTTGAATACCAAGGACTAGAATCTTGATTCAACAACCAACGCCAGTCTGTGCTGAATTTTTGTAGCATTATCCATGTGGGCCGACCTAATGCGCCACTCAAGTGTGACACAGCAGTGTCTACGCCAATAACAACGTCCATGGCCATAATTAATGCCGCAGTGTCTACAAAACTTTTAACGCTGCCAGGATAGGCCTGCACTCCTGCTTCAAGCAAGGCTGCTTCTTCTTCTTCAGGATCGGCGTCAACTTGCAAATTGATCCATTCGTATTGAGGATTAGATTTGATCATGTCCAGCATTACAGGGAACGGCACACTCTTGTGTTGATTAAGCCAAGAATCTCTGCGCCCACTCCAACAAAAACCCACACGCATGCGGGTTTTAGGACCCAGTATCTGCAACCACTCTTGCTGACGGCCTTGATCTACGTTGAGATAGTTCACTGGCCTGGGCAAATTTTCCAACGTTACTCCAAGTATGCCAGGGATGCTCATGATAGGAATCCAATAATCAAACTCACCCATGTCGTCAGTGTATGTTCCCAACTGCTGAATGACGTCGCTAGATTGCAACAAAGGAATCAATCCGTCGGTAACCTGAAGCTTGATTTTTGCTCCAGCCACATGCAAGTTGTACAAGAATCTGCAAAACTGAATGTTGTCTCCGTGGCCTTGTTCGCCTACCACAAGAATAGTTTTGTCTTTGAGATCTTCGCCACGCCAGCGAGGCTGTTGGTGTTTGGGTTCAGTGCCAGCAAGATGTTCGTATTGCCATCTGGCTTCATAAGCTGGCCATCCATTGGTGTAGTCGCCCATCAACAACAGTGCCACTGCCAAATTGAATCTAGCAGTTACGTTATTTGGATCCAAGAGAACAGCATGTTGCAAGAACGGTATGGCTCGTTGAGGATGTCCAATTTCTCGCATGACATTGCCGTAGTTGTTGAATGCCGCTGCTGAATCCATGTCTTTGGCAAATGCCAATGCATAACATTGCAGGGCTTCACCGTATTGTCGGTCAGCTCGATGTTGGTTGCCTTGTGAAATTAAAAAATCAGTTTCCATGGTACTATTTAATGGCTATATGACTACATTCTAACATTTCCATAAATACTTGTCAACACAATACGGTGTTTTATGCGGTTTAACCCGCCGCGTAGCGACTAGAACTCGCATCGGACTTCTGTAAGGAGAAACAAAAATGGGACGTCCTCTTAAAATACAAAAAACAAGCACTGGTTCAGGCAACGGCGGCGCAGCCGTTAGCGTTGACATTGGCTTTCCAAATTTTGGATCATTAACTGCCCCTGTGACCAACACAGGCGACACACTCAGTGCTACTGAATATCTTGGCGTGGTGGGTGGTGCAGCCCCCACTGATACGCCTTCGGCAACCAATCCTAGAATTGACGTAATTGTGAACATTGCAGCCCCTGACGGCAGCGGTATTGGCGTTGCTAATGGATATATTATCCGTCAAAAAGGTTCACACAAATACCTAGTTGGTGATGCCAATGGCGTTAACGACGGCAGTTTTGTAGTTGGGCAAGCATATCAAATTAGTGTTGTTGGAACAACAACTAACTGGACCGCAGCCGGTGCTCCTAGTAACTTTGGATTAGGCACAATTTTCACAGCAACTTCTGTTGGTGGATCTGGCAACGGCGCAGCATTCTCAGTGGGTGTTTGTGTACTGGCCGATGACACTACTCCAGCAGCTGGATTGATGGCTATCACATTTACAGTTACTGATTCTACTGCTACTACTATCTCCAAATTGACCAACAAGTTCTTGTTGGATTGGACTGGCGGCGCAAACTATGACCCTGCCAGCGTTGTGGCTGACAAGCGTTATGCAACCAACTTCTTTACAGACGAAGGTACAGTTATCAAATCAGGTACCACTGGTGCAGCAAACTCAGGCACAGTACAAAGCGGACAACAAAATCTGCTTGACTTGGCCATTGTTGACAACGTTACTTCTTAATTGATTTAACCCCTGGATCCTCCTAGATAACTACTAGGAGGATTTTTTATGAGTTTTGGTTTTGTATTAGGCAATGGTGTCAGTCGGTTAGAATTGAATTTGCAAACTCTCAAAGAGCTTGGTCCAATCTATGGATGTAATGCATTGTATCGAGAATTTGCACCCACGGTTTTGGTCAGCACAGACAAGCCCATTAGCGAATCCATTCAACACAGTGGATATGCCAGTGAACACAGGATGTACACTCGAAAACCCATACCGGGACTAGGAGCACATAGAGTCCCGGATGATTATTTTGGATTCAGTTCAGGACCCATTGCAGTGGCTCTTGCGGCTATAGATCAAAATCGTGCAGTGTATCTCATTGGATTTGATATGGGTCCCACAGCCGGGGACCGATTTAACAATGTGTACGCAGACACTGAGTTCTATAAAAAAAGCTCTGCCCGCCCAACTTACACAGGAAATTGGGTCAAACAACTGCAAAGAGTGTGCAAGGACTTTCCAGACGTTGGATTTTTCCGGGTAATGGGCAAAACCACAGCGGCAATTGCTGAGTTACGGGGCATTAAAAATCTAGCTGCCATGCAAATGGAAGACTTTCAAAACCGCATAAATAACACAAAGGATCTTTAAATGACTACCTACAATCGTGTCGCAGGCAATTTGGTATTCCAATCCGTAGGAAATACCGACACAGTAACTTTTGAAGGCTTGACAGCCAATGCAGCCACGGTTGTGATCAACGGTAACCTTTCAGTGACTGGCAATGCCGCACTCACAGGTAATATTTCTGGCGATAATATCTTTAACGGAACCACCAGTATTGCTATTCCCACTGCCAGTGGCAATGCAGTAATTTCAGTAGGTGGTGTGTCCAATGTGGCAGTTTGGTCAACCACTGGTGTGGTTATCACAGGAACAGAATCTGTGACTGGCAATGTCACAGGCGGTAACGTATTAACTGCTGGATTGATTTCAGCAACAGGCAATGTCAGTGGTGGAAATATTGTTGCATCAAGCAATATTATTTTAAGTTATACTTCAGGTGCAACTACAGACAGAATTCTGCGTTTTTCTGATGCAAATACTGCTATTACCACAGTTGGTGCCAACATTGGAGCAATTGAATGGTTTACATCTGATGCAGCACCAGGATCTAGAGTTACCGCTGCCATCAGAGCTGTGTACTCCGACTCTCTTGGCAATGCCAATATTTTAATTCAAACAGCCAACACCACAGCAGCCACTCGTATTGCTATCATTGGAGCATCTGGCAACGTTGGTATTGCCAACACTGCACCATTGCACACATTTGCAGTTAGTGGCACCATGTACGGATCCAGCACATTGACCATAGTTGGCAACATAGATGGCGGCAATCTAAGCACAGCCGGGTTGGTAACAGCCACGGGCAATGTAACTGGTGGTAATGTGGCCACAGCTGGATTGATAACAGCTACAGGTAACATCACCGGCGGCAATTTGATCAGTGTTGGTGCAATTGGCGCAGGAGCCGGCGGCATCAGCACAACTGGCAACGTTACAGGTGGTAATTTGGTCAGCCAAGGTGTTATCACATCAACTGGTAACATTACCAGCGGCAACGTGTTTATTGGTACCACAGCCAGCTTGACAGCCAATGTCAATGCTGGAAACGCAGTTATCACATCAAATGTTTCTGGCGCCAACGTCAGTATTGGAACCCTGCTGACTGGTAACGGTATTGGAGTACCAAATTTTGTTGTGCAATCTAGCGATGCTCCAATTTCTTCAGCTACCCCGGCCAACATTGGAACATTGACATTTACAGCCGCTGCTAACAATCGATATTCTTTTGTGAGTTATGTTACACTGGTCCCAGACGGATCAATGACCATTTCTCCAAGCGTTAATTTTTCATCAGGCACCTGTAACTTCACTACAGAAACTCAAACCACTGGTACGTCTGCATTTGCCACAGCTACAAAAACCACAAGTGATGACGTGGCAACCACTTATGCCAGCACCGGCACCGTTGCTAGAACACTGAGAATTTCGGGTACTTTCTTCAACACAGTAGATACCGCAGTGACCTTGAGATTGCAAAATTCCACCGGTATAATAACCGCTAAAACAGGTTCTTACCTTACTTTCACCAAAGTTGCCTAAAACGGTAAACTGGGTCTTATGGTAAATACACCAGAGGATCCTGTAAACCTATGGCACAACAAATAATTGACACCGGCGCCGCGGCCAATGATGGCACGGGCGAGCCGTTGCGTGATGCATTCGATGCTGTAAATGACAATTTTACAGAAATTTATGCCGCAGGTCCTGTTGGCAGCAATGTTGTTATTGCCAACAATGTAATTTCTGTCAACGGTCTTAATTCCAATTTGGTGCTGGCTGCCAATGGTATTGGAAACATTCAGGCCAATAGTTCCATCATGCCTTCAATTGATGCTGTGTATGACATAGGATCGCCAACCAAACGAATTGACACAGTTTATGCTTCGTATTTTGTGGGCAACGGCAGCCTGCTTACAGGTATTGCTGGTGGATCTGGCAACGGCACAGCCATTGCTAACGGCACATCAAATGTAGCTGTTCGCAGTTCAGGTGGTAATGTCACAATTGGCATTGGCGGAACTGGCAATGTGGCTGTGTTTTACAACAACGGCCTCACTCTCAGCGGCAACCTACAAGCTGCAAATATTTTCAGCACTGGCTTGGTCAGTGCTTCGGGCAACGTTACTGGCGGCAATATCAATGCCACTGGCAATATTTACATTGGTAACACTGTTTTTACTAGAACACTAACTGTGGGCACTAGAACCACTCCGGTATCCGTACCATTGTCCAGTAACAACAGTTTTAATGTTTTGACTCGCACCGGCAACGTGGTTGTGTATACCACATAAATGATAAAATTGGATTAAGATAATGGCAAACAAGATTCCGTTAGTAGTAAACACAGGTAGCGCACAGATTCAAGAGCTGGCCAGTGGCGATAATTTGCTGTTGACCAACAATGATATTTTGGGTGTAGGCAGTATCACTGCTGCCAATAACATTGTTGCTAGTGGCAATGTTTACGGTACGTATTTTATTGGTAACGGTTCACAGTTAACTGGGCTTGCCACCGGCAATTCAACTGCTATTGAAAGTGGAACATCTAACGTTGCTGTTGTAAGTTCAGGCGGCAATGTCACTGTTGGTATTGCTGGCACCGGTAATGTGGTTGTGGTTGGAACCAACACAGTCACAGTCAAAGCCAATATTCTTCCTGCTGCCAATCTAACCTACAGCCTTGGCAGCCCAACAGCACAGTTCAACGATCTTTATCTTTCCAACAGCACTATTTTCCTAGGCAATGCCACAATCAGTGCCAACTCAACTGCTGTTATAATGACCAACGAAAGTGGTCAACAAACTGTAATCAGCGGTGGCGGTACGCTCACAAGTTATGGCAATGCCAATGTGGCATCTTATCTTGCCAGTGGCGCAGACACTAGCAACATTATCACTACTGGCAATGTTCAGGGCACTTATGTTTTAGGTAATGGTTCACAACTGACTGGCTTGCCTGCAACATACGGCAATGCCAATGTTGTGGCTAATTTGGCTGCACTAGGCACCAACCCAATATCAACTACTGGTAACATCACTGCTGGATATGTGTTTGGTAATGGTAGCCAACTGACTGGCTTGCCTGCAACATACGGCAATTCAAACGTTGCTGCATACCTGCCAACCTACACTGGTAACCTAGGTGGCGGCAACGTTGGAGTGAGTGGAGCAGTAACTGCTGCCACAGTTAGTACTTCAGGCAACATCACCGGCAGTTATATATTAGGTAATGGTAGTCAACTGACTGGCTTGCCAGCAACATATTCAAACGCTAATGTTCAGGCATATTTGCCAACCTACTCGGGCAACATTGGCGCACTACTTGCCAACGGCAACATACAAGTTGTCAACGGTATTTTCATTGGTAACGGTGCTGGACTTACTGGCGTTACTGCCAGCTCAAATGTTGGATCAGCAAGCAAACTTTCAAACGGCACAACAGAATTTAATATTCCTGTGGCCAACGGCAACGTGGTTGGTAACATTGGTGGCGTGACCAACGTTTATACTTTTGCCTCAACAGGAATGAGTGTTGCTGGTAACGTAACAGCAAACTACTTTATTGGTAATGGTAGTCAACTGACCGGTTTACCTGCCAGCTATGCAGATTCAAATGTTACAACATTATTGGCCGCGTTAGGGTCAAATGTTATTAGCGGAACAGGCAACATAACAACCACTGCCAACATCAGTGGCGGCAATGTTGCCGGTACATTGAGCACAGCCGCACAACCTAATATCACAAGTGTTGGTACACTCGGATCATTGAGTGTAACTGCCAATATTGATGGTGGCAACTTACGCACTGTTGGACTGATATCAGCAACTGGCAATGTGTCAGGTGGTAATTTAAATGCCACAGGATTGAGCTTGAGTGGTAACGTTGTTAGTGCGTTAGTTTCAGCAGCCAATATTACAACTACTGCTAACATTTCAGGCAACTACATTTTAGGTAATGGCTCACAACTCACAGGGGTCAATTCCGTAACTGTTGATGTAACAGACACAAACGGCCTAACAACCATTTACTACCCTACGTTTGTAGAGAATCGCACCACAGCTCAGATAGCACGGGCGGATGTGGATCTCACCTACCGGACTGATGATAACCTATTGACCGTGGGCAATGTTTCAGTCACTGGCAACATAGATGGCGGTAATCTACGCACAGCAGGGCAGGTTACAGCTACTGGTAACGTCACTGGTGGTAACTTGAATGCCACAGGCTTGAGCCTAAGTGGCAACGTTGTCAGTGCATTAGTGTCTGCGGCAAATATAACAACCACAGCCAACATCAGTGGCGGATACATTTTAGGTAATGGCAGTGCGTTGACTGGCTTGCCAGCAGGATATGCCAACTCAGATGTTTCAACATACTTGGCCAGTGGTACTGAAACTGCTAATATTATCACAACTGCCAATGTCAGTGGCGGAAATTTAGTTTCAACTGGTTTGGTCAGCGTTGCTGGCAACGTTATTGCTAACAACATTAATACAACTCAAAGCGTAACTGGCACAGTAATCAGTGCTTCGGGCAACATCACAGGTGGGAATGTAAACACAGGCGGCCAAGTGGTTGCTACTGCTAATGTGTCAGGTGGCAATTTAACCACAGCAGGACAAGTAAGCGCAACAGGCAATATTACTTCAGCAGCCAATGTGTCAGGTGGAAACTTGACCACAGGTGGTCTGATTAGTGCAACTGGTAACATCACCGGTGGTAATATCTTAGGTGGTGCTAATGTTAATGCAACCACTCACACAGGTACTACAGTATCAGTAACTGCCAACGTAACTGGTGGAAACTTGACCACAGCAGGATTGATCACTGCTACAGGCAACATTGACGGCGCAAACATACGCACTCAAGGTACAGTAAGTGCCGCAGGTAATATTATCACTACAGGTTACTTTGTGGGTAACTTTGCCGGCAACATTACTGGTAACTTAACTGTTCCTGGTTCAAACACACAAGTGCTTTACAACGCCAATGGCAATGCTGGCGCAGTAGCAGGATTTACATATAACACAGACTCCAACACAATGACTGTGTTGGGAGTTGTATCTGCACAAGGAAATGTGATAGCTGGCAACGTGACCACAGTTGGTCAAGTCAGTGCCACAGGCAACGTGACTGGCAATTACTTTGTTGGTAATGGTGCATTGTTGACAGGCGTTGCAACAGGTACACCCACACAAATTGTCAGCGGAACATCAAATGTTTCTATTGTAAGCTCAGGTGGCAACGTAGCAGTTGGGGTTGGCGGAACTGCCAATGTGGCGGTATATGCTGCAACTGGCGAATATGTTACTGGCTTGATCAGTGCTACAGGCAATGTGTCAGGTGGTAATTTGACCACAGCAGGACAAGTTGTTGCTACAGCCAACGTGTCAGGTGGTAATTTGACCACAGCTGGCGAAGTAAGTGCTACAGGCAATGTAACTGGTGGCAACATCATGGGTGGCGCTAACGTTAACGCCACAACTCACACAGGTACCACAGTCAGTGTAACTGCCAACGTGTCAGGTGGCAATCTAACTACAGCAGGTCAAATAAGTGCTACTGGTAACATTACTGGTGGTAACTTGAATATTGCTGGCAATATTGTAGACACTGGTGCTTTAACAATTATTACAGGTAGCAACGGCAACATTGCGTTGGCACCAAATGGTACAGGTATAGTCACAGCGTCTGGCGCATTTAGTGCTGTTGGCAACATCACTGGTGGTAATATTTTAGGTGGTGCTAATGTCAACGCAACTACCCACACAGGTACTACAGTATCAGTAACTGCCAACGTGACTGGTGGCAATCTAACCACAGCAGGACAAGTAAGTGCTACTGGCAACATCACTGGTGGCAATATCTTAGGTGGTGCTAACGTTAATGCAACCACTCACACAGGTACTACAGTCTCGGTAACTGGCAACATCACTGGTGGCAATATCTTAGGTGGCGCCAATGTCAACGCAACCACTCACACAGGTACCACAGTATCAGTAACTGCCAACGTAACTGGTGGTAATTTGGTAACAGCTGGTACGGCCAACGTAGCAAGCATAGTCACAAGCGGCACTGCAATTGTAACTGGTAACGTAACTGGTGGCAATTTGTTGACTGCTGGCGTAGTTTCTGCAACTGGTAACGTCACAGGTGGCAACATTGTTACCACAGGCGCTGGCGGCAACATTACTGGTGCCAACGTTATCACAGCAACAACATTGAGTGCAACTGGTGTTGTTGTTGCAACAGGCAATGTCAGCGGTGGCAATTTGACCACAGTTGGCAATGTCAGCGCATCAGGTAACGTAGCTGGTAATTACATTTTGGGTAACGGTGCATTGCTGTCAGGCATTGCAGCCGGTACTCCTACAAAGATTGCTAACGGTACTACAGAAGCCAATATTGGTGTCACTGGTGGTAACGCCAACATTTCTGTTGGTGGTATTGCCAATGTGGCAGTGTTTGCCAATACTGGTGCGTTTGTAACTGGACTGATCAGTGCTACTGGTAATGTAACCGGTGGCAATTTGGTAACTATTGGAACTGGTAACATAGCTGCATTGGTAGTTTCTACTACAGCCAATATTACAGGTAACGTAACTGGTGGTAATTTATTAACTGCTGGATTGATTTCTGCAACTGGCAACATCACTGGCGGCAATTTGAATGCTACCGGCTTGAGTCTAAGTGGCAATGTTGTAAGTGCATTGACCAGCGCGGCAAATATCACAACCACTGCCAACATCAGCGGTGGATACGTGTTAGGCAATGGTGCTCTGTTAACTGGCGTTGTGGCCACCAGCATTGGTACACTGCCAAGTGTGAGTGTAACTGGCAATACTGTAACTGGCAACTTGAATGCATTGGAACAAGTTAGTGCCGTGGGCAACATCACCGGTGGCAACATTTTGTTTGGCACATTCAAATTACTTGGTAATGGTGATGCACAAGTTGGTAATTTAACAGTTACTAATGGCCCAGGTACTGGCAACATTGTTGCTGGTAGCATCATAAGTGCCACAGGTAATATATTAAGCGGTAGTAATATCATTGCAACTGCCAATGTCACTGGCGGCAATATTACCACTGCTGGATTGATTTCTGCAACTGGCAACATCACCGGCGGTAACATATTGGGCGGCGGAGTTGGTACTCAAATCAGCACAGGCGGCAATGTTAATGGCGCGGCGTTCAATGGTAATGTATATTTTGGCACTGGTATAGTAACAGGCACTGGTAACATCACCGGCGGCAATATTGCAGTTTCGGGTGTGTTGTTGTCTACTAATACAGTTTCAGCAACTGGTAATATCACTGGCGGCAATATTGGAACAGCTGGAAATATCACTAGCACAAACACTGTTATTGCTGAAAATATCATAGTTGGACCAGGCATCACCGGTGGTAACATCAGTGCACTGGCCAATATCACAGGTGGCAATTTGCTCACAGGTGGTATAGTAACTGCTACAGGCAATGTAACTGGTGGCAATTTGGTCACAGGTGGATTGATCAGTGCCGCAGCCAACGTCATTGGCGGTAATTTAATCACAGTTGGAACAGTCAACGGCGCCACACTTAACATCACTGGTAATGCAGTTGTGGGTGGTGACTTGACTGTTGATGGCAATGTTATCTACATTAACATCACAGACTTAAATGTTCAAGATCCAATTATTGGATTAGGCCGTGGTGCCAACAACACACCTCTTACAGTCAACGATAACAAAGATCGTGGCGAACAAATGTGGTATTATACCACTGCTGAGAATTCAGCGTTTATTGGTTATCAAAACTCCACAGGCAATTTGATTGCAGCCAGCAACGTAAGCATTGCTAACGAAATTGTCACAGTCAACAGCTACGGTACATTTGTGGTTGGTGCATTGGCAGCAGCATCTGTAACTTCTACTGCTACCATAGCAGCCGGCAACGTGACCACAGCAGGATTGATCAGTGCCGCAGGCAATGTCACAGGTGGTAATGTTAGAACTGTTGGACAAGTTAGTGCCACAGGCAACATCACTGGTGGCAATGTTGGTACTGGTATCTTAACAGCAACCACAGTTAGCGCAACAGCCAATATCACTGGTGGTAATATTCTTACTGGCGGAGCAATTAGTGCAACTGGTTTGATTGTAGCAACTGGCAATATCACCGGCGGAAATATTGACACCACAGGAACAATCAGTGCATCTGGACTGAATGTAACTGCTAACACAGCCACTGGAAATTTAACCACAGCGGGCATAGTAAGTGCAACTGGCAACATCACTGGTGGCAACATCACTGGTGGTATTTTGTCAGCCACAGGCAACGTAGTTGGTGGAAATGTATCAACTGCAGGTTTGATCCTGGCAACTGGCAACATCACAGGCGGTAATTTGAATGCCGCAGGATTGAGTTTGAGTGGTAATGTTCAGAGTGCATTGAACTCTACTTCTAACGTCACAACCACAGGCAACATCAGTGCCGGCTACTATGCTGGTAATGGTAGTTTGTTAACTGGCGTGGTTGCCACTGCAATTGGTACTTTACCTAGCTTGAGTGTAACTGGTAACGTTGATAGTGGAAATCTACGCACAGCAGGGTTAGTTTCAGCCACAGGCAACATTGACGGTGGCAACTTGCTGACAGGTGGCACAATCACAGCCACAGGCAACATTTTTGGTGGTAATCTGCAAGGTGCATTGATTTCTGCCACAACAGCAATATCAGCTACTGGCAACGTGATTGGTGGCAACATTGTCACAGGTGGATTGATCACAGCCACAGGCAACATTGTTTCTACTGCCAACGTTGCAGGTGGTAATGTGGTTGCTACCACTTTGGTACAAGGTGCTGGACTTAGTGCTACAGGCAACATTGATGGCGGCAACTTAACAGTTAGCGGTGGAGTAACAGCCACAGCCAATGTGTCAGGTGGCAATTTGGTCACTGGTGGTTTGGCTGCAATCACTGGCAACGTAACTGGTGGCAATTTACGCACAGTTGGTTTGGTAACAGCAACTGGTAATGTCACTGGCGGCAATATCACAACAGCTGGTGAAGTAAGTGCAACAGGTAATGTAACTGGTGGCAATGTCAACGGCAGTATTGTTAGTGCAACAACCAATGTCACAGCAGGCGGCACAGTAAGTGCGCAAGGTAATGTAACTGGCGGTAATATTGTTACTGGTGGATTGATCACTGCTACTGGTACTATCACTTCTGCTGCTAACGTAGCAGGTGGAAACTTAACAACTGGTGGTGCTGTTAGCGCAGCTGGTAATATCACAGCCGCAGCCAACATTGCTGGTGGCAATATTTCAACTGCTGGGTTGATTGTAGCAACAGGTAACATCACAGCTATAGCTAACATTGCTGGCGGCAATATTTCAACAGGCAATGCAATTGCAGGTGGCAGCATATTATCAAGTACCACTCTCAGTGCAGTGGGCAATGTGATTGGTGGCAATATCAATACTGGCGGACAAGTTAGTGCTACTGGTGCCATTACAGGCGCAAATATTTCTGGTACAAATTATACAGGTACCACACTCAGTGTTACAGGCAATATTGACGGCGGCAACATCAGAACAGTTGGTCAACTTTCAGCAACAGGTAACATCACTGGTGCAAATGTCATAGCAACCACATTTATTGGTAACTTGCAAGGTAATATCTCCCTAGCAGGCAGTAATACTCAAGTGTTGTTTAATGACGGCGGCATTGTTGGTGGTACTGCTGGCATGGTGTTTGACAAAACTACCAATGCACTCAGCATCACTGGCACATTTGCCACAAACGGTGTGGCAGCAGACATCAACGTTGGCGGCAGAATTTCAGTAGCTGGTAACATTTTGACTGGTACTGGCAACATCAGTGGCGGCAACGTTTTGAGTGGTGCTCAAATTAGCGGTATTGGTAACGTCACAGGCGGTAACATTGTCACAGGTGGATTGATAACTGCAACAGGTACAATCACTTCTGCTGCCAACGTTGTGGGCGGAAACATCACCACAGGTGGTCAAGTAAGTGCAACAGGTAACATCACTGGCGGTAACATTATTACCGCAGGCGCAAGTGGTAACATCACTGGTGCCAATGTAATCTCGGCTACCACATTGAGTGCAACTGCCAACGTAAATGGCGGCAATGTTATCAGTGTAGCATTGGTACAAGGTGCAACGGTCAGCGCAACTGGTAACGTGATTGGTGGCAATGTAACCACAGCAGGTTTAGTGTCAGCAACTGGCAATCTTGCTACTGGTGCCAACGTAGTAGCATCTGGATATGCTACCGTAACTGGCAATATCACAGGCGGCAATATTATCACTGCAGGAACAGCCACAGTAACTGGTAACATAACCAGTGGAAACATAGCAGCTACAAATCACACAGGAACCACAGTCAGTATCACTGGCAACGTGATTGGTGGCAACTTGACCACAGGTGGATTAATAACTGCAACAGGCAATATAACTGGTGGCAATGTCAACGCCACAGGATTGAGCTTGAGTGGCAACGTGGTTTCTGCAATCACAATGACTGCAAATATCACCACTACAGGCAATATTTCAGGTGGAAATATCTCAGCTACAGGTAACATAAATATTGCTGGACAGTTGGCGGCAACCATAGCAGACGCAACAGCATTGGCAATAGCATTAGGATAAAAAATGGCAAACACTTTTACACGAAAACTCAGCAGACTTGTTGGAACCACAGCTACCTCAGTTGGTGCGTACACAGTTGCGGCAAATACAACCGCAGTTGTGGTTGGACTTTCTTTGACCAATGTCACATCAAGTGCAATTGCAGCCAACGTGATTATTTTAGATAACGCAGCGCAAACCACTCGATTGGCAGTAAATGCACCTATTTCAGCAGGGTCAAGTTTGGTTGTAGGAGGCGGCGATCAAAAGATTGTGTTGGTCACAGGAGATCAATTGCAAGTTCAAAGTAGCGCAGCTACCAGTATTGATGCAGTAATGAGCATAATGGAAATCACATAATGAGTTACGTTGGCCTAAATCCGCAACAACAACTGCTGAACACCAGCACACAGACCTTTAGTGGCAATGCGGTAGCATATCAGTTCACTTTGGGTCGAGCCGTTGCATCAGCGTCTGACTTGGACGTGATGATTGACCAAACTCTACAACGTCCATTCACTGACTACGAAGCCGAAAATGTAAGTTTGTTGTTTCAAACACCACCTCCTAGTGGTACCAACAACATCACGGTTACCTATCGTGCAGGCGCACTTAACTCTTTAAATCTCACAGCCAACGCATTTGGCGCTGGCACAGTTGGCGCACCTAGTGTGTACTCAGTAGCAGCCAACAACACTGGTATATATTGGCCAAATGCTACCACAATGGTCATGACTGTGGCAGGTGGCAATCGTGCCACTTTCAGTAGTAATGTTGAATCAACCAGCAATGTAACAGGTGCGTTGACAGTAACAGGTGGAGTTGGCGTTACTGGTAATATCAACACCAGCGGAGCAGTGACCATTACCAATGCTACTAACAGTGGCAATGTAACCACTGGCGCATTAACTGTGGCAGGTGGTGCAGGCATTGTTGGTAACTTAAATATTGGCGGCGACATTACCTGTGTGGGCGATTTTACAGTTAATGGAACATTTACCACAACAGGCACAGACAGTTTAGAGGTAAACGATCCGTTTATCTTCTTGGCCAATGCCAATCCGGGTGACACATTCGATTCTGGTGTGATCACTGAATACTTTGATGGCGTCAACACACGTTATTCTGGATATTTCCGTGACATCACAGATGCCAAATACAAACTCTTTGGTAATCTAATCGTCAAACCAACCACAGTTGTTGACACAGCCAATGCCAGTTTCACATACAATGATTTGATTCTGGCCAATTTGAGTGCTACAGGCAACGTTAGTGGAACATATATTTTGGGCAACGGTGCATTGCTGAGTGGTATTACAACTGAGACCAGTCAAATTTTCAATGGTACCAGTCGAGTTATTATTCCATCAGCAGCTGGTAATATTGTTAACAACGTTAATGGAGTAACAATTGCCACAGTTTGGTCAGGCGGCCTTGTTGTAACTGGTGCCATAAGTGGATCAACTACACTTTTGGTAACTGGCAACGTCACAGGTGGTAACATAACCACAGCTGGCGAAGTAACTGGCACAGGCAACATAACTTCAGCAGCTAACATATCTGCTGGTAACATTTTAACAGGCGGCATGTTCAGCGCCGCAGGTAACATTACTGGTGCAAACGTCAACACTGGCGGTTTGGTATTGGCCACTGGCAATGTCACAGGTGGTAACTTGCGCACAGCTGGTCAAGCCAGCGCTGGTGGTAACGTCATTGGTGGTAACGTAACCACAGCTGGATCAGTTTCGGCAGCTGGTGTTGTATACGGAGACAGTTTTAGTGCAGCAAATGGTGTTAGTGCTGGCACAACAGTTGCGGCAACTACAGATATCACTGCTGGTGGCACAATATCAGCGGTGGGAACAATCACTGGTGACGGTGGCGTAACATCTTCTGCAAACATAGCAGGCGGCAACATCACAACTGGTGGTGTAGTTAGCGCCACTGCTAACGTAATTGGTGGTAACATAACCACAGCTGGTCAGATAATATCATCTAAACTTGGCAGCTCAGCGGCTAATGCAGGCCAAATTTTCTTGAATGGTGCTGGTAACAATCGAATTGATTTCAACACAAACGGTACCGATGCTCCGGCATATACCACAAGAAGTGCTGGTACTAAAATTACATTATTCCCTTCGGTGGGTGCAACCAATGCAGATTATGCCATTGGTATTGACATCAGTACGCTATGGAACAGCGTGCCAGGCAATGACGGTTCGCAATTTTTCAAATGGTACGGCGGCACAACACTGGTTGGAAGTTTAAGTAGCACAGGTATATTGTCAATTGTGGGTAATGTGATTGGTGGTAACATCAATACTGGTGGAATAGTTTCATCTACAGGTAATGTGGTTGGCGGAAACGTAATTGCAACCACATTGGTTCAAAGTACTTCAGTCAGTGCCACTGGTAACATCACAGGTGGAAACGTACTTACTGGTGGAATTGCCAGTGCCACAGGTAATATCACAGGCGGCAACATTATCACAGGTGGTGCTATATCTGCAGGTGGTGCTGTTAGTGCCACAGGCAACGTGGTTGGTGGCAATGTCACTGCAACCACAGCAGTCACAGCAGGTTCAGGTGGTGTGAGTGCAACAGGCAACGTCACAGGCGGTAATTTAGTTACTGCTGGAATTATTACATCAACTGGTAACATAACATCAGCTGGCAACATTGCTGGCGGTAATATTTTAGGCACCACACTAGTGCAAGGATCAATTGTTAGTGCCACAGCCAACGTGTTGGCAGCAGCTAACATTTCAGCAGCTGGCACTGTGTTGGCAGCTCAGTTGAGTTTGAGCGGTAACATTATCAGTGCTGTAGCAACCACAGGCAATATCACAGGCGCTAACGTCAATGCCACGCTTGCATTGAGTGCAGTTGGCAACATCACAGGCGGCAATATTTCAACTGCTGGTAACTTGGCAGCACCAACCGCAGCTCAAAATACCAATACTACACAAGTGGCAACTACTGCATTTGTTATTGGTCAAGCCAGCTCAACTTCACCAGGTGCAGTTGGGTCAGCCGCAGTTGGAACAGGTACAACTTTTGCCCGAGCAGACCACACTCACTCAGGTGTTACAAACATCACCACCAGCAGTGGATTAAGCACCAATACCAATGCTACTGGTGCAGTTTCAATTACCAACACTGGTGTTACATCAGCTGTGGCTGGCACAGGTGTTGGCGTAAGTGGAGCAACAGGTGCTGTTACAATTAGTATTGGACAGTCAGTAGCAACAGGTGCAACTCCAACATTTGCTGGATTAACAGTTGGCACAGGATCAATTACTGGCGGCAACATTATCAATGGCAACGGCAACGGCGTTGGTAACATTGGTAGTTCAACAGTGTATTTCAACACTGGTTTCTTGAAAGCAACCACAGCACAATACGCTGACTTGGCAGAAAATTATTCTGCCGATGCCGTGTATGCACCAGGCACTGTGTTGGTGTTTGGCGGTGACAACGAAGTCACAATGGCAAACAAGGTCAGTGACCCCAAAGTGGCTGGTGTGGTTTCTACCAATCCTGCACACTTGATGAACAGTGTGATGGAAGCTGAACACATTGTGGCAGTGGCACTAACTGGACGAGTTCCAGCGCAAGTGATTGGACCTGTGAAGAAAGGCGACATGATGGTGTCAGCAATCAACGGTCGTGCGCAGGCCTGTGCTACTCCTGCAATGGGCACAGTGATAGGCAAAGCATTGCAAGACTTTGATGGCGATCAAGGTACGATTGAAATTGTTGTAGGAAGATTATAATGGCTTATGTAGGTTATTCACCTGTATTGGGACAATACCGTAAAATGGATGCGTTGACTTTTAATGGATCCACGCAGACATTCAACATCACTGTGGGTGGTGTGAGTTTTACACCACCAACTGCGTATGCAATGTTGGTAGTGCTAAACAACATTCCATTAAATCCTGGTGTAGATTTCAGCGTAACAGCTTCTACCATAAGTTTTTCTGTAGCACCTGTAAACAACACACCGTTCTTTGCGTTGTTGTTTGGCGACACACTATATACAGGCACACCCAGCGATGCCACTGTTATCAACAGTAAAATAGCCACAGGTGCTGTGAGTTATGACAAGTTCAGTGCTAGTACACAAGCTAGACTAACTGCCGGACAAATTATATTTGGAGTTTAAAAGATGGCAAGAAAAAGATTATACGAGTATTCGTTTACCCCAGGAACTGCTGGTTTAGGCACAGTGAAGGTGCCAGACAGATACAACCTGGCTGACATTCTGGCTATCTATGATACAACATACAATGTTGCTATCTACAACTTTGCCGATCCTACCATGGGTGGTACAGTGTCATGGGCAGCGGGCCCAACTGCAACATTCCCCACAGCCTATGCTGGTGTAACAACTATCACTTTGGATTTAGATACCAGTGCATACGTTAACACTGATAAATTAGCAGTTTATGTTGAAGAACGTAGTTTAGTAGTTGAACCTTGGGCGTTTGGCGAAGACGCAATTGGACGTAATCGTATTTCAAATCCAGAAGCCTTGATTGACGCTGACTTTGAATATGGTTTGCAAAACACCAAGTGGCAAAACGTTTCAACCAACAACAACATTCCTGGGTTTTTTGAAGACATTGGAGGTGATTTAACAATCAATACCAATGGTTATATTAGTTTGATAGCCGGCGATGATGTTATTACATCCAACGTTGATACCAGTCTCAAATTGCAAAATCCTGGCACTGCCCAATGGGTAGCCAATGACTATGCGTTGATCATCAGTCAAACACAAGGTAATGTCACACCATTTACTAGCAACTATCTCACAACCGCAGTCAACAGTTCAGCAGAAAGAACATTTACTTTGGCCAGTACCACTGGGTTCACTGCATTGGATAACGTGATATTGATTGGCAGACCCACTTCTGGTGGTACCACAATTGCAGTAGCCAATATTACCAGCACTGCAACAACCACAGTTAACGTGGCCAATGCGTCAGGTATTGTGGATGGTTCTTATGTTATTGCTGAAACAATCACTGGCAACGTGTATGAAGTCATGGCAGTGACTAACGTAGCTGCTAATGCTTTAACAGTTACTCGACAGACCAACAACACTAACGGTGCTGGCGCAAACATCATCATTGGCGCAAACATCTATCCTGTAAGTACTTTAGAAATTGCGCAAGTGCAGAGTGTGGGCAACGGCACAGCTATTAACTTGAACAGAGGTTGGTACAATACCACTGCTGCTAATGCTTTTGCTACAGGCACAGTCATGCAAAAACTCAGCAGTAACGTAGAAATTGTGCAACATACTGTGATCAGCACTGCTGTAAACGGAACTCAAACAATTTCTAGAGGCATCAATAATACCACAGCATTGACAGCAGCCGGCGCAGGATCACCAATGGTGAGATTGACTGGAATATTTTATGCCACAGGATCTAACAATCTTCCTCAAGTTGGCGTTAATCAAAGTGACACTCCAATTGATGTGAACGAGTATGTAAGCAATCAAAATTCAGCCAGTTCTAATGCTGAAGGTATTGGTTTGGTATATTCTGCAAACACCAACAATTTCTTTTACTATCCACGTAGAAGTTTGAATCTAGCACCTGGTTATCCAATCAATCAATTTGATTCCACAATCAGACAGGCATTCCCGTATACTGGTGCAGATTTGGACGTTGTGTCTATTGTGAGTGATGGCGGCAATCCTAGCACAATCACAGTGACCACAACCTATGCACATGGCATGGTACCTGGCACTCCAATCTTGGTCAGTCTGAGCTCAGGTACTAACGAAGCTTATGCTGAAGGATCGTTTTTTATAATTTCTGTGCCCAGCACAACTACATTTACATACACTGCCAAAACTGGAGCCGCAGTAAGCGGTAGTTTGGCTGGTACAATTAATGTGCGAAGTAACGCAGTGTTTTTACCAAGACCATTTGACGGCGGCGTTATATTAGGCCCAGGCACTCCCACACGTGGTGCTTCCGCTACTAGACAGACCAAAAAATATTTCCGTTATCAATCTGGTAAAGGTATCCTGTTTTCATCTGGTACCATGCTCAAGCCAACATTTGACATTTCTGCTCTGAGTGCTGACGGAACAACAGTCAACAGCAATATCACAGTTACCACAGATGTTGAACACGGTCTCAATGCTGGCGCAACAGTAACCATCAGTGGTATTACTACTAGTGGTTACGATGCTTCAGGGTATATTGTGACCAGTATCACATCAGATGTCAGTTTTGTTGTACAGGCGCAAGGCTCGCTAGGAAGTGTTGCACCAGAGTTAGGGCAACAACCAAGATTGTTTATCACAGCCTGGCACGGTTCAAGCATCCGTGCTGGAATTTTTGATGATCAAAACGGACTATTTTGGGAATCTGATGGCATATCATTGAATGCAGTTCAACGCACCAGCACGTTCCAAACAGCTGGCCTTGTGTCAGTTGGAGTGGGATCCAACCTTGTTACAGGTGATGGAAACTGTAGATTCCAAGATCAACTCAACAACGGTGACGTAGTGGTAATCAAGGGCATGACTCACACAGTGACCAGTGTGATTGACAACAATGCCATGACCATTGTGCCCACTTTCCGCGGAGTGAGCAATCAGACTCGTGTAAAAATGACTTTGCGTAATGAAATTAGAGTTCGTCAAAGTGACTATAACATTGATCCAATTGATGGCACAGGCGCAAGCGGGTATACTATTGATACCAACAAAATGCAGATGTTGGCAATTGAGTATTCATGGTACGGTGCTGGCTACGTGACTTGGATGGTGCGTGGACAAGATGGCAGATTTATTCATGCACATCGTCGTCCTAACAACAACTTGAACAACGAAGCTTACATGCGTTCAGGTAACTTGCCAGCAAGATACGAAGCCATTAACGAAACTGCTACCAGCAGTCTTGATGGCGGCATTACAGATGCAGACACCACAATTAGTTTACGTGACGCAACAGACTATCCTGCGGCCAGCGTAACATATCCAGTGTATGTGATGATTGACAGTGAGATTATTAAGTATTCAGGTAAGAGTGGCAATGACCTAACTGGTTGCACACGAAATGCAACGTTTACACAATGGGTTGAAGGTGCAAGTCGCAGCTTCACAGGAGGTCCAGCTGCTTCGCATACTGACAACACTGGTGTGATATTGATCAGCAATACTTGTACTCCGCTGGTTAATCACTGGGGTAGTTCAGTGATCATGGACGGTAATTTTGATGGTGACGAAGGCTATCAATTTACCTACAATAGATCAAACTACGGCTTGCCAGCCACAATTGGTGCAAAGCAAGTGGCATTTGCCATGCGATTGGCTCCTAGCGTTAGCAATGGTATCATTGGTGACTTGGGAGTAAGAGATTTGATCAATCGTGCGCAGTTGACACTGATCGATCTAAACGTGCAAGTGGGAGCTGGTAGATATCTAATTGAAGGTATTTTGAATCCCAACAATATAGATTCTGCCAACACTTCTTGGCAGGGGCTGAACAATTCGGGCGGTGGCTTCCAGCCTAGCTTTAGTCAATTCTCAGTGGCGCCTCGTTTCACTTCAGAATCAACTGGTGGTTTGACTGGTGCTCCTTTTAATACCACTGGTGGTATGAGTCGCTCGGGCGTAAAAGTAACCACCAGTGGCCAAAGAGTGTATGCTAACCTTGCTCCAACCAACATATCAAGTTCTGGAACAGGTGCAAATTTAACAGTGACACTGACTGCTGCTGGCACCGCATATAATACCACAACCACTCAAATTTCAGTTCAAGTAGCTGGTACTGGATATGCTGTGGGAGATACTATTAAAATTCTTGGTAATGCGCTAGGTGGATCAACCACTGCTAATGATTTAACGCTGACAATTCAAGCTATCACTGCTGACATTAATGGTGGCGAGCGACTGTTTGCTATTCCAGTCAGTTCTACAAACCAAGGAGTGTTGAACCTAAGCTCAGTCAAACAAATTGGTACCAGTGCAGTGCCTGGCACAGGAACTTTCCCAAATGGACCAGAAGTGTTGGCTGTACAAATTACTGCACTGTCAACTCAGTCAACTCCAGTGGGTGAAATTCAACTGAGCTTCCAAGAAAGTCAGGCTTAATGTTCAGTGGCAAGATAGCGTTCAACAATGTCTATCTTGTCCTGAATTGCTACAATATTCACAGTTGACCACAAGCCTGGATGCATGGGCTTGGGCCAGGTGCCTTTGTCTATCCATGCATATCCTAAGTGTTCGTGATTTAGTGTGGGTTGAAATTCTTCAGCAACCACACATACCCAGGTGTGATATTCAAAGTTTAAATCTGCTGATGTGAATTTTTCCAAAGGAACCAGGCGTTGGTAAACAGGAAAACTTCCCAGTTCTTCAATGCATTCGCGTTCCATACCACCCAGTAGAGTTTCGCCAGTTTCCACTTTGCCCCCCGGCAATCCCCATGCACCTGGATGTTTTGAATCGTTGCGCAACAAATAAAGATAACGGCCAGTGTTGCTGGCTCTAAACCAAACACCCACAGCTTTTACAGCACCAGTCTCCATTGGCCTCCCGGGTAGTATCCTTGATAACTTTTCATCCATGCGTCACCAGTCCACATATACTGTTGACTGGTGGTTATGTTGGTCACATACTGGCCAGCAGGTTGTCCATTGGCTCTAAAAACCACACGCCAGTAGTTGTTTGAGTACTCAATTACATCATTGGCTTCGGCAACAAGTGGCCTGCCATTGGCTCCTATCCAGGCCTCAGCAGGTCCTGAATTGCCAGCAGATCCTGTGCTTTCGGTAAGCAAATATCTTTGCCCTTCTAGCGCACTGTCTAATCCGTTTAACGGGCCACTTGCTTGTGGGTTAATCACAGCGTCAATTGCATCCAGTGTGTTTTGTGGCGCAGTGTCAATGTCTATATCATACAACACAAATCGATCATCATTTGGGTCAAGGGCAATGGTACCAACAACCTCAGACCCATCTGGTTGTTCTAAATAAATTTGACTTATTCCGGGCCGCAGAACACCGTATGCATCAATAACTGCTGGCCACAACAAGTTGCTGTTGCCTACAATGTTAGTTGGAGTAAGACTGCTGTTGCTGGGTTCTTCTACAGAACTTGGAGGTCGCAAAATTTGTATTTTGTTGCCAATCAACACTGTGGCATAGTTGTAGGGTGTGATCACTTGTCTAGTACCCAACAACAAATCATTGTTTGTGATAGCATCAACAGCATCGCCTTGTGCATCAAACACACTGGCAATAACTCTTTCCACCACACCCAATTTTTTAACTTTGGCAGGTGAACTGATCCAGATTGGCAATGTGAATCTCAGTGTGCATATATCTATGGGATTTTCTGCACCCATGGGGATAGTTCTAGACGTCCAAGTGGTGCCATCTAGTTCTACCACACTCAATGAAGTCCAGTCAATGTAATTGTCTGTGCTTTGAATTTCCAAACTGGGGTTGAACAGCGTTAGAATTTGCTCAAGCAATTGCAATTTTTGATTGGTATTTGAAGTCCACAAATCTAAATTCAAAGTCAGCTTGTACGGAACAGGCATCAGGCGTTCAATGGTAAATGCATTGCCTTGAGTGGTTTCGTAAGTTTCAGTGCTGGTATCGTAGGTGCGTTGACGTACAGAAACCTTACTCACATGGTAAGGCTCTTGGATTCTGGGTCTATCATAATCTAGTGCAGTGATGTAAAATGTCATCAACGGAGTTGACGGCAAGCTGTTGCGTGAGTTGTCCTGCAATATGGTTTGTGCGTTTCTACTTGAATCACCATATCTGATTGGAACTCTAAGCAAGGCCGCATTCTCGCTGCCTTCTTCTCTGCCATACTCAATTTGGAACCCCGAAAAGATTCTAGTGAATTGCAGTAAGAATCTGCGTATCTGTTCGTCGTAAAAAAATTGTTGCATTGTTAACTTGACTTTTGTCCAGGTTGTGTGCCAGGTCTAGGGTTAGCAGGTTTGTCCCCACCTTGATCACCGTTGTCAGCACGGGGTTTCAATATCTCGCTGAGACTCTGTCTACTTGGTATGTTACCCAGGTCTGTAGTATTCACAGTGTATGTATTGTTCACAAAGGTCGAGCGCAAAGTATCATTGGTAGGACCATTGTTAAGATTTGTACGCACATTGCTTTCAATTTTGACCCAGCGTCGGCCATCATAGCGGAACAGTCGATTTGGTTGATAATCTAGTCGCAAGGCATAATCTCCACTTACAGGATTGGTTGGGAAACTCACGCCAGGTGTAACAGGCAGGCCATTTGGTGCCATATCGTCGCCAGTGAGGTAACCCATGGTATAACCAAATGACTTTGGTGTGACATTCATGCCACCTTGTGTGCCATCTACTGTGACAGTGCTTTCTGACCCAAGGCCTACTGGATTGGCAGGTTGACCATCTTGTGTGGGCTCAATGTAAAATTTAGTTACGTCATAGCCACTCAATGGAACTTCTGCGTCGGCCTGTGTGAGTATGGCGTCATTGATCTGAGTGTCTTTGGCACGAGTTCCTTGAACATCACTAATGGTGGCAGGAGTATAGGGCACCCAAAATTCAGTGTTGGTTATTTCTGTGCCTGCTGGCGTATTTTTCTGAGCTTGATAATACACATCTCCATAGTTCACAATAGAACCCATGGGGTAAAAATCGCCCGGATCCCAAATGTACTCAGCCACAAAAGGTTTATCAGTGATTGATTTGTATTCTTGTTGATCGTTCAGTGGCGTGGCTTTCACACGCCACAAGTGTGGCAACCAAGTTTGGCTAAATCCTTCAGAAGCAAACGACGCATCTTGTATCACGTAGTATTTTGGAAATGCTTTTGGGATAGCAGGATTCAGTGGATTGTAATCTTTTAAATTTGGAATCTCAAGCACATCGCCGTTCATGAGTTTACGACCAAATGTGTCAATCATGTCGTTGTAGTGGAACGTGATAAACAGCGTGTCGTTGTTCAAAAACAAACCAAATTGTGTGAGATCAAAGTCAATATCTTGTGTGTTGTACACACCACGCATGACATAAACATCTGTGTCATACACTCTATCTCTGTTTTCCAGCAACAGCAAGTCTTGAATGTTCAGTACACTTTGCGTTTCATAAACAGGTTGTGTAGCATCAGCATTGCCGCTGAATGCAGAATCTTGGCCGCCAGTTTCTGGCCCTAGATACTTGTGAACAAGGATATCCAAGCCGCCCACAGTGTACATTTCACTGATAGTACGGTCAAAAAATTGGTAGTCTCTTGTGCGATTTGGGCGGTATAAACTTAGGCGTGGCATAACATATATTTATGGGCAGGTTGACCAATAATTCCAAACCTGCTATACTTTGGGCATGAAAGTAGTTAAACTGAACAACCGATTCCGCCAATTCAAACAGCATGGGCATGTGATTGCTGTGCGATGTGATAGTTGGCTGGGAGAAGGCACATCTTTTGAACAAGTATGCAAAGCCAAACTGGGAGGCCAAGGTTACATGCCCACCAACGACTGGCATGCTTACTTTGGTAAAAACAACGGCCGCGCCAATCGTCCATTCTGGATTTCCTTCCGCAGGGAATCAGATCTTACTTTAGTACTACTTTCTGCCTGCTTGACCAAATAATCAAAATCTGCTATAATACACACTTGTTCACTACAGGAGTCTGTATGCAAAAGGCAGCAAAATTTGTTGCAAAGTACTCTACTGCCAACAAGTCCAAAGCAGTGGTTCCTTATGATCGTATACAAGCCACAGAAAAATGGGTGGAATACAGCCTGGACATTGTGGATATGAATCGTATTTTGATGCAGTCAGACTTTGACACCAAATGGCGTCTAATGGAGGCTTTGGACATTGCAGAGCGCAAGAGAAAGTACATGTACAACCACAAAAACTTTAAACTCAAACGTGCTACGGAATTGTTTGAACTCTGCCGAGATTTACCTGTAAAATAAGTAAGGACACACATGAGCACCACATTCAAAATTAAACTGCTAAACCCTCGCAGTTCTGACACTAACATCCTAGGTATGGAGCCTACTTGGCAAATCCAGCCCACAGAGTATCGCACCAGTCGACTGAGCAAAGCTATTTCTACGGCAAAAAAGATGCCCGGGACATGATTGTAAACTATCTCGAAGCACATGACCGCAAAGCCGATGTGCGGTTACTCAAAGGCATTCCAGACTCAGCAATTCGACTGACCACAGGTTGGCTGTGTCGCATGAGTATGGTGGGCTTGGAACTGCATGGCGAGGAACAGCTCAAGCTGGAAAACCAACTGCGAGAAATCCTGGACAGCAAGCAGAATGAAGTTGCGTCCGAAGCAGTAGTGGAAGACGCTACACCAAGAATTACCATCCAAGACCGACTGCGCGAAAAGGCAGCAGAGTGTAACGGTGAATTGGAAGGCTTATTTGATGAATTTATGTTGAGTGGCGCTAAGATGACTGCTGACTTCAAGCCTGTGGTAATCATGCGTGGATTGAACATAGCACCACAACTGATCAGTCAAATTTCTGACAACTGGAAACGCAAGCTCGCAGAGTTTGAGCGTGTGGCAGAAGGCAAAGACCCTCAATTGGTTGAAGGCTACAGTTACCTTTCTAAAATACAACTGCGCAATGTGATCAAGTTTTGCGAAGCTGTGGTCAACGACTGTGGTGCTTATGTGCAGATCAAGAAAGTGGAACGCAAGCCACGCAAGGTCAAGGCAGTGCCACCTGAAAAACGTGCGGCCAAGTTCAAGATTTTGGCAGAATTTGCAGAGCTCAAACTCAAGAGTTTGCCCGCCGCAAGCCTTGTGGACAAAACAGAAGCCTGGTTGTATGACAGCAAAAAACGCAAGCTCATCCACCTTGTGGCAGACAGCCACACACAGGCATTCACTGTGAAGAACAACTCAATCATTGGGTTCTCAACTGTGGAAACCATGCAAAAAACTCTGCGGAAACCAGCAGAACAACTGAAAGGTATTACAGGTGCTGGCAAGCCAGCCGCCCGCAAAGCATTCAAGGATATCAAAGCCACAGAAACTGCATGGAATGCCCGTGGCACAGAGAACTTGATCATACTCAAGAGCTGGTAAATATGGCTATATGAAATTGAAATTTGATGAAAAAGTAGAATTTTACATTACCAATGTCTGCAACTACACCTGCGATAATTGCAACCGTTTTAACAATCATAAATTTTCAGGATGGCAACGCTGGAGCGATTACGAAGGCATCTATCAACAGTGGGCAAAACAAATTGAACTACGTGCCATAACTATCTTAGGTGGCGAGCCCACACTAAATCCCACACTGTCAGAATGGGTAGTGGGCTTGAATGAAATATTCAATTGCGATGTAGAAATACTGACCAATGGCACTCGACTGAATCATGTCCCAGGACTGTATGAGGCAATGACCAGACCCCGACCGCCAGAAAGGCCAGTGAATCACATTGGAGTGAGTCTGCACAACATAGCAGACTTTGAAATGTTGCGTCAAAACATATTGGATTTTCTTGATACCGTTGTAGTAGAATTTGGTTTTAAATTAGACCTCCCCCCACCACCAAATTGGCAAGGATGGGATTCATACTGGACTGTGGTTGATAAAAATGGTGTGATTGTTTGCATGCACCTAGCCAACAATTTCCAAACATCCGCTGTGCAGTTAAACAACACTGGCCGATTTATTGTTCATGACAGCGACCCTATACGCAGTCATCAACAGTGCGGATTTGTTAAATTTAAATGCTATCACTTTGTTCGCGGAAAAATATACAAATGCGGCCCCGCGGCGCTGTTTCCAGAATTTGATGAACAAAATCAATTTGACATTTCTGAATCAGATCGCCAGATCATGAACAGCTACCGACCACTGACCTTGGACAACTTTGAACTCTACAAAGATGATTGGGTGGAAAGTTTAAAGCACCCAATTCCACAATGTAAATTTTGTCCAGACAAAGGAATCAATAGAATTATTACCCCCACAGTCAAAGGCACTGCATCCAATGACACATAAAACGTTATTAACATTTGGCGACAGCTGGCCACAAGGCGGAGAGCTAACCCCACCCCATGAGGTACCATACGGCGACCTACTGCAACGTCAAATGGGTTTTGATAAATTTTTCAACTACGGATCTGCTGGAGCCAGTAATGAGGACATGTTGTATCAGTTTCAAGAATACATTGCTGATCATCACAACACTGATGACGAAATCACTGCTGTGTTTTTTTTAACAAATCCAGGTAGGTCTACACACTGGCCTAGATTTGGAACATGGAACGAACAAGATCGTGAGTGGAAACACTGGCCTACAGACGCCAAAGAATGGGCACGTGAGGTGTTCATGCACTTTCATCGCAAAGGACACGAAGTCATGCGTTCTTCGGCCACAATAACAGCCTTGCAATCTTGGTCCAAGCATTACAAAATCAATGACTTTTACTTTGCTGGATGGGTGCGATATCCTGAATGGCTGCCTGGAGTTGACACAAGTAAAATTTGGAAACAAGGAACAGAAACAGCCGCAGACTGGTTTGGTGCAACAGACTACCACGGAGAACACCTACTAAATGTTGCAGACAATGAATTTATTAGACCTAATTTTGCACACCCCAATCAACTTGGGCATGAACTGATTGCATCCAAGCTAGAAAAATGGATAACCCCTGGTAAATAACATTATCGGAGTCCACAATGGCTGAACAGCAACAAGATACACTTTCCACGCTCAAGCAAAATCTCATAGATTATGCACAGCTTCAGCTGGGCAGTCAAATTATCGATCTTGAACTAGATCCCGAACATTACGAAGCAGCATATCAAAAGACCATTGGCACCTATCGTCAACGTGCCAACAATGCCTATGAAGAAAGCTACAGCTTCATGTACCTGGTCAAGGACGAAAACATCTACCAGCTGCCGCAAGAAGTCATAAGTGTGCGTCAGATATTTCGCAGAACATTTGGTGACTCAACTGGACCCTTTGCATCAAACTTTGATCCGTTTAGTCAGGCCAGCTTGAATGTGTATCTGATGAACTTCAACGTGGCAGGCGGCTTGGCCACATACGACTTTTACTCACAGTATGTGGAACTGGCTGCCAGAATGTTTGGTGGCTACATGAACTACACATACAATCCTGTAACCAAAAAACTGCAATTGATTCGTGATCCCAAAGGCACCGGCGAAGCTGTGTTGTTGTGGACTTACAATCTAAAACCTGAAATCAACTTGTTGAGTGATTTCCAAATCCAACAATGGATCAAAGACTACATGGTTGCCAACTGCAAAATGATCATTGGTGAAGCCCGTGAGAAGTTTGGTCAAATTGCAGGCCCACAAGGCGGCGGCACTCTAAATGGCACTGCCATGAAAGTCGAAGCGCAAACTCAAATGGATGCTCTTCTTGAACAACTCAAAATGTATGTAGACGGCTCACAACCGTTGACTTGGGTAATTGGTTAACACACAGTAGACACATAGTCATAAATCTGTTATAATCATCAAATGGACCTGATGATTGATCTTGAGGGCTTGGGAACAGGCCCCGACACTACTATTCTTACCATTGCTGCTCAGGCGTTTGATCCGTTTGGCTCTGGCTGTTACGAACAATCATTTTATGCTAGAGTCACACTGGAAAGTCAAGAAACTCGTAGCATACAGCAAGGCACCATAGAATGGTGGGCCACACAACCTGCTGTGGTGCGTGACGAAGCCTTTGCTGATGAAGATCGCATACCATTAGACCAAGCACTGGATGGACTAGGCCGATTAATTTGGCATGCCAAGCGTGTGTGGGCGCAAGGACCGACATACGACATGAACATCCTGGAGCATGCCTACAAGAGCTACAACAAACCCTTACCCTGGCAGTACTACATGGTACGAGACAGCCGCACAGTGTTCAGTTTATGGCCCGGCCAACCCATGCCTCCCACCACTCACCATGCACTAGAAGACTGCCGCAGACAAATAGGCATGTTACAAAATACACTTAAATATCTCAATGTTCGGGAGTTGAAATAAGTTGCTATGACTCAGGTGGTTACGTTTGATTTTGGCGGAAAATTTAGCCCGGTATCCTATGAAAACTTGTTGACCAGCATTGCTGTTCTTGCTAAAAAAAGCAAAGATGTTTTGGTATTAGGTTGTCGGGAAGAAGATTGCAATCCATTAGAGCACTATGCTCAAACTCTTGCACTGCAAGAACACATACACAATCTAGGCATGAAATTTTGTGTGTTTTTTAATTTTTACACTCAATACACTCAAGAACATTTGCCAGGAATAGATGTTGATTATATTGACTTCATGTTGTTAAAAACAATCCACAATGCTCCTGCGCCTGTTGCAAAGCAAGGCAGTCGCATTTTATTTTTAATTGGCAAACCTGATAGACCACATCGAGCACCACTGTTATACAAGTTTTATGAGCGTGAGCAACTGGATAAACTGAGCTGGTCGTTGTTTATACCTGTTCAAATTGAAAATCAAGTACGCAAGTTGATTCCTCATGCAGCTGATCAGCAATGGCAAGAGTTTATGCAACTGCAAGGCAGTCCTGATGGGGTGACACCAATAGTGAGTGGGTCCAGCATTCACGTTTGTAATTATTGTGATTATGATGCAAAAATATTTGCTGATACCAGCGTGAGTTTGGTCAGTGAAAGCATGTTTGAACAATCCAATGCGTTGACTGCTCGGGCCACAGAAAAAACTTACAAAGCAATCAACAATCGCCATCCTTTTGTGATTGCCGGCCCAGCAGGAACCTTGGAACGATTGCAGTCGCTAGGCTACAAAACGTTTGAAAAACACCTACCCAATCCAGGGTATGATCAGGAAGTTAACAATGACATCCGTTTGGAACTAATTTATGAAAACATTTTGGCGTTGCATAAGTTGGCCACAGAGCATCCAGAATCTCTTGCAAATGATATAGAACATAACTATACTGTCAACAAGCAACGATATCAACAACAACTTGATCGTGCCGCTGCCATGTTAGCAAAATACGGTTACAACGGATCAGCAATTGACGTTCTCATGCTGCATGACCAAGTGGCCCCAAACACACTGACAGAAAAATTTATGGAACTTGTATGATCATTGGTATATGTGGATTCATTGGGTCTGGCAAAGACACCATAGCTGATTATCTTGTAAACTTGCACCACTTTCGTAGAGAAAGTTTTGCGAGCACATTAAAAGATGCTGTGGCACAAGTGTTTGGGTGGGACAGAACCATGCTGGAAGGCCGCACAAAAATGGCCCGTGAATGGCGAGAACAAGTGGATCCGTGGTGGGCAGAACGCTTGCACATGCCCACTCTAACGCCTCGTTGGATACTACAATACTGGGGCACAGAAGTGTGCAGAGCCGGGTTTCATGATGATATTTGGATTGCCAGCTTGGAAAACAAACTGCGCCACAGCCAGGATGATGTTGTGATCTCAGACTGCCGTTTCCCCAATGAAATTTTAGCCATTAAGAACGCAGGCGGACGTGTGGTGCGTGTGGTGCGTGGTCCTGAACCTGCTTGGTATAATGCAGCCGTAAGTGTCAATCGTGGTGCCAATGGCAATTCAACCTGGGCGCTGAGTCAACGCAAACTGGAAAAACTAGCAATTCATGCGTCAGAAACTGCCTGGGTGGGAACTGAATTTGATGCTGTGCTAGACAACAACGGCACACTAGACGACTTGTATCAACAGGTCAAGAGTCTGGTTCAAGATCCCCGGGCTTCCACGTAGAATCTGTGCGTTTTAAATCCGCCACACAGTTCATACACACAGTCTTTAAATTACGAAGCTCACAGTTATTGAGGTTGCCATCCACATGGTATACCAGCAACTGACTGTGATGTCTGGCCTTAAACCCACATCGATCACATGTGGGTTTTTTCTTATATCCGCTTGACTGCCAGCGCGGCACCGGTGCTTTGATTTTGCGATTTTTCTTCGTGCAAGTTTCGCAACGACTGCGATAGTATATCTTGCCATCTCTATGGCAGTTTACAGCTCGAGGTCGTTGATTGCAGGCCGGGCACATGGGTCTCATGGTGTATTTATGCTCAAACCTTACGGTAAGGGCAGTCTACGACACCGTTTTTTGAATCTACCCATAAATATCTACAACTTGAAAAGGAACCCACCATGGCTCTAGTATCCCCAGGCGTAGAAGTAACAGTAATTGACGAAAGTCAATATATCCCTTCAGCCGTTAACACCGTACCGTATTTCCTCATTGCCACTGCACAAAACAAAGTGTCAGGCGATGGAGTAACTGTTGCTGCTGGCACAACTGCTGCCAACGCCAACAAAACCTATTTAATCACCAGTCAACGAGATTTGGTGGCCACATTTGGTGTGCCATTCTTTTATTCTACCACAACTGGCACTCCAATCAACGGTTACGAACTCAACGAATATGGTCTACTGGCTGCTTATTCGGCACTAGGCGTTACAAATCGTGCCTATATCCAACGTTGTGATATTGATCTCACAGAGCTTACTGCTAGTTTGACTCGTCCGGTAGGTGAGCCAGCTGACGGTACCTATTGGTTAGATACTTCAACATCAGTTTGGGGCATCCAAGAGTGGAATGAAACTACCAATGTTTTCACTGTCAAAACACCAATTCAAATCATTAGCGAAGATGATGTTGTTGATGCCGCAGGCGGAGACTATGAGCCATTGCCATCAATTGGCAGTGTTGGTGACTATGCTGTAATTGCATTTGCGCAGTTTATACCAGGCTACTACAAAAATTCTAGCAATCTTTGGGTGCAAATTGGTACTGATGAGTGGAAAACATCGTGGGCCACAGTGGCAGGCACAGCAAGTCCTGCCACATTGACTGTTGGTGCAAGCATGTTTATCAACGATACGTTGATCACAGTGGGTGCTACCAATACTGTTGCTGGACTAGCGGCAGTTATTACTGCTGCTTCTATAACTGGTGTAACAGCCGCCGCAGTAAGTGGTAAGTTACAAATTTTTGCCACCAGCGACGCTACCAATGACGGATCTACTGGCTCAGGTGGCATTGTGTCAATTGAAGCTGGACCAACCAGCGGTGCAGCATTACTGACAGCATTAGGCATTGAAGCTAAAGATTATCTTGCACCCACATACTTTGTGGGGTACAGTTATCAAGCTCCACGCTGGAGAACCACTGATACAAGTCCTCGTCCAACTGGATCTATATGGAACAACATCAGCTCTGCCAACAATGGCATGAGTTTGAAAGTGCAAAAATACAGCACCACCTTGGGTGCTTGGGTAAGTCAAGTTAGTGGCGTTTATACTTCAGACCGTGCTGCCAATTATGATCTAGATCCATCTGGTGGTGGTAAAAATATTCCAGTAGGAACGACCTATGTGCTAACACAAGCTGTAGAATCTGCTTCTGGATTCCCACAATTTAATTTTGAAATCCTTGAAAGAATTGCACTTGGTGCTACTGTAGTTACTGGTACTACTGTGCCTCCATCGTTTACTGTTGGTGATTCGCTTCTTATAAGAGCGTCTGTTGCTGGATCAGCAACTACAGTTAACCAAGGCACTGCAACTGTTGGTGGTACTGGAACAGTGGCTGATTTTATTGCAGCAATAAGTGCTGCCAATGTGCCTTATGTATCAGCCAGTGTGAACTCAGCTGGTAACATTGTGTTTTCACACAGTCAAGGCGGATCTATTGCATTGCAAGAAGTTTCAGGGACACCAATTCTTGAAGCTGGATTTACAGACGCAACACCCAAATGCCGCCTTAATAAAACTGATGACACGTTTTTAGATTTGAGCAACTGGGTCACAGCTGACTTGTTCACTTACACAGCCAGCGACACTGCACCTGACGTTGATCCAGATGACGGACGTTTGTGGTATTACAGCACTCCAAGTCAAGTTGATATCATGATTCAAAACAACGGCAGCTGGATTGGATATCAAAACGTAACTAATGATGTTCGTGGTTACGATTTGACAATTACCAATGCAAGTGGACCTATTGTGGCTGCGACTGCACCAACAACACAAAATAATGCTGCTGAATCTCCTTTGGAGTACGGTGATTTGTGGATTGATTCAAGTGATCTTGAAAACTATCCATTGATTTATCGTTGGGAATCAGTAAACAACGTTGATCAGTGGGTAGCAATCAATACCACTGATCAAGTTACAGAAAATGGTATACTATTTGCCGACGCTCGTTGGGCCACAAATGGTACCACAGATCCGATCAGTGATCCATTCCCAACCATTGAAGCATTGGCAAGTTCTAACTATTTAGACTTGGATGCTCCAGATCCTGCCCTGTATCCACAAGGCATGTTGTTATGGAACACTCGTCGATCAGGATACAATGTCAAGAGCTATCAAAGCGACTACTTTAATGCCACAGACTTCCCAGATGATACATTGCCAGCTGTGAAGAATACCTGGTTGACAGCTAGCGGCAACAAAGATACTGGTGCAATGTTTGCTGGACGTCAAGCACAACGCAAGATGGTTGTGGCAGCAATGAAGTCAGGTATTGATACCAGTGCTGCTGCAAGAGAAGAGCAGAATGGATTCAACTTGATTTCTGCCACAGCATATCCTGAGTTGACACCAAACATGATTGCACTCAGCAACGAGCGCAACAACACATTGTTTGTGGTTGGTGATACACCAATGCGTCTTGGACCAGATGGCAACAGCTTGGTTAGCTGGGCTACCAACAACCTTGGACTTGGTTTAGATACTGAAGATGGATTGACATCAACCAGCAACTACGCCGCCAACTTCTACCCAAGTTGCCAAACAAGCGATCTCAGCGGAAACACTGTGGTTAGTGCGCCAAGTCACATGATGATGCGTACAATTCTACGATCAGACGCTGTGAGCTATCCATGGTTGGCACCAGCAGGCACACGTCGTGGTGTTGTTGACAATGCTGTGGCCATCGGCTACATCAATGCCGCAACTGGCGAATTTGAACAACTCAGCGTTGGACAAGCTGTACGTGACATCCTGTATGAGCGTAACATCAACCCAATCACCTTTATTCCAGGTGTGGGTATTACCAACTTTGGTAACAAGACATCGACCACTGTTACCACAGCATTGGATCGTATCAACGTTGCACGACTGGTTGCATTCTTGCGTGGACGTCTTGAAGAAATTGGTAAACTGTATTTGTTTGAGCCCAATGACGAAATCACACGCAATGAGATCACCAACACTTGCAACAGTTTGATGATTGACTTGATTGCTAAACGTGCAATCTATGACTACTTGGTAGTGTGCGACTTGAGTAACAACACTCCAGCTCGTATTGACCGTAATGAGTTGTGGGTTGATATTGCCATAGAACCAGTGAAGGCAGTGGAGTTTATCTATATTCCATTGCGTATCAAGAACACTGGTGAAATCGCTGCTGGAGGCTAAACCAAATTGGGGGCGGTTTTAATCCGCCTCCATTCCAGGTAAATAACAATATAGGAGATTACTACAAATGGCAGTTTCATCACTACAGAGAATGACAGTACCACTGGCAAGCGACCAAAGCTCGAATGCTCAGGGTCTGTTGATGCCCAAACTCAAATATCGCTTTCGAGTGTTTTTTGAGAACTTTGGTGTTTCAAAACCAACTACAGAACTTACAAAGCAAGTTGTCAGCGCCACACGCCCAAATTTGACTTTTGAAGAAATTACAATTCCAATTTATAATTCAACATTGAAATTGGCCGGCAAGCACACCTGGGCCGACATCACAGTGTCGCTGCGTGATGATGCATCAGGACAAATTTCACGCTTGATTGGCGAGCAACTTCAAAAGCAAATGGACTTTTTGGAAATGGCTTCTGCTGCATCTGGTATCGACTACAAGTTCTTGACCAAGATTCAAGTGCTTGACGGCGGCAATGGCGCAACAGAAATCAACGTTCTTGAAACTTGGGAGTTGTATGGTTGCTACCTCAAAGGTGCCAACTATGGTGACTTGAACTATGGTACCAACGAAGCAGCCACAATTGAAATGAGCATTGCTTACGATAACGCCAACCAGACACCTGAAGGCTCAGGAGTTGGCAGTGCAATTGGCCGCACAATTAACGATGTTGTAACAGGCGCTGGTCAAGGCGCATAAGGATAACTTATGGCCAACGGTGGCGGCCCTTTTGGCATTGGTAATGAAATCCTTCAGGGATTCATTGGCAACAATACCTTGCGTGACTACACTCACGCAAGTAAAACTTTCACCACGAACAGTTACGAACTTAAACCTCGGTTTAAGTTCTTGTTCCACGTTAGTTTTACCATAAACACAGATGCCATTCCTTATTTGAGATCAGCAGGCGTATTTGGAAATCAAGAACGCAATGACCTCAGTCTCTTGGTCAAAACAGCTGAACTGCCAAAATACAAAATGGCCACTGAGACGCTGAATCAATACAATCGCAAAAGAATAATTCAAACCAAAATTGATTACCAGCCAGTGACTCTCACCTTTCATGACGATGGTGGAGACAATGCTCGCAAGTTGTGGTACTATTACTATTCCTACTACTACAAAGATCCGACCCAACAGTATTTGGCAGCATCTGCTACCAACGGCACTAATGGTACAGTAAACAATCAAACCACTGGATCGAGTCTCAACACCAGAGACATCTATTCTGATACCATTCAAAATCGCAACGGCTGGGGATATTCAGGTGAAAGCTGGCTGGATGGCACTGGTTCAGGCACCGGCGGTGGCAAGCCTCCTTTCTTTAGAGACATCCGAATCTACGGCCTGGATCAGCGCAAGTTTGCTGAGTATGTGCTAATCAATCCTGTAATATCAAACTGGAACCACGATACCTATAACTACACTGAAGGTGGTGGCATCATGGAAAATACCATGACTATAGATTATGAAACTGTAAAATACTATGATGGCGCAGTTGGCAGCAGTAGACCTGATGTTAACGTGCAAGGATTTGCTGATCGCAGTCACTATGACACCACAGTCAGTCCAATTGCTCGTCCGGGTGGCAATCGTACAATTTTTGGTCAAGGCGGCTTGCTAGATGCAGGTGCAGGCATCATTGGTGATTTGCAAAGCGGCACAGTGGGTGGACTAATTGGAGCAGCACAAAAAGCCATGCGCACATATCAAACTTTTGGCGGCAACAAGGGCCCAGGCCTGGCAGCAGTGGTAAAAAGCGAAGCCACTGCACTTGGAACTCAAGTGTTGTTGGGCGGAGTAGCATCTGCCACACGATCAGTGATGAACCGTCCTACTGGTGTGTTTATTCCAACTCCAAAGACATCACCATCAACTCCTAATGGAACATAACACATGAGCACTGTAAACGCCGTTAACCCTAACATTGATGCAACTGTAAGAGTTTTTGATAACTTTTACAAATTTGAAGTCAACGTGCCGGCTGCTGAATATGATGTGGTCTACAGCTATTTCTTAAAAGAAATGGGCAACAAAAATTCAGCTGGAAACTTTACATCAAGTTTGTTTCAAGTTGCTTCAAGTACTAACATTCCAGCCTTGACATTGCTCAAAGAATTTCAGGGCACCAATGGAGTAAATCTAAATGCCAGCTTGGCCTACTACCTCAATCAAATACGCAGCCGTGCCACACTGCTGGGTGTGGGTGTGGCAGTGGTACCAAACGCATACGTGGCTAGAAACGTATTGCAATGAGTCGCTGGGCCCAAGGTCAATACGTAGTTCAAAACCCTGCCAAATACGTGGGCAAGGGCACACCTAGATTTCGTTCTGGGTGGGAACACAGCTTTATGAGATTTTGTGACAGCAACGATCACATACTGCAATGGGCCAGTGAAAGCATAGCCATACCATACCGCCATCCGCTCACAGGTAAAATGACCCAATACATACCTGATTTTCTGATTACCTATCGCAATAGAGACAACACTGTGCGAGCAGAGTTGATTGAAATCAAGCCCAAAAAGCAAAGTGTAGTGGAATCAAAAATGAGCAGTAGAGACCGAGCAGTGGTAGCAATCAACTATGCCAAATGGGACGCTGCAACCAAATGGGCTAGACGCAATGGTATGACGTTTCGAGTCATCACCGAAAATGACATGTTTCATAACGGTCGTCCGTAAGTCCATAAATATGGCATGACACGAAAACTAGAAGAACTCTTCGATTTACCCCCTTCTGACAAAGAAATAGACTTGGCTGTTCCTGCCTTAGAGGAAAATCGCAACACCATCGTTGCATTAGATCAAGCCATTGACAAAATAGATGCGGCCTTGCCGGCTGTGCGAGGCTTGGAATCTACTGATAAAGAAATGGACGAGCTTAGTGACCTCGCCACTTCCAGTTACCGAGACCTAATGGATCTTGGCATGCAGGTAGACAGTCGATTTGCCAGCGAAATATTTTCAGTAGCATCAAACATGCTGGGACATGCAATCACAGCCAAAACTGCCAAGCTGGACAAAAAACTCAAGATGATCGATTTGCAAATGAAAAAAGCACGATTAGATCAGCAACAACCTGAAGAAAAACAGCCACAGCAAGGCCAAGGCCATGTGCTCAGTCGCAATGAGTTGTTGGACAGAATTATTGGTGCCAAGAACCAAAAAGCACAAAATGAATAAATATATCACAGGAACCTGACATGAAACCATTTGCCAAATATCTAGCAGAAAGCGAACGCACATACGACTATCGTATCAAAATGTGCGGCCGCATTCCAGACGATCTTGTGCGTCAACTCAAAACCAAGCTGGATCAATTTGATCCAACTAAGTTGGGCGATGCCAAGACCACTCCTATTCAAAAGATCCTCACAGACTTTCCAAACAATCAGAATGATGCTGTGACAATGTTTGATGTGAGTTTCAAGTATCCTGCTATTGAGCCGCAGATCAAACAACTGTTTCAAATGCTCGGTGGCAATCCCAATCTTATTGTGATGCAGACTCAAGCTCACGTTGATGGCCTGGTTGATGAAGCAGACAAGATTGAAGCTGAAAACAAAAACTTGTTGGCTGACACAGACTATCCAACACCTGATGCTGCTCAGCGAGCACTTAGCAAAGACTACTCAACTGGTCCATACGATCATGCTGTGTTGAAAAATGCTTACCGCAGTGATTTTACTATTGCTGGAGAAAAGACTCCACCTGCTAAAACCACTAACCAACTTCCCCAGGGCAACAAGAGCCCTATGACCAATATCAAACGTCAACCCAAGCCTGCAACCGGCGCCAACCCAAGAGGATAATCAAAATGACATTTTTTTACGACTTAAACAAAAAGCTGGATTCCATTCGTGAGAAGCCAGAAACCACACACGGTCAACTTAACGAACGTGACATGAGCCGTGCAGCCAAGGGTTATGAAAAGTATGGCAAGCAAGGTATGGAAGCATTGGCCAAAGCTGGACGTGAAGGCAAGGCATTAGATCCTGTTCGCAAAAAATACGACAAGTATGACGAAGGCGCCACTGGTGCTGCTGTTGGTGGCGGATTAGGAGCATTGGCTGCCGGACCGCTGGGTGGCGCTGCTGGAGCTGCTCTTGGTCACTATGCTGAAAAAGGCATGGACACTGAAAAAACTGCCAAAGAAAGCATGGGCGACATGGCCAAGAAAGTTGGCGGTATGGCCAAGAAAGTTGGCGGCGCTGTGTTAAACAAACTAGGCCACGGCGACGATGCTGACATGATGCGTGACCTACAACGCAAGATGGGTGTTCCGCAGACTGGTATGAAGCCAGGCGCAGAACCCAATCCCAAGCAAGTTAAAGAAAAAATGTCACCAGCCAAGGCCAAGAGCTTTGCTGCACTTGCTGAACCTAAAGACAAAATTACTTTTGCTGACAAGATTGCCGGCGCCAAGAAAGAAGTTGACGAGCGTTTGGGCGATGTAGCTGCTGAAGCAATGAAGGCTGCACTTAGTCCCAAGCAAAAGAAAATTGACATGAACAAAAATGGCAAACTAGATGCCAACGACTTTGCTATGTTACGCAAAGGCGGCAAACAAGAAACTGCCGAAGACGATGATAACAATCCGTTTACATCATGGAAAAAGCCACGTGCTGATCGACCAAAGGTTGGATCAGTTGAACGCGGTCACAAACACGACATTGAACACACTGCCACTGGCCGTAAAGTAACTCGTAGAGTGGATGACCAAGGTCATTCAGTGGGCGCAGATGACACTGCTGATGCTCAACCAGCCAAGCGCGGCCGTGGACGTCCTGCAGGAACAGGTAGCAAAATGGGCGCCAAAGGACCATCAGGTCGTTCAAAGTTGATGACCAAAGAAAACGACATTGATCCTGGTGAAGACCACGGCGATCTTAAAGCTGCAATGGCATTGTTGAAGAAAGCTGGCTACAAAGTTAGCAAGTCTGACAGCAAGCCTGAAAGCAATAATGACTCTGCACCAAAGAAAAAATCTTCTGGCAGCAAGCCTGATTTTGCCGATGTTGATGGCGATGGCGACAAAAAAGAACCTATGAAAAAGGCCGCCAAAGAAAAAGGATCTTCAGAAGACAAACCTAAAAAAGTCAAAGAAGAAGGCGGTACTGGAACACCAACAGCGTCTAGCGGATTTGGGTTTGGCAAAGGCATCTATGATTCATTGAATCGTGACTTAGAAGCCATGATTGCTGAATCAATGAGCATCAACATGAGCGACTCCACAGAAGGCGGCAAGAGCCTGACCATTACAGCGTCTGACGAAGATGCACTTAAATTAGGCATGCTGTTGAAAAACGCAGGTCTTGGTGGCAGTGGTGATGAAGGCAGTTACATGGGCAGCAAAGTTTCTTGTCCAACTTGTGGCAGCGGCGATTGCGGATGCGGTGATATTGAAAAGGCTATTGATGAAAATGCTCCTGATTGGCCCACAGAAGAAGAAGGCACAGAAGATGCCATGATGTACAGTGGCGGTCTGAACGGTCCCAAGTCAACTGGTCAAACCACTGTGCCTGTGATTGCCAGCCAAGAAAATCGTCAACACACCTACGAAGCAGAGTTACAGCGCATGCGTGACATTGCTGGTATTAAGGAAGCCAAGAAACCTGATTTTTTAGATGTTGACAAAGATGGCGACAAGAAAGAACCTTTCAAGAAAGCCGTTGATGACAAAAAAGAAAAAAAAGTTGAAGAAAGTATTTTTGATTTGACCAATCAATGGAAAGCCTACAAGGGGTAATAACATGGTATACAAGCCTTATAACGAAAACTTGAACACGCCCACACAGCAGAACCCTCACAGTCCTGCTACCAGTGGGTACCGACAACAGCCAGTAGAAATTCCTGGAGTGTTGCATCAAACACGTGAGTTGTTTCGCCCTGTGGTGATTCAACCCAATCAGGATAGCAAATAATGGCCAATGTATATACTACCTTAAGCAATACTACTGTTTACACTGACAAACTTGAAATCAGCACCAGTACAGCCAATGCTTGGTTGCAGGTGTATGCTGTTGCGTTAGGAACAGCCAACGCAGTTGGCAATTTGTATTCTGTACCAGTTAATATCCCAGCCAACACTGTGTATCAAACTTATTCTGGTGCTGGCAACAAAGTAACAGTGATATCTACTGCCCCGTTTACCGCAACAGAACTTGGCACAGCCAGTTCAGCCACATCTGGAGTGATTGGCGGAGGCAGCTGATTGTGCGAGCACAAGAGTTCATTGCAGAAGACAAAGTTGGCACGATTAGCAAACGCAATCAAAATGCCACAGTAGGCTTGAACAAGTTTCGAGACAAGCAGTTTGCTGACCGCGTGTATGAACTCAACAGAATCATGATGGCAGTGGCATCTACTGATGGCACGTTTGTACCTGATCTTGACGGCGAATCATGGAGCGGTCGCAACAATGTGGCAGCACCATACACTCCTGAAGAACAGGCCATGTTGAAAAAGGCCTATCAAGCAGTGGGCAGTCATCACCAAGACCTAAATCATGGCGATTTGGCTTCGCAAGAACATCCAGCAGTGAATGCCACCAGTCCAGTCAAAGCATTCCAGGGCTATCCAAGATGAGAGCACGAGAATTCATTACTGAACAAGCAGCTATTTTGCCACCAGAGCAATCTGACCCCATGCGTTACACTTATGTGATTCCAGGACTGAGTGCAGCCGACCCCTATCGCAACTATAGATTTGGTGTGGCATTGGCACGAGCCAGAAGTGATGCTGGCAAAGATGGAATTACCAATCACATTCCCAATTGGCATGATGAAACAGCATTTGGTGAACATGGTGTGGTCGAAGGCATGGGTCCTAACGTTGCTGAAATTATTGATCAAGCGTTGGCAATGACCAACACACCTGGTGGCAAAAAACTAGTGTCAACACCTGACAGCACAGAACCCAGCTTTGTAAGCACAACCAGTCCTGTAAAGGCATTTGCTGGCTACCCTCGCTAAACTTTTTTTTTGCTAAATAATTCAAATTGGAATTATAATGGCAAACCCACCCCCACCATACGACAACATCACAGGCATAAGCCGTGCTGTAATGAAAGACAACGCACAAGTAACATTGGCAAATTACAATGGCAATGCTAGACCTGGTGAACTGGTAGTTGATCAAAGTACTGATCAAGTGTATATTGGCAACAGCTCTGGCGCACTAACACAGATTGCTGCCGGTATTAGTAACGGCGGTAGTTCAGGACTTCCTGCAGGATTTTTTCAATTGGCTTACAATCCCACCACTGGTGAAATTGTATATTACACTTAAAGAATAATCAATGATACAATTTAACCCA